ATGAACACCTACCTAACTAATATTAAATTGTTATTATCTATATTTACTTTTCAATCAATTTCAATACGCTTTTTAGCGTTGCTTTCTTGCCGTTCAACTTAAATTCATACCCATTTTTGTTCATGCTTTTAAGCTGAGTTTCTGTTGGTAAACAGCTTGCATCACTACACATAAATTTGCCTTGTCCGTCTTTATAAACCTCAAACAACATTTAATCCGTTCCTTTCTCTATCCTCTTTAATAGCATCCATTTTATCCTCTCGGTCAATGTAATCCACAATTAGTTGTACGGCTTTATCGTACCCCTTTTGGTTGCCTTTGATAATTTCATATGGGATATTCTTTTCAATTAGCATTGATTCAATTCGTGTACCTATATTATTGGCTTCAACTTCGGTTTGTAATCTGCCATTTGGATTATATTTTTTAACAGACTTAACAAAGAAATTTAAGTTATCAAAGAGAGAATTAAATGCTTCGGCTGTATCGTTTACACACTTTTCAATGGATTTTGAGGGGTAAAAACCACACTTTTCAAATGAGTTATAAATTTCGGTCAACAGGATTGGTGAGTCAGTTACAATTACTCTAACCTGATTTCTCAGTCTCCAAAATCTTTGTGAGTGTAAGCCCAATATGTATAGCTGATTTGTCAAGGCGTCATCGTTATGTTCCCATACCATATCCTTAACGGTTTCGGTTACAAGTTCCGTGTCAATACCCCTCATTTTCAACTGACTAAATATATAAGCAGCCCCTGTGGATTTACCACAGGAAGGCTGACCATAAAGATTAACTACAATCGTTTGTTTACTCATTCAATTCTCCCGACCTTTCCCATTCGATAACTTTCCACAAGTTAGCAATTTCTGCAATGCTTACTTCTTTATTGTCAATTTCTACAATTGTATTTCTTTGACCACAATCTGTCTCCCAAACCCAATAGGATACCCAAGTATCACCGTATTCATCAGGTTTAAGATTTAAACCTTTTTCGAGACAGTCAATAAGTTCATCTTCCATAGTGACACCGTGGTATACAAATGGCGATACATACTCTAAAACCAAATCACTATACTCATCACCAAGATTCAAAATCTTATCTTCAAGTTCATGGATTCTTTGAATCTTGGTAAGGTATCTTTCAAAATCATTATATATAATCACAGTTATTCCTCCTTACTGCTTGCCTGTTGAGCCAAAGCCACCACGACTTTTTGTGTCAAGACATTCTACTTCTGTAAACTCAAAATCAGGCTGTTTCTGTGTGATGCGAAACTGACAAATTCTATCGTTTTTATGTATGGTTGTGTCTCTCATTGCAATTACGGGCATACACCATTGGTCGTTATCGCCCGAATAGGAGTTGTCAATTACTCCCATGTGATTTGTCTGAATAATGCCATAATTTTTATAAGTGCTACTTCTTGGTACAATGTGAGCTTCATAGCCAAACGGCAACTTCATTCCTACTCCGAGTGGAATAATAGTAAACTCACCCTTTTTGAGTGTGACATCTTTGGCTGACCTTAAATCAACCCAATCTCCGTTCGGGATTTGCTTAATCTTGTCGATGTCTGTTGTAAAGTATTTAATTTTAATTTCCATATTTGTTCTCCTTAATGATTTTTTTATCGCTCATTACTTGACCAATTGCTGAAAGTAAAGTTGCTACCGCAGTCACAATAGAAAAACTCCATGCAATAATAAAGCATCCATCAGGTACTATAATTCCATTTGCGTTCAATAAATAAAGTGATATAAGGCAAATTACCATTCCCGTATATTCGTCATCCTTTCCGTGTTAATCAATCACATCCACATAGTTATACAAAATATGCTTTTGCTTTTCTGAATCCGAACCAAATATAACATCAAGGTGATAATGTCCCATGTACCAATGTTCATAATCTAACTTGTCATCAATGTGCTGTAGGTATTCGGTTAAAGTGTCCGGACTGTACCCCTTATTGATACAACTGGCGATAAATTCGGTTGGAGCACAGTGCGTAATTACACAATCTACCTTCCAGTTATACTTATCAAGATTTGCTAACCCTTCCTGCATTTCAGCTTCATTGGGTAGTTCTTCTTCCCACCAATCAACATTCTTTGTGCGATACTGTATGTCGTGGCTCGATGCACCGCCCATTGTAAAAAATGTTTTGCCGTTAATTTCAAACACTTGTCCACGCATTAGATGATAAATATTATCTTCAATCTGGTGCACCTTTCCACCCCACTTTTTAGTTATAGGGTAACGATTCAGCAAGGGGAATTTTTCGTGGTTTCCATCTACAAACAAGGTTGTCCACGGTTTGTTATTAAGCCAATCTCGCCAATACATTTCAGAATTTCCATTATTCCACACTAAGCCAAAGTCACCACAAATAATTAGGTAATCATCTCGTGTTAGATTGTTACCCATTGGAAATCGTTTGGAACTCAGTTTGTGTATGTCGTATTCACCATGTAAATCACCAGTAATATAAAACATATCTTTCACCTCTTTCCTTTTAAATCCTAAATTTTATTCTTCCCACCATGGTTTGCATGATATTTTTAATCCACTTGTTAATGTTTGAATCATTTGTAAAATATCATTATTGTCAAATACTGCAAATAAATCTGTATCTCTGTATTCCCCAATACTCCAATCGAAATCAAACACCTCTCCATCTTGAGGGATTATACATTTTGCACCAAAATCGCCGTCAGTCACCATAAGTTCTGAAGTTAGCACATCTGGTGTATATCCTGCAAAAACAATACCTCCGTCTGGAAATTGTGCTATTAACGATTTCAACTCACTTTTTGATAAAACTTTCATTCTTCCACCGCCATATATGTTTCCTCAAAGATATCCTGTCTACAAGGATAAATCTCACCTCTGACATCCTGAACTATGTAGCTATTTAAGTCACACTTCATTTCACCTTTAAGTGTATGAATATATAAACTTCCATCATCTTTAAAATAAAGCAAACCGTCTTTATACGCTTTAATTGCCCATATAGGAATAGTGAAGTCTCCTTTATACTGAAAGGCTTCAATCGGCATTGCTTTCTTAATGTATTTCATATATACCTCCTTAAAAATGACTTCCTATCTGCATACCCCACATAATACCAAAATCTACAAGTACAATAAAGTATGTGTACCAATAAATATTTTGTAATGCCTTTTTGTTTGGATATGTAGTCTTATGTTCGTAAACAGCAGCACCTATGTTAAGTGCTACACATACCAGTAGCACTATAATTGTTATCATATTAGCAATAATTCGCATATCATTCTCCTTTTAGTTAATCCATTTAACAATTGTGTTTCCTTTATATCCCTTTTGCCACACATACCAAGCATAAGCTACAGCACTACCACCACCTGCTCGCATTTTATCAAATTCTCCATTTTTGGCACACAAAAGTCTTGAACTCGATACATAAATTGTTTGTGGCGGATTAGTGTCAAATAATTTTCTTCGTTTCTTACCCTCAAGAAATTGCAGTTTAAGAAACATTGCCACTTTGTTGCCTTCTGTAACTGTATCTAACGCTTTTTCTACAAATTCATAAGCATATTTATAAGGTGGGTTTGTAATAATACTGCCGTTCCACGAATTAGGTTTTGATTCTGCTAAAAAATCGAATGTTTCAGACATTCCTCCGTCACGGTAAATCAAATCTGTTGACTTAACATTGTAACCGTGAGCCTCAAATACTTTAGACAAATGGCATTCTCCACAAGCACATTCCCAAATATTAGGAGCGAAATCTTCTACTTGAAGTAGAAGTTCAGCAGCTTTAGGTTCTGTGGCATAATAATCATTTGTTTCTCTTGCTTTGTCTGTATGGTTAGAAGCACCTAATGTTGTATAAATGCTTTTATTATTTCCTGTCCAGTCTTTCAAATAATTCCTCCTGTATTAATGTATTGGGGAACAAATTACTATTAAGTAGGATATATTTGCTCCCCACAATTTATCACTTTTTCTGTGGTTTTCTTCCACAGCTAAATTTCTCTGGGCAATATCCAAGCACATCACATTTTGGTTTCATCACCATTGGAATTAATGTTGCCCATTCTTCCGAATAGAGTTTTAACTGCTTTATGTATTCGTTAAAGAGTTCTCTATACTCCCAATACGCTCTCGAACACATTCTCTGTTCTGCCATACTGATAACACTTCTAACATTTCGCTTATCTACAATTTTAGTAGTCATACCCAACGGAAGTAACATTGCAGCATCCTCTCTCTTGACACCACTTTCTTCAAGATTTTTAAGTGTTTGACTGATAGTGTCAATAGCGTTGTTGTACCAAGTTTTCTGTTCTTCGGTCTGTACTGTTTTGGGAACTATGTATTCAAAGTTATCGTAGTTGACATATCTTGTGCTGCTCTGAAGTCGTGTAGGACTGCCACCAATATGTGTATACCATTCCCTAATTACTCTTGCTGAGTAACCTTCAATAATTGCTTCAATGTTTACAAATTCAAACACTCTACCGTGATTAGATTTAATACAATCAAGACCTCGTTTGTAGTTTTTTTCGCTGTCTGTAATATCTCTTCCCCAACATATACCTGCTCGCCTGCCCATTAACGAAATTGGATCAATGGTTGTTTCTGGTAAGATTGTGATTTTACCCATTTTCCACCACCTCTGTATCTGATAAGTTTGAAATAATAATTGTGTTCGTGTCTTTATTATGTATAACTTTGGCATCAGTGTCTAAATGCAAGATTAGAGATTTGCTTTTTGTTCTATAAGGATGAAGAATAATCTGTGTAACAGTGTCGGCAAACAATTTAAAACGAGAACATCTGCGTTCGAGAACTGATAAATCAATCGCCTTAGTTTCAATATAGACTTCATTACACCAAATTAACCCATTATCAATGTCAATATTATTTGCCATAAAGGTGCTGAGTTGCGATAACTCAAAATCTACTGTTAAGCCATTTTCTCCAACAACCGTTATGTAGGGTTTAAATTTAAACATTTCCAACCTCCTTAAAGGATATTCCGTCCGTCAGCATTCTACTTTCAAGAAGCATCTTGTAAGTATACATTGCTTTAAGTGTTTTTGAATAGTTTGTCCTTGAGAGCCTTGGAACAAACGAAAGTTGCCCGTTGTCCCATTTATTCAGAAACACCCTCAGTTTATTGATTTTATCTACGACTTCTTTGTACTCGGATAAAAGTCTGGTTTTATAGTCATTCATTGGTTGTCCTCCTTTTCAAAATAAAATTTTATAGGCTTTTCAACTTCTTGAATTAAACCATATTTTTTCGCTAAACGATAAATAAAAGTCCTTTCAAGTCCTGATGTTAGTTTTCCTAACTGCTTTCTGAAATCTTCAATAGGCTTTGTTGATTTGTAGAAATTACACATTCTACAAGCAGGATTATAATTTTCAATATCATTTGCACCGTTATACCAATACACACTTTCAATATGGTCAACTTGCATATCCTTTAGTTCAAGTTCACAACCACAATATGCACAATGTCCGTTGTATTTCTCATATACTTTAAGTCTTACTGGTTTAGGGATAGGTTTTCTTTTCATTTTATCACCCCTCAATTGTGTTTATTTCAAGAGTTCTATCTGTCAAGTAATAAATCATATATGTCTCCTATCTTTTATCATCATACGAGCCACTCTTTTGTGACAATACGGACAATCTGTTATATATGCTAAGTCACCTGAAGTTGCTATCAGTTTGTAGTCATCCTTATCTGCGTCAAAAACGCACTTACATCTAAGACAATTAAATCTAATTACTGGTGATTTAAAATTACCTTGTCTAATAATTTGAATCATTTCATTCACTCCTGTTTGCAAGTTTAGTTACCACGCTACACAATTTATTCATATAATATCGATTGTCAAACATCTTCATTTGCTGCATAACGCAAGTGTTGAAACACCCAATCACAATCAGTACCGAATATGTCATTGCATTTATCGAAAGAGCCTTCTCCAGACTCAAAGAAGTGGTAAAGATTTTCACGATAATGAAGATATGGGTAATAAAGATAGTGAAATAAGTACGATCTCCTATCTGGATCGTTTTCTTTTCGGAATTGAGATATCCATTGGTTAATACTATTACGCTGATACCCAAGTGAATACATTAGTTTTTTAAATCTTTTTCGAGTCATCATAAATCCTTTCTGTTGCATTTGCAACATATTAAAATCTTTCTTTTAAAAATATCCTTGAATTTCGTATCCACACCACGGACACCGAACATACATGCAGTCATCATATATAAGGTCTCCACAATGTGTTTCATTCACATTAAAACGAAATTGACAATGACATCTCAAACATTCTTTTTCATACATTGTTTCAATCACTTGCAATTCAGGTTTGCCTTGTTTGATGATTTTCATTGTTGTATTTTCACCTTCTTCAACAAACAATCTCAGTTACATCATTTTTGTTATTCAAGATGTCTAATAGGTTAAAAACATCGTAACATAATCTCTTCCTACACTGATTAAAATGGTCAGAATCGACAGAACCGTTATAATTACATTCTGCTGTCCAATGTGTCCATTCATCTAAATGAGCGTGGATATCGTTACAAAGCTCCAGAGACAATTCTTTAATACCGATATCTTGATGACTTACACTGTATTGACAATTTTCATCTTCCGTTATGATAATCGTGTCTGACAAATCAAACACAATCCAATAATTCATACCCTCGGCATCGAAACATACAACTTCGGGTTTTTGATTGCTAAAAACATTGTAAAAGGCATTCAGTAGAACTATAGGCACATCGTCTATATAACTCAATTTGCCTGTCCAATCGCCAATTGTAATATCTGTCCAACCGAATAGTGGCTTTGAAAGCATTAAATCACTCCTTTGTATTTGCGGTTTTGATAGCTTCTAACAACCAAGCAATAACATCTACCGTCCAACCATTTCCTAAGCATTTATATGCTTGATTATCACTAACGACACTAAAGTCAAAGGTGTCTGGTACAGTTTGGAGTTTTTTACATTCTGCAATAGATAACTTTCTAAATTGATACAATCCATCGCTGAGGTTGATTGGATATGTATTTCCTTTAATGTTTACAGTTTTGTCTGAAACACTATAACACAAGGAATTTTGGTTATGCTCTTTTTTTGAATTGAATGGTACTGCATATAATCCTGTTTTAGCTCCAACACCACCTCCATTGGCAGTTAAAGATACCCCTTTATTATCAACCGAGTACAAACGAAAACCTTGACTATTACTTAACTCCCCATTTGGTCTTGGCAAAGCACCAACCTTCTTAGGAGTGAAACCCGTTTCTAATGGTTCTGCTACCATAGTCTTTTGCTTTCTCTCAAGCGTATTCCAAATGACAGCTCCATTGCAACTTTTAGTCAAACAATAAGACTTATCTGTCCATGTTTTTCCACTATCTAAAATATCCTTTACTTTAATTCCAAGATTTGGTGGTTGGTTTATTGGCACTTGCTGATAAGTATCATCATCTTGTCTGCAACCTACCCAATATAATCTCTTTCGTTGTTGTGCCGATAATAAAGCTGAATTAATCATTATAGCTTCAATGCCAAATGCTTCATCAATGCTTTTGCGTATATCTTTACTCATAGAATAGTTGTTTTCATAGATGAAATATTTGGGTTTAACTGTATTTAATGCCTTTATGTATTGCTGAAACAAATCCCATCCAAGACCACTGGCTTCGGTTTCACGATTTTTTCGTTGTGCAATTGACCAATAAGTACAAGGACTCCCCCCCATCAGAATATCAATATTTTCATATTGTTTATAATCAGTATTAAAAACATCACCGTGTTGTTTTATATTAGGAAAATTATGTTTAGAAACTTGAATTGCGTATTTATCTATTTCGTAAGCATCGTAATTTTTCACTGTAATGCCTGCTCGTTGCAAAGCAAGCATACCACACGACATTCCATCAAAAAGAGACAACACATTAATATTGTTTAAAACTCGTGTTTTATCTGCCATTTTTACACCTCTGGATTTGTTGCTGTATGATATTTTGCTATTGCTTGTGTGTATTCACTTGCGGTATTTTTCAAATCTATTTCGGATTCAGTTTTAAACTTACACAATTTATATATTCCAATAACTTCGCTCAGCACAGCACCACACACAATCATATCAATAGCGTTGCTTGAAAGGTTTTCACTATCTGTAACACAAACTGCGACACTCTCTTTACCGTTAATGTCTCGTGTCAGAACTATATCTCCTTTATTGAGAGACTTTTTATCTGGAACTTTATATGTATATCTTGTGGCATTTTTGTCATGTAGAGGTCTTGCTTGTACAATGTTCATTTATCATTCTCCTTTCCATTTAAACAAACATTCATTTCTTGTTTTTGTGTTGTTACTTTGTGCATCTATGCTAACTAATGTTGACCTGTTCCAAACTATTTCAAAGTCTTTTGGAGCAACAAGTTCGCTAATATACACATAATTGTTTTTAGACAACTCTCTTGCCCAATTCCAAAAAACCTCATAGTCGAAAGTTGGATTAATACCGTATGAGTTGGTGTTTAAATACGGTGGATCAAGGTAAAATACACAACCTTTGTAGTTTTGTGGAGCGTACTCCTTATATTCGTTACATTTCAAAGTAATATTGAATAAATCACTTGCCTGTTTTTCGAGGTTGCGTTTACCCTCTTGATAGTAGTCACGGATTTTATTGCCGTTAGGTGTTTTTACAATGTGAGGTTTTCCATACCCACCGTCAAACCATTTGCCGTTATACGAAGCGAGAAAACCTACATTTCCAACATACCACTGTTCGTATTTGTCTTTATCTGTCCCATCTTTCCAAGCATCTTTCACAAGGTTATATGTATCTTTCGATACTTCATTAAGTAAAGGTTTTCCTTCTTGTACTCTTTTGAGCAATGCTATCAGATACGGATTTATGTCAGAGCCTATACGCTCTTGGCAACGAATCTTATCAATTATATTAGCCCCTCCAACAAAGGGTTCTATATATGTAGTCACATTATTGCTATCAATACATTCCTGTAATATTGGGACAATATATTTAGCAATACGAGACTTGCTTCCCATATACTTCATTGATATCTCCTTAATCTGTATAAATCGTAATTAAGTTGCCCAATTTACGATAACCGAAACAAAGATTACCACCGTCGCAAATCAGAGCCTGTTCATCTTCTGTGAAATTGAACGGATTACTTAACACCTTGTATGTAATGTTACCATAACCATATCCCTTCTGCGTGTAACACATATAATTCTGCAAATCGTCTTGTGTAACATCGTACTTCTTTGTGTAAAAGTTCAGCCAAATCAATTTTGCTTTCGGTGCAAGTTTCTTGTATATTGCAAGATTTTCTTCATGAAGTTCTTTCTCATTAGGCTTAAATGCCCACCCTGTATTTATCAATGAATTACCTCCTCGACAATCTTCGTTCTTGGGACATACATTCTTCTACGCTGTTTGTCCTCAATTTTTCTGGTTTCTCCAAGAATTTTTTGCAATGATTTCAACACATCAGAATGTGACTGAATCCATTCTGCTAATGGAGCATTAAGTTCTACACTATCTTTTGCTTTTCTGCGGTTCTCTCTAACTTTCATTAGGGCTTTTCCAAGTTTGGCAGTGTCGTGATACGACACATCTTCAAGTTCAAGTTTATGTAAGATATCTTGTGTTTCGTAGTCGTGTAATGATTCGTTTTCAGTATTGTTTTGATAATCTTCTGTTGTTTGTACGAAAAAGTTGATTGTATCTTCTAACTCTTTAGCTGTTTTGATTTTTCATCATCTCCTTATAGTGTTACTACTTGTCCTAATTTCAAACTTTCTTGAACTTTGATTACCCTTTGGTTTGATGAGCCACACCAAGCAAGTGTGATGTCTCGCTTGGTGCAATCATATTTGCCGTCAACAAGGATATCTATATAAGGTAAGATTTCGCTTGCAATAAACTTAGATTTCAATATCTGTTCATATGTATAACCTGTATATAACCATATTGTTTTGCTTGACAGTTTGGTCTTGACCGTTTTTACAATATTAGATACTTGTTGTTGATTTACTTGTTCCAATGGGTGTCCACCTGAGAGCGTTAGCCCCGATATATAATCAGGACTTAACGCTTCAAGTAATTCAGTCATAGTGTCATTAGTAAATGGTTGTCCGGCTGTAAAATCCCAAGTTGAAGGATTTTGACAGTTGTAACAATGAACGGTGCAACCGCTTACCCATAGCACAACTCTGACTCCAATTCCATTGGCAATATCGTGTTTAGTGATTTTGATGTAATTCACTCGTTGCCACCTAAATGCACATATCTTTCTTTGATTTCTTGTGTTCTTCCTTGATTCCAGAAGTTAGTTCCTATATCCTTTTATACCCTCGGTTTCCCGATATTTATTAGGGGAGTAGACTATACAATATCATTGTTTGCATAAGAAACAATTCCCCGAAATTATAGTCGTTGAGCGTCCTCCATCAGCGTTGCCTGTTAAGGAGTTTCGTTGCGTAAGAGTGACTTGCACACTCGGTAATCCCTTGCTTAATGTTTTTATGGTTTCTATCCTATCGGACTGACAGATTTAATCCTATACCGCATTCACACTTGCCGTTTCCAGCTATGTTGTAGCCATTAAGGTTATGGGGACTTCCCCGCAGTTTATTCGGTTTAAAGTGGGCTTATAGCAAACCCACAAGTTCTCCGAGAGATGTTCAATTTACTTTCATCTGTATTGCCACAGCTTGGACACTTCCAAATAAGTTTACCGTTTTCATTTTCTATTACATCAATCTCTCCGTCATATCCGCACGCTTGACAGTAATCACTTTTAGTGTTGAGCTCAGCATACATGATATTGTCGTAGATGAATTGCATAACAGACAGGACAGCTTCTGTGTTATTTTGCAAATTAGAAGTTTCAATGTAACTAATTGCACCGCCCAGACTTAATGCCTGAAACTGTGATTCAAGTTTCAGTTTTGCAAAGGCATCAATAGGCTCTCTGACATTTACATGATAACTATTTGTAATGTAGTTTTTGTCTGTAATACCTTCAATAATGCCAAATCTTCGCTGTAAACACTTTGCAAACTTATATGTTGTGCTTTCAATTGGAGAACCATACAGCGAAAAGCCTAAATCAAGTTGCTCATTCCATTCATCACACTTTTTGTTCATATATCTCATAATATCAAGTGCGAACGGTGTTACTTCCGGATCTGTATGAGATTTGCCTGTCATATACTTTACACACTCATACAATCCTGCATAACCAAGTGATATTGACGAATAACCACCAACAAGCAATTTATCAATGGTTTCACCTTTTTGAAGTCTTGCTAATGCACCGTGTTGCCAAATAATCGGAGCTACATCCGACACTGTTCCTTTCAGCCTCTCATATCTGCACAAGAGGGCTTTATGACACAGTTCCAATCTCTCATCGAAAATCTTCCAAAACTTCTCTTTATCTTTGCCTGACGATAAGGCTACATCAACAAGATTGATTGTAACTACACCTTTGTTGAATCTGCCATAAAATTTGTATTCACCATTTTCTTTGTACGGTGATAAAAAGCTTCTACACTGACTGTTCGGTATCAACAGTCTGGACTATATCTTTGGGAGTTATTATGCTAACTCGCTCACTCCGCACTTCCATCTGTATCATTATTCAGATGTACTCTACTCACTTCATCACACAAAGCTATTTGTGCTATGCTTTCGATAGTCTCTTGACCTTACGCATATGCGTCTTGGCACAGGATAGTTCAAGTCTAAGTTTCACCCCGAAAGTTCCCTGTTAGCACACTACTTAGCTGTCATTTCCTACAGTTCCTATTCGTGTAATGCACACCATTTTGATTTATGTTCACGGAGTTTTAGATGAGCCGTTTAACCCATCGAAGGGAAACAATTTCCTTCTTTTAGCTTTTTCATCACTTTTTCTGAAATGTAATCAGGTACAAGTCGTTTGGCTGAACATTTTGCGGCAAGCTCCGTAAGATACCAATACTTGCTGTCCTCTGTTATGTTATCCTCCTCAAGCACATAAATAAGCTTTGGAAACGCAGGTGTAATCCACACACCCTTTTCATTTTTTACGCCCTTGTGACGCTGTTTGAGTGTTTCTTCGATAATCATGGCGAGGTCGTGCTTTTCTTGCTCGTTTTTAGCCTCGTTAAGATACATAAACACTGTAATGAAAGGAGCTTGTCCGTTAGTTGTTAAAAGTGTTTCTACTTGATATTGGATTGTCTGAACACCTTTGTTGATTTCCTTTTGAAGTCTTTCTTCGGCTATCTCGGCAATCTTATTTTCGTCAGTTTTAAATCCACACTGACTCCATTCTCTTCTCAACTCATCTTTAATGTGCTGTCGGCTAATATCCACAAACGGTGCGAGAGCAGTAAGACTGATACTTTGTCCACCATATTGACTGCTGGCAACCTGAGCTATAATCTGTGTTGCAATTGTACAAGCCGTTGAAAAACTATGTGGTTTCTCAACCATAGTGCCACTGATAACCGTTCCGTTCTGGAGCATATCATCAAGATTACATAAGCAACAATTATAAGTATGTTGTGCAAAATAATCCTTGTCGTGGAAATGAATAATTCCTTCTCTGTCAGCCTCAACAATATCTTGAGGAAGTAAAACTCTATCAGTCAAATCTTTGCTGACCTCACCTGCCATATAGTCACGCTGAGTAGGGATAATGGTAGGGTTCTTATTTGAGTTTTCTTGTTTGATGTTCTCATTGTTTAAATCAATCAGTGAAAGGATTGCATCGTCAGTAGTGTTTTTCTTGCGGATTAAACTCTGCTTGTATCGGTAAAGTGTGTATCTTTTTGCCAAAGAAAAACAGCCGTATTTGTCTATGTATTCTTCAATTAAGTCCTGTATATCTTCAACTGAATAAATTCTCTTACTTCGTCTGAGCTTATCATAAATTCTTGTAGCAATATTTTTAATTTCATCATCAGACAATGTTTTTTCGTGGTTTGCGTGGGATTCGCTATTTGCTTTTCCAATCGCAGAAATAATCTTATTGCGGTCAAAATCAACTTCTCGACCATCTCGTTTAATTACTTTCATCTAATCACCTATACTTTCAGAGAATATCACCATATGTAAGATTGCTAAAATCAAATAAATTATGGCAATTAGTACAAGATATTCTCGCTGGGTTTTCATCATGAAGTGTGATTCTATGTTCAAGCTCGCAGAAAGGGCATTTGATAACGAAAGAAAAAGGAAAATGAGAGATGTATGTACGAATAATGTCGTCTTCATTTATGTATGCGACTTTATTTTTTTTACTCGTGTTTTCTTGCCATTCTTTTTTGCCAAGTTTTACACCTTTAGCAAAACCCCTAATGTAATCGGCAGAACCTTCAACTTTGTGTGGATTATCTTCTGCATTTTTTACGAATAAAACATCAATTTTATGTGCGTTTGCATACTCAATTTCCTTGATAACACCTGTTGAGTCATACCATTTTTCGCCTGTCACCCATATTTCATCACACTCGGCAAGCTGATACAGACAAAGTTCAAGCCCATCCTCATAAGATATATCGTTGTACAGAAAGCCAAACATATGTATCGGTGAAATAAACATATAATTCGGATGTTTCTTTTGCTGTGTTTTAATGATTTCTTCAACCTCTTTGAGGTTATTTTTGTCGCCACCGTATTTGTGGCTGAGATAAACTGTTTTTTCAAATTTCTTCATTCAATTCCTCCTATTTATTTTTTACTATCAGTAAATTCAAAGCATACGCATCACCTCCTTTTGTTGTTACCTTTAACCCTGTATTAGTCTTTATTTTTGATTGTAATTCGCAACTCTACTGTTTTACCATCCTTTAAATCCCATTCATACCCACTTGAGATTTGCTTTGGAGAAGACAATCCACCCAACAATTCATCTACCATATAATCTCTAACAGCTCCAATTGCTTCATCTGTAACTTCAGATTTGTTTTGCCACATATATTTGTTTTTATGGTTTAATGTGCCAGCGTATATGCCAAAAGCACCACAACCAACATGATATTCTGCCATTTAAGTTCTCCTTTTTATTGATTTTTAAACTTCATATCTGTTAATCTCTTTAGCTGTCAATCCATATCACGCTCCTTTTTTTCTGCAATAAGATATAAGCCTTTGTAACATTCATCACATAGCTGTATTTTAATTTTTCTCTTACTTTTGACAGGAGTTTTAATCCGAGTAAAGTATTCAGTGTCAATCCCTACATAAAACTCCTTCATTTTAACTGTGTACGGATCTGCGATAACTTTGTTACAACTATCACACTGATAAATTCTCATTTATTTTCACTTCCTTATAAAACTCATATCTGTTATCTTTGTTTTCAGCTTTTATTGCAATCGCTAAATCTCTTGTGCTTATTTCGTCTAAGCTGTGAATACTTTCTGTTGCTCTGTCAATCAATAAAATTCTTTCACCGTTTGCAACTTCATCAAGCACATCGGAGCTGCAAACTGCTTCATACTTTCTCATTTACTTTCACCGTCCTCAATGGTTTGCCCCCAACATTCAATGCAGTTAGCTCTGCAATCTTCTCTACGCATCAGCCCCAAAATATGAGGACAAATCAGTGGCAGTCCTTTATCATTAAGTTGAGCACTTGGATAATGTTCCAAGAATTCGGTTAGATAAGTCCTTCGTGGATGCTCATCGCTCCACTTTTGAACTATTTCGATTGCCTTTTCAGGATGATACATTTCAAAACTTATACACGATATATATTCAGCTATACCGTTCTTTTTGCTACATAAAGGACAGTCACTACACTTAATTTTACATATTCCACTCTTTGCTCTTTTCGTCATCCTCAACTTTTCAATCAAGTAATTTTCAGTTTTTGAACAATCAATCATTTTTTACACCTCTATGAACTTCATTGTATTTTCTCTTTGTCATATTTTGCCTGTTCTTCTACAAACTTGTTTATCCATTCTGTGTTATAAAACATGGTGTTATAGCTTCTGACATTGCTTTGAGAAAGAACATACATTTTTGAGCATCTTCCTCGGTGCGATTTGAGATTACATAGCCAACTTTTTCTTCAATATCTTTAAACTCTTTACGGTCGTTAATAATACGCTCCATAGCTTTTACAGTTCCTGTTTTGCTGTCTTTATACCTTTTCTTCATTCTCAAGAATCTTTCAACAGCAGGACAATCTATCAGTACAGAGTCAATTAGTTTATCGCCTTTGTAATTATTTTTAAAATCTTCAAATCCTCTCGGATCAATTATGTAAAAATCAGCGTCATCAATTTGCTGTTGAGTTGCACAATATCTATAGCCATTAAATTCGGTATAAGCCACGATATTGGTCAGTTTATCAAACTCCTCATCTGTCACAAAAATATGTGAGTTTGGAGATTCATTATCTCTTCTTGGTCGTGTCGTATAAGACACAACCTTTTTGCGATTATATTCCTTACAAACTTTGTCTACTAAGTAATCCTTACCAGAGCCTGAAGCTCCGAGAACTAATACAATTGATTTAACAGCCATCATTGCCTCCTTTTAGTAACTGCTGAAATAAACATTATCCACCACTGCATACGGTGCTCCAAATGAATGATAATAACTCATTCTGAACGCTTTGACATTATAATCTCTATCACCGCTCAATATCCTTTGAGCAACCGAATAAGACAACTCACTCGGATCTCTTGTGTAAAGAATACCTGCCACATTGAATGTATTATAATCAAAAGCTACTGCTCTCAATCCACCGTTGCTGTCGGCTAAATTCATTGCCGTTGAACCTACCAACCACTGACAATACTCGCTACAATTACCCGCTTCGCAATAAATTACTCTTGCCAACAAATCTACCTCATCTGACGATGTGTTATATGTATTATTTGATTTTGTAATAGTTTTTGTTTCTGCTTGAACTTCAACTTTTTCTGTTGGTGGTTCTGTAGGGGGAGAGGTTGTTTTAACCTTCTTCTTGTCTTTTTTAGTTTTCTCAGTTGGTTTTACTGTTGTTGGTTCTGTTGTGACATGCACGGTTGTAGGTTGCGTTGTTGATTTGACTGCCGTATCTTTAGTGGCTGTATCTCGTGTTGCAGTGTCAGGGGTGGAAATGTTTGGTTCTCCACAAGCCGAAAAGCCAAACATCATACCTAACATTACCCATAAACTTGCTATCTTTTTACCAAATCGGATATAATCACCCTTCCTTAATTTCCCATTTTCTAAATTTATCCACATAATCATCAGTGAAAAACCCTCTGATAATAAGTGTTTGTGGCTTATTTGTGTCTATAAGCATTAATCCAAGTAGACTTTTACCAGACAACACTTCCTTGCCTTGTGCTACTTCAATAATGCCACTCATTAATTCATCTGCTATGTGAAGAAAATCGTCAAAATCATCTCGCTGAAGCTGAATGTGTAACATTACTGTTCTATGTATTTTGTTTTCCATAGCTTACTCCATAACTGAGCCTACTGCCCACTTACTAATTACTGAGTAAATGTCCTTGTCGCACACACAAGTAATAGTATTCCAATCAACATTATGTGCTGCTTTGATTTTTGCTCTTTCGACACCGTTTGCAAGAACAAGACTTGCAAGAAATGATTTGCCACTAATAGACCAATCTTTGCCATTTTCGTCTTTACCAATAAGAGTTACTTCTTCGTCAATCTGACTTACAGCTTCTGTAAAATCAGACACATCCTTAAGTGTAATAAGTTCAATTTTTTGCCTCATTCAATCACCTTTCTTTATGTTCCATAATACATTTAGCCTAATTACAAATGACGGTTAATATAGGTAAAATAATACATCACATATCGTTTAAATTCTAACAATATGTGTATTATTCATTAAATATTTAGACGATCATTATCAATTTAATCAAGAGGTGACCGTCATTTGTATTCTTGTGATTTACAATATATATTGTACACCATACATATTAATTTGTCAATAGATTTAACCATGTTTTTCTACTTAGTGAATGATTTTTTCTTAATGCCTGTTTATATGCTGATGGTTCTGCTAAAAGCATACATTTCTTTTTAGCTCTTGTAAGAGCAGTATACAATAAACAATTGTCTAATAAAATATAATCGGTATTGTCTATAATTACAATTACACAATCATAACCACTACCTTGACTTAAATGCACTGTTAAAGCATAAGCAAGTTGCACTTCATTCACTTCTGAATCAATGTAATTAACCGTTTTTTTTAAGTTTTCATCTAACAAATTATTGTATTCAACTGACACACATATACTCTTACTTTGTTTTTTCGTCTTATCTTGCTTTATATGCGTAATACTTGTAACATAGCCGATTTCACCATTAAAAATATCTTTGTCGTAATTATTAACTCTTTGAATCACCTTCGCACCCACTTTTAAGATACCATTAATAGTCTTAACGCTGGGTGCATTTGGCAATAAATTATTTTGAATAATTTGATTAATTTCGGCAGTGGAGTTAATACAATCACTCTTTCGTGGGGTAATTATCACTACATTGTCAATTCCAAATTTATTAACAGCGTTTAAATAAGACTTTATACCTATATCTCTTAAACCTTCTCTATTGGTACGGAATTGATAAATTAAATCTTTATTGTCACCAACTACCATCCGCATTTCTTTACGAGGAATAGGATCAATACCATCTCTTATCTTATTGGCATTAGTTAAAATACCAGACTTTTCAGCCTGCCTATGTACTTTATGTAGTTTATAAATAGTGAATTTATTTGAAAATTCTAAAAGGTCATTAAAAACATTACCGTAGCCAATTGGAGGAAGTTGTCGATTATCACCACAGATAATTACTCTTGTACCTTGTTTAACGGCTGACAATATTGACAATGCCAATGACACATTAATCATAGAAAACTCATCAATAAATAAAACATCAATTGGCAAAGGATTATGTAAATTATATTTAAACTGTTCTTCTATTGAAGAATCACTATCTTGTTGATATTTTAATAAACGGTGAATTGTACTTGCTTTATACCCTGTGGCTTCTGTAATTCGTTGAGCTGCTTTAGCTGATAATGCACAACATCTAATTTCCATATTATTATATGTGTAAATATCAAGTAAAGCTCTTGTAATACTCGTCTTACCTGTACCTGCTTTACCTGTAATTAGCACGACAGGCTTATTTAATGAACTCCTAATTATATCAAGTTGTGTCGCATCAAACTCAAATCCTTGCGATAATTCAGCATCCCGAATTACTTTATCCACATAACTTTCATCAATATTCATTATAGTTCCATTATTTAAATTTACGACAGCTTCAAGAACAGCCATTTCTTTATCGTAATATTTCCTCAACCCTACATTGTTATTGTCAATCCATAAAAAGTTTTTAGACTGCCTTTGTGAAGTTATAAAATCATCAAATTCATTAATGCACTCTGGGATATTGTCAATGACATCTTCTCTTAATTTTTGAAAATCTATATAAGTATTACCGCTTTCCTCGCCAAGTACACTAAAATAATATTTAAGAAATGCAATAACTCTTTCAAGTGAATTTTTTAAATCTGGTCTTATTTTAAGAGCTACTCCATCAGCCCTTTTAAACCCTAACCCTTTTACTTTAGTAATTACATAAGGATTCTTAAATATTTTTTGTTTTAACAATTCAGGCTGACTTTCAAGAGATATTAGTTTTTGACATATAGTGTTACTAATACCATAAGGAGATAATAGTGCCAAAATATCTTTCATACTATAATTATTTATGATTTTCTGTTTACATAGTTGCCATTTGTCATCATTAATACCTTTAACTTTATTAATGTCAACATCTTTATTTTCCATCACCCTTTGTACAATATCAGGATATACCGAAAGTAAAGAATCTGCTTGCTTTTCAGATAAAATTGATACAAGAAAATTATATTGGTTTTTTTCTGAACATTGATTGATTTCTTTAACTGACAAAGGTTGATATTGCCAACAATTATATTTTTTATTATATACAGGAGTAGCTTCAATGCTATATATGCATCCACCAAACAATTGCTGCATTTCACCACATAAAACAGAATAATAATATGTTGATTTACTTTCATCACTTATATATTCTTTTGGATTTCCGTTAAAGTATTTAATTTCGTCTTGTGTCTTAAATGTGTAAACTCCCCAACAAGAATTTTCATTATAATATCGTTCTTGACATATTTCAGCTTGAAAACACATAATATCTTTGTTTGACATTAACCCACCTCCTTCTTATCTAATGTATTTCTTTTTTCAAATAACCATCTATTATATGATTTAACAGCTTGTACCTCACAACAATCCTTTGATCTTTTACAGCACTTTAAAACTACTCTCTCACCTCTATTGAGAAAATCAATATATCTTTTATATACTGAACTCCAAACAGTCACCTCTATAATACCGTTTGTTGAGTATAAATTAATAAATGCGAATTGATTTTTATATCGGTCTTTTTTCTTTTGAATTTTAGCAATAACACCAACAAGTGTACATAAACATCCTTCTTGTACATCATTGTATATCGTATTACAATATTGATAACTTTCATTAAATGGGTTGTCCGTTAAGAAAACTGACAAAGCACTAAATTCCCAGAATTTTTCATCTTGACCATATTTATCAACATAAATCAACAATTGTTTTTTTTCTTTTTGTTCTTGCTCAATATCAAACTCAATTTTTTTGCGTAAATTATACTTTCTTAACCTTTCTGCCTTGTCTTTAATAGTATCAGTATCAATACCCATATTTCTTAATATTGACAATGAGGGTAATGTTTTTACAGGTTTGTATTCCTTGTGTCCTATAATATATTTAAAATATTTAATTAGTAAATTTTTTTTATTATTACAAGGAATTGCCCCAGCTTTAATTAAAGAAACCATCTGAGTTTTTGTTGGTGATACTCTTTGCAAAAAATCATAAAAATTATGGAATGTACCATTTGCTTGTCTTTCATTTAAAATTACAGAAGCTATTTTTTCGCCTATACCATTGATGGCAGACAACCCAAACATAATTTGTCCGTCATACACAGAAAATCCGCTTTTTGATTTATTTACATGAGGTGGGTTGATTATTACGCCAAATTGTTTTGCATCCATAATGTATTTATTAATTGCACCATAATCATCTTTATTTTTATTAAGCAATGCACAAAAAAACTCAACAGGATAATGAGCCTTAAGATATGCAGTTTGATAAGTTAGCATAGCATAAGCAATACTATGAGCCGAATTAAACGAATAACCACCCATTTCAGCCAGATTATTACTGATTTTTTCAGCTAAATCTTCACCATAACCATTATTGATGATTTCATTTTTTAATTTTGCTGATTCTTTTTTTACAAGTTCAATATTTTTCTTACCAATAGCTTTACGAAATAAGTCCGCTCCACCATAAGTCCTGCCACCAAATACTCTTGTGATTTCCATAACTTCTTCTTGATATATTAAACAACCATAACTATTTTTTAAAATAGGTTGCATATCAGGATGTATGTAAGTTATATCTTCAGGATGTATTTTATTATGAATAAATTGGTTTACCATTCCCATACTGTCAGGACGATATAAGGCTAATACTGCCGAAACATCATCAATGTTTGTTGGCTTTAATCTCATTAAAATATCTTTCATTCCTTGACTTTCAACCTGAAAGACACCATCAGTTTTACCACTGGCAAGTAAATCATATGTAGCTGTATCATTCATAAATTCACTATTACTTGCACTGAAAAAATCCGGATTTAAATTCAGCGAATTAATAACTTCCTGAACTATATTTAAAGTTGTCACACCGAGAAGGTCAAATTTAATGATACCAATTTCTTCAATTACTCTTTTATCAACTTCTATAACTCTTGCATCATCTTTACCTCTATGTATAGCCATATAATCGGTTATTTTAGTGTCAACTATTCCTACACCACCAGCGTGCATTGATACAGTTTTGACTCTTCCACTTATATGTTTTGCTATATCAAACAATTCAGAATATTCACCATATTCTTCTATGATTGACGGATCATTATCTAAGTTTTCTTGAAAATCATTATACACAAACTTCTTGCTTAATTTATCAGTAACTTTATATGGTATGCCCAAGACCTTACCAACATCTTTAATAGCCCCTATAGGACTAATATAACTAAAGTTGATAATTTGACATACGCTATCAGAACCGTATTTATCCATTAAATAAGCCAAAACTTCTTCTTTTTTATTAAAATCAGTGTCGATATCCACTTTAATGCTTATTTTCATAAGCCTTTATAATAATAAAGTTTAAAGTTAGACTATATCTTGATATTACATATATCTTGTTGCACTTCCAGCAGTAACTCATCCTCTGCTGTACAATTTAGTCGTTACACTTTTTAATTTACATATCTTAATTCATAATTTTTAACTATTTTATACTTGGAAAGGCTGCTACCACTTATTTGTAAATATGCTGTAGCAAATCTACTCGCCTCTGCAATACTTTGAAATTTTTTTATGAAATGTCCATCTTGATATATAGCACATGGTTTATAATTTCTAACTTGAGAATGTTTTTTAAAACAATGTTGCATATTATATACTCTTGTACACCACTCAAGATTGCTTACTGCATTATTTTTGCAATTATAGTCAATATGGTTTACTTCTGGTAAATTGTTTGGATTAGATAAAAACGCCTCGGCTACCAAACGATGAACTAATGCTTTTTTAGTATGCTTTGTTCCATTACATAATGAAACCATATAATATCTACTTTTGCCATCACTCCACAGTTTTAATTTTTTAAACTTATTATGACAAATGCTATATACATCTCCCATATCCGACACATAATAATTAGAATAATTCTTTACTTGTTTTATTCTTATATAAAACACACTCCTTTTTATAAATTTTATGTAAATTAACTTAGCACGGTATTACCTGCTATCTTATTAAAGACCGTAGGCTCTCTTAGTCAGCTACTTCGTCTATATTATGTTTTCTACATATCTGCTTGTAAGCCTTGATGTAGAGTCTTATTCAACTGATACCGTTAGCATCTATTTTTTTATAGACACACCTTTGAGTAATAAAGTTCACAACAAATGCCCAATATTGTTTAGGCATCGACACTCTTTCCGGATTTAAAAATCTTTCAAAAATCAAATTATGTTCTAATGGATTGATTGTAGATATGCCAAGTAACCAATTAACTATTGAACCTGCACCCGATCCTCTACCATATCCTACTGCTATGTTGTGAGATTTAGCATAATTAATGTAATCCCACACAATTAAGAAATAACCACTAAAACCCATTTGATTAATAACAGATAATTCATATGACAATCTGTCTTTATATTTTTTTTCTTCCTCAAGAGGTAAATTATTCAATCCAAATTCTTGATAACCCTGTTCACATAAATACGATAAATATTCATAATCATTTTTATACCCTAATGGTATTGGATATGTAGGCAGTTGAGGTTTTTGAAATGGCATATTAACTATATCTATCATATCAGCAATTTTAACAGTGTTAGCTAAAGCAATACTTACATTATCTTTACCTATTTGTTTATCCATTATAGTATGTATTTCGTCAACAGATTGCATATAACAATCTTTATACACTTCTGATGCAGTTTCTGTATCATGAGCTATTTGTACAAAATAACTTTGATAACGCAAATCTTCCTCAGTTGCCACATGGGAATCACAAGTAATAATAAATTCTGTATTAGTTTTATGAGCAAGTCTTAATATTTTTTGATTATACTCACATTGTTCAGAAACATCATGTGATTGCATTTCAAGATAAAAATATGGGAAAATTGATTTATATTCATTTACATATTCAATACATTTATTAAAATCTTTTTCTCTTGACAACTTGGAAGCAAGACACGCTGATGTAATAATTAAATCGTTTGCATATGGTTTTATAGCATTTAAATCTACTCTTCCATGATAATAATAACCTTCAAATTCTCCTTTTGTAACAAGTTCATTCAGGGCAATTCTGCCTTGTTCATTTTTTGCTAAAGCAATCAAATGAAAATATTTGTTGTTCGGATCATTAACCGTCATATCAAATGCTTCATATAACTCAACACCATATATCATTTTAATATCAGGATATTGAGCTTTTAATTTATCAAAATACACCCAACTATATTCATTACCATGCTCCGTTATTGCAAACGCAGGACTTCCGATTTCTTTTGCCCTCTTTAAATAATCTTCAGGATGACCGTAACCATCCAATAAAGAAAATTCTGAATGGTTATGTAAATGTACTATTTTTTCCGTCACCGCTCATTATCACCTCCAACTACTTCATAATCGTCTACTATGAATTGACAAGTAATAATACCATTGAATACATTAATATTTGTCTTACCGACTACATTTAACATTACTTCTTCAGTATCACTAAAATCATCAAAAAAATTACATAATGAATCGCTTGCATTATCAACACCAAACTTGACAAAAGACACTCCGTTATCAGTTTCAATACGCCAATTATTGAACTGCTTACCCATAAGATTGAACTGGCTTCTTTTTACTAATAAATTAGTTACTAAAATAATAGGCTCATCTATATTCTGTCCATAAATATCTGCGGAATCATCTATACGCTTGACGACACCAGCGTCCATAAAGTCGGCAGTGATAATAAAATCACATAATATAACTGACTCATTTTTAATTGGCAATGAGTTTAATTCATATATGGTTTTCTTAACATTTTTACCGTATATCTCAACACCAAAGGCATTATCATGTCCCTGTACTAATTTAAAAGTATCTGTTTTAGCCAATAATTCTTTAAAACTATCACAACTACTATTTTTGTAATTTCGCCCAGAACCTCTAAATAAGCCATCTTCTTGTGTTTTTCTTAAACATAAAGTCGGTTTTTTATATTTTTCTGCTATTTTCATAGCCATAATACCTGTTAATGATTCGTTAACCCCCATATGTGTTGTATTAACGAGCAATACTTTGTCATTTAAAGAGGAACTATTGTTAATTACATCATATACATTTGATAAGGCTTTATTAATTGCATTTCGTTGTCTTGCTTTAGCGTTGTTGCAAAAACGAGCAACTCGATCATAAATAGATTCTTCTATTGTTGGTTTATTTCTTGGCTTATAATCAAAATATTGAGTCTGTTCAATAAATGCCTGAAACATCAAGTTCTTTTCTTCTTGTGAACCCATTCTTATTAAAGCATTTATTAATGGAACGATATAAAATTGTACATTATGAATATTAACCCTGTTATGTATTGAATCAAATTGTTTTTTGATTAATGCTTTAAAAAGAGGGTTGTAAACGCTTGATAATCCTTTGTCAATAATTCTTTTAGTCTCATAGCTCCTAATATCCATCATATCACCTATATTGCCTAATGCAACAAGGTCAAGATATTTCTCAGATTCAAAATTAAACCATTCATCATCAAGTGCTTGTAAAAATTTATATGTAATGCCTACTCCCGACAGCTCTTTGTTGGGATAATTCCCTTTTTGGTTATTAACGATAATTGCATATGGATTATCAATTTCGATAATATGATGGTCTAATATAATGATATCAAGAAGTGCATTTTCTTCTTTAAGCTTGCAACATTGTTCAACATCATTACTTCCAGCATCGGGAATGATTAATAATTGAGTATCTTTGGGAATTGTAATATCTTCCGATAAGCCATGTTGCTTTTTATCATGCAACGAATATGTCACTTCCCACATTGGACATACCGTTTTAAGATACATATACATTATTGCTGACGAAGTATATCCATCTACATCAGAATCAACTATAATGTGAACTTTCCTTGATTCTTCAGGTGCAACTTTGCAAAAACATCGTACTGCATTATCAATGTTATCTAACAATTTATAAGAATACACAACATCATCTGTTAAATGTAAATATTTGCAAGGATTTTTTATTCCTCTATTATGTAAAACTGTCCCAGTTATATTGTTAATATCATTAGGACTGCTATTGATTAATTTACATTCCATTATATCACCTTAACCTTGTTATTCCATTTTGGATCAATGTTTTAAATTTTTTAGGATCATCACACGGACTTTCCTTTTCAGATAATATATTTTGCTTATCAATAACTGCAAAGATATTGAGATAATTCATAAACTTATCAGCAATATGATTTAATTCTTCAATTTGAACATCTTTGTCATAAACAAAAATAATATTCTCGCATATCCTTGATAACTTATTAACTTGAATTTGTGTAATTTTCTTGCCACAAGTGGCTACTGTGTTTGTGTAGCCACCTGAAAACATCTGCATAACACCCTTTTCAGATTCAACAACATATACAGAATTATTTTGTTTAATTGAATCATAAGCGATATTCAATCCATATAAGATTTGACCTTTAGCACAAGGTTCAATATATAAATACTTATTTATATAGTCAGGCATATTGGTAGAAAAATACCTTCCCTTAACACCTACCAAATTACCTAATTCATCTCTAATTGGAATTGTAATCCTGTTTGTTTCTTCATCATATCCAACTTCAAACATTTTTTGTATTTGATAATCAATATTATCTTGGTAAAACATATCGTTCAAATATGGTTTATAATATGATAAAATATGTTCACTGATTGGCTCAATAGGCTTTTCAATACAAATGTCCCCATCGTTATGTATGCTAAGCTCCGTAAGTAGTTTTGTTAATTTAAGGCTTGCAGGTAAATTTTTATTAAAATCATAATAATAATCAATGCCTATACACTGGCATACATATTTTAATGATTGAAAAAAATTACAATGCTGAAAAAACATAACCAAATTAAATATATCTGAGATATTTTTTTGTTCTATGTTGCGAGTATAATCTATTGTATGTAAACTATTTTTATATACAGTAATAGCATTAAGATTATTTCCGTCTGGATTAGCACACTGATAATACTCCCCTTTGTCTTTAATATCATGGCATTTCAAACATTCTAAAATCTGTGGAACAAAATCATTATTGATTATATGTTCTTTTAAGCGTTGTACATCCATTTTTACCTTCCCCTTGCTACAACTACTAATTCACCTCGTTCATACCATTCATTGGTATCAAGATTAACTTCATAAACCATTTTATGCTTATTGCCAAATCTATTCTTATCCGTAACTCCTATGTAATATTTTTTACTATTGTCTAACGATTCTTCTCCATAATCTCCCCATTCGGAATCATAAACAAGATATTTATATTTAGAATAATCTTTTAAATCAACGGATTTGAATAATACCAATGTATCAAGTACATGTTTTAATTGCTTACAGTTAGCGATATTTGATGAACACAAATCTTCAGGTTTGACAAAATTAGTATCGTCTGTCAACTGAATAGAACAATAAATAAAAATATTCAACTGCCTTGTGAGTTCTGACAACATTGTTGTAGTAACTTTTAATCCAGTCCAATCACCCACTGTGCTGTCGGTGTCTTTTAATGTATCATAAAAGAAATATTGTGTTTGACTAATCATATGTTGTTTTCGGATTTCTAACTCTAATGTCTGATTATCATAAGCAGAAACCATATCAACAGCAAAAATCAATCCCTTAGTTTCTTTTTCGATCCATTCAGCTACCTTAATAATGTTTGTATACTCATCTGACAATTGCGAAACTCTGGCATAATAGTCATCAAACGATTCAATAAATTCACCTTCGGCATTTTGTTTACGGATAATAAACTCCCCTTTATTATCCTTGTATAACCCAAGTGTAATTTCTCTTTCTTTTTTACTTAAATGAATACCATGCAATTCTTCAAACTCTCGATTATTAATAACAGTAGTTAGTAAACAAAATTTCATATTCTCAATTGACATTTCATTTAACAACACACATACTGGCTCTTTCTGATACAATGCTAAGTATGCAATCAATTTAAACATAAATCGTGACTTACCGTCATTTGACCTCATGCCAACACACATTAAACATTCTGTTTTTAACCCCTTGAACATTTCATTCCACATCGGATAAGGTGTTGAAATTCCCATATCAGGTGTTTTAAGTCTGTCAAGAATCATGTCTGTCATTTTATTATTTAAGATTTCAGTATCAGCATTACCTAAAATAACAGTTTGAACCCTGTCAATTTTACTCCTAACTAATCGTGGAATGTCACTTGAAGTCCACGATTCAAATTTCGGATGTGTTACGATTTTGCTAACATTAAATCCCTTACGAGAATACTCTCTTAGTAAAGAATATTTTTTTAATACTTCTGCATATGATTTTACATTCTCAACTAAAGCAAGTTCCATCCATTTAGATACAGTTGACCAACCACCATAATTAATATAAGATTGATACCTTTCTTGATCTTCGGTCATATATGTTGTTATGATAGATGAATTAAAAGATTGACTACGATTTTGGTAAATAGAAACAGCATTATCATAAAAAAATCTTGTCACTTCGTCTGTAAAATCATATTTACTTCTTATTTGTGAAGCATATTCTACAAGTAATGATGGCTGTTTATATATAGCTCCAACAAATAATATCTCATTTTGAACATTGTCAAGTTTAATTTCTTGTTCTTCTATAAAATATCACCACCCATTTAATTTAAGTGCCTATAATCATATATCATCTATAATGTCAGAAATATCAGCACCTTTATTCTCACTTCGATGATATTTTTTAAAAATAGTATAATCTATTTGTGTACGCCGAGCATTAAGTGATTGTTTTTTTAACACAGACTCTTCCAACGCTGCCTGTTTCCATTCACAATAATCGTTATAATCATTTATGATGACCGCTATGTCATACGCAAACATAGATTCTACAGTTAAAGATTGTCCTGTTCGTATTTTTTTTGCCTCAAGTTGATAATTAATTTTTTTTAACTTATCCTGATTACGAATAAACATTTGGTATAAATCTTCAACTGGTATCTTTATTGTAATGTCTTTATACCTACCATCGGCAATCATATTTACCAATTGCTTTGCCTTATTAGGCATTATTTTTTGCCCATAAAATTGACAATACCATTCTGCTAATTGACCTAAATAATATGCCTTATTAGCTATTTCTTCGGTCTTATTTTTTAATGGCTGTAAATATTTTATTGCCTGATCTTCTGTCCACGGTTTTCTTTTTAAATTTGTTTTATATTGAATGAAACATGCACAATGGCAATAATGATTTTGATCTATCACATAACTGCCATCGTACATTTTTGTAATATCTATAATGTTTTTACAATAAAAACATTTCATGTTTCATCAAACAACAGATTCAAGAATAGATAGGTATTTCTGAAGTGTAGCACTATCTTCAATCTGTTTGTATGTAGGGGAAAGACCAGCTTCAATAATTAAATTCTTTGCTTTCGCTTTCTTGGTACTTACAAGACTTTTCAATGTGGTAGAAATTTTACTCTTCAATTCTTCAATACTACTATCAATTACTCTTGATGAAACTTCTTCATCATCCTTAATAGCTGTTTCTTCAATGTTTTTAGCCTCAATATTAACGCTATTGTTAAGTGAAGAGACAACCTTAATTTCCTTTTTATTTTTATTTCTATCAATAACTTTCTGCCAAGCGAGAAGAGAAGGATGTTCAATAAACTGATTTTGTGGATAAATATTTGTTCTATCTTTTCCCTCAACAATAGCTACCACTTCACCACTTTCTTCATCCTGCATCATGTGAAGTACAGTTTTTACATTATATGCAACATCTTTAAAACCCTGTGGTCTTTTCTCACCAGTGGCAACCATTTTAAACTGACCATCTTTATCCTTCATATTTTCCTTTACATCTTCTTCTCGACAAGTTACAGCAAAATGTTTGCCACTTGCAAGAAGATCAAGAATGAATGACTGACCATCAAATTTAAGTGTCTGATAATCTTTAACTTCAAGACCGGCACCCTCAATGGCAACAAATTTTTCGTCACCAACCATTTCTTTCTTTTTGGCTCTTACTCCTGCTCTCTTTTTTGAGAACTCTACAATACCTTGCTGACGGGCTGTATAAAGAAGTGACAGTCCATCAACAACAATGGCATCTGCTACAAATTTATCACCATTAGAGTCTACAGCAAGAACATCGTCACCATTATCATCAGTTAAATAAATTTCTTCATTTGCTGAAGCTGTCTTAATTAAATTTTCTGCCTCAGTAAGTGACTGTGTGTAAGCAATTAAAATATTATTTGTATCTACGCCTTGTGCCTCATAGCCTTCAAGATATGAATCAATAGAGCCTGCCTCAGCATCTATATACAAAACTCGAAAAGGTTCACCATCTTCTCTCTTAAGCTTTGCAAATTCCAAGCAAAGACTTGATTTCCAAGTACCCTGCTTTCCATAAAGAAGAAAGCCAAGTTTTTCTTTTACTGCTGTTGCTTTTCTGATATTCATTAATCCCATTCCTCGCCTTCGTAATTTTCGCCCCAGTCATCACTGTCGCTTGTTGTTTTAAATTCACTATTTGCCTTATCATTAGCTTTCTGCTTGTAAAGAGCTTCCTCAATAACTTCTTCTGAATAAGTATCTGTGTCAATTGTATCTTTGTCAGCACCATTGATAATCAGTTTACGAACAGTTGGAGCTTTCACTTTTTCCATCTCAATACCAACACCCCAAGCATCATCAACTTCGACTTCTTCAACAGGTGTTTCGACAGAAATATAACCTCCTACTTTAATCATAGTATAAGGCTTAAGCATTTTCTTAAAAGTCTGAGCTATTTTACTGTTCTGAACATACATTTCGATATCTTCAATAGAGTTATAATTAACTACTTTAGCCGAAACAATAAATTCATTATCATTTTCCTTATTTTTTTCAATACCCATAAAAATAATTTCCTGCTTAAACATATTTACAGGCTTAAATTTTTCATCATCAAAATCAATAGGTTTCTGACACAGTGATACTTGATCAAAGTCAAAAGAAGTGTTGTGTTTGCCATTATATGTAGAAAACTTAATATCGCCTTTCACGAATACACTATCATCATCCTGAATATGCTCGGAAATTTCCTTACAAGCATCAAAAGCAACAAGTGTCTTTTTATTATTTACAATCTTACCGTCATCATCAACAATTTTTTCAACTCCACAATGAACACCAACAAGATTGTATTCTTCAGATGGAGCTTTATGTCTGTCTGCCCAAGCAACCTTCTGTGTATCACTTACACGCTTACCATTAATAACCTCTGACTTGTTAAAATATACATAATCTTGCTGAGAACCAGTCTGCTGAACATAGGCAACTGAATCAGGCTGATACATTACGCCAAAATTAACTCTACGCCAACTCTTACCAGTGTTTGATGACTTACCTTCTTTATAAAATCCATCTTTCTCAACTCCGGTAACTTTACCCATTATCTGAAATTTACCTTTTGTCTGTCTTAATCCAAGTCCTTTATTACTCATTTGTTGTATCAACCTTTCTATCATCTTTTTTATTTGTATTTTTAGCTTTATATCCTACACATTTTTTATCCTTAAGAACTGTAATAAAATCACCTTCATCACAATTAGAAGGAACGGTTACACAATTTAAATTTTTACAAATGCAATATGTAGTCAATTTTTTTCCATATTTATCGTAGACACAATGCTGTTCTTTTAATGCTCTACATTGCTTGTATTTGAAATCTAAATAGGTACAACCATTGCAAGTTAATTCCTTATCAACTAAATAATTTTTGGATGTTTTTAACATCTTAAAATCCTTTCTCTATAATCTCTTTTTGCTGTTTATCATATGACTCAATATGTTTATTTGACTTTAAAAACTTAATTGTATTAGCTACAGCTAAAGCAGGGTTTTTACTTCCTTTAAGCTTCCTCAATACAATTGTAGAAATTGAGTATGCTCCAATCATAAGACCTTTTTTGTAAGCAGCATCATAAACATTTTTAACAGCTTCTTTAATTTTTTCATCAGGAAATGAATCAATTATTTCTTCAACTGTCATATCGTTTACATCTTTTGAAATTATTTTCACCACCTTTCGATTTAAAGTCATAATAGACATCCTTCATAGCATCACCACCTTTAATTTTATATTTTATTTTTCATAATTACAAATAACGGTTAATAGTGTTAAAAAAATAAAACACACTTCCACCTCTTTGGTTAATTACGCAATATCTGTTTTTATCTGCTTATTTTACTGCTATAAATGCAATTATTAAAGAATAAAAACGGAAATCACGGTTTTAGCTGTAAAACTATACTTTTATTGTTTCCAAACTTTCCAAAAACTGCTTCATAAAAATGTTATAATCTTCGACTCGCTTAATTTCTCTGTCTAAATCCGATTTAGCTTGCCGTATTTCATCCTTTAACGACTTCAAAAAGTTTTTCTTATATTCTTTGACACTTTCTGGAGTATCGTCAAATGTCTTGTTTATAATTCGCATATAATAATCATAGTCCTGATCTGTACTTATGCACATGTCAATCTGGTTTAGCGCAAATATCTTAATGTTTTCATGCAGGTTAGTCGGTGGTTTCCATTTCTCCACTTCTTGTTTGATGCGTTGATACACTTTATCTGTTGCAATCATCTCGTTCAAACACTGTTTGGCTCTATCTATACATGAATCATGTTCTGTACGCATATATTTAGCAAACTCTGTATCTGTCATTTGAGAAAATTTCTTATATTTCTCTACAGATTCTTCATAATGTTTTTGATAAAAGTTGCCGGGTGTGAAATGCGTTGGTATAGGTGTTTCCAACCCTTTATCTCTGCTTATTTCTGCTGCTAAACCAAAATTGCGAGAACAAAGTAAAAGAAAATCTTTTCCTGTTGTTATTGTTCCATTTTCAATAAAAGATGTAAACCCTGTTGGCATATTTAAAACTCCTTTTTTAATATTTTTTGAGATTTCACACCAGACACTGTGAATGTACAGAGGTTATTCCTCTGTACTCTGAACAATTTTCTTAACGCAATCATAACAGTAACATCCATTATACCCCTCTATGTGATATAAAAAGCACATCCAATTTCTATTCCATTTGCCCTCACCAAAACACTTCTTACAAGAGCCTTGTCCCTCACCCTTGCATTTAGTAACTTTCAAAGAATTTTTACTCATATTAAAACTCCTCTTTTATTTGCTTATTCTTACGCCTGAATGAACGATTCAAGTATCTTTTGCACCAATGTATGTCGTGTCGTGCATATCGTTTATTACGAATAGCTTCTTGACACCACTCCCCCTTATCGTTCACTCTCTTGTAGAGACTCTTCTTCATTGTTATTATCGCCATCCTTTACATATAAGTCAGTGTGGGAAAAAATAAGTGCCATTACAGTAGCTGCAAAACAACCACCAAATATCGCTCCAATGACAAAACATACAAACTGTAACATTATTCCACTCCTTTACTGCGTATTTGTAACATTATTCTTAGCCTTGATATAGTCCATAACATCATCAATGTCGGCATAAAGCCAAAAGGTTATTTCATCCATTTACACTGCCTCCCTCTCGGTTTTCTTAATCACCTCTCTGTAATCCTGCTCAAGAGCATTCATATACGCTTTTGTAGTTTTTATGTATATTCAGCCAGAAAGCCCACGGTCTAAAGACCATGGGATGAATGGCGTTAGACTACTTCTACTTGCATCATTACAGTTGATCTTGCTGTAATGCGTTTGCAATTACTTAATTTTGGTGTTTTGTAACCTCTTGGCATTGTGCTAAAATCAATCTTATTTCCATCTATATCCATAAGGATTGCATACCCTGTTGACATTCTTCCTTTGATGAAATAATCATTTCCAAAATAACAAACCTTATCAAATTTTCTAAAACCCCAAATCTTATCTGTAACAATAGATTGCTCAGAACGAATACCTTTAGTCTTTTGAAAATCGCCATCAGAAACGCACTTCTTTTTGTAAAGATTACTCTTTACATTAAAAGCATTTCCTTGTGTCGCAATAATGCAGGCATCATAATAATGTTCTTTGTCTACACCTAAATGCAAACGATTCGCTTTTGTTACATATCCAAAAGTTTCAATAGCATTTGGATATAATCTGAAAAGTTGCTTACAGATAGAGTTCATCTGTGTAGCATATTTAAGATTACCTTTCATTTTGCCTTTCAACTTGAGATTGACTTTCCCACTATGTAAATTTTTGTGACAAGTATGACACAGAGTAATCAGATTGCTCTCTTCATTACTACCGCCTTGACTGCGAAATATTACATGATGCACTTCTAACTTGCTATCCTTATGTTTACCTTTGCAACATTGGCAAGTGTAGTTATCTCTATTAAGTACCATAGCCTTTGTGTTTTCAAAACCATAATTAGTACCTTTTTGATAACCCCAATGTCTGACTTTTGGATTTGCAAGACTTGGATTTTTCATAAGGTGCATATCAAACTGACCTGTTTCAAATACCATTTCTGTAATGGGAAGAATAGACTGAATGTATTCTATTTCCCTTACATGGCTGTGAAGTTTGCTCTGCATTGTGGGACTAAATCTGTCCTTTTTGATAGAATTGGAACGATTTAACCATCTTGCTTTTCTATAACGAGTTTTACGATTTCGTCTATTTCTACGATACTTTGCTCTTTGTGCCATTTTGTCAGTAATATCGTTTCTTACAACAACTTCTGACATATAGACAATATCTCCATTGTTTTTACTTACAGCAGTGCCAATAGTTCCGCTTCCAGTATCTATACCAAGAGTTAAGTCTTGAGTGTAATCTGTTGTTTCATAAATCAATTTAATTGTAAACGGCTCACGACACTTAGCTTTTGCTTTGCCTTGCTTAAGTAATAATCTTGCAATTGGATTACTACAGGGCATTAGTGGTTTACCATCTTGTGAAATCACATAAACCATAAATAAGTTTCCCCTTATAAACACTCTGCCTGATGGCAGGTTATGCGTACTTTACTGCACTGTTACCATACAACTGTTCCGACTTCAACTCGACAATGATATAAAGGCTTTTTGCATACATATCACAAGGCTGTTCTTGCTCTGACCTAACTTAAACATGTACGATAGAGCAACGGTCTGTTGCGTCAACCGAAGGTATCATGACCTGAATATCGTAGGAATCATTTCTGAATCCTGAGTCTGGTGAACTATTTAACAGAAGCCCACTACCTTTTAGATGGTGAGTAGTTCACTTTTCTCTCAGCCTTCTTTAATTTTTTGTAATTTACAGCAATACAAATATCGCAAGCGATTACAATTATTACCGCAACTGCCGAAACCACAATTGATATAATTGTCATTATATCCATGTCTTACACCTCCTTAAAATATGTATTTTATTATCCAATTGCACCGAGTTTCTTAGTGGTTGACAAGCATTGTGGACAAACTGATTCTCTAAATACAGGATTACTAAAAGCTCTGATTGAATAAATGTCGGTTTCAAAAACACAACCACACATTCTACACTCAAAACTGACTATACTGCCATCCTGATGGAACAACTTCGTCACACAATCTGTACCGTTTTTAATAATCTTAATCATTGTATTCCTCCACAAAATGTTCACATTCATCTCTCTAAAACACATTCTTTGGTATTAAACCCAGCAGCACCTTTATGACCGCCACCGCCATACAACATAGCAACCTTTGAACAATCAACCTTCGTTGAACGCAGAGAATATCTCCATTCGTGACCATTGAAAACAAAGCCAATCAGCATATCATAATCGTCAATGTTATTAATAACAAAATCGTCACTACTCATCATTCCCATGTTGACAGCAAAGCATTTGTAACCGTTAAATATAACATCAAAACCGAAAGCTTTACAATAGTGTTCCATTGTTTCTTTTCGATACTTAATTCTTGAAACACCTTCCTTAATTAAAGCGTCTGTAGCACCATAATCATATACAGAATCATTTAATTTCATCCAACAATTACTGAATGGAGCTGTGTTTGACAGTGCCTTGAATCCTGCGTGAAATTCTTTGGTCAAATGTCCATACTTGAAACTCCACACATCGTAATCAGCTATCAGTTTTGTAAACATCGGAGCATCTTCCGTCATACTCTCCTCGAATGGTTTAATATCGCCAATGCCTCTATCTGTCATATGCTTCAGATAACAATATGTAAGCATACATCCTGCTACTCCGTCATATCTGATACCACGAATTTCTTTATCGTAGTTTTTATACTTTTTAATAGCTGAAATATGGTGGTCAATCCAAGTAACATTTGGTGTGATTTCGAGAAGTCTGTCCATTTCGTTTGGCTCGATTGAGTAATCGACAATATACACTGTTTCATTTTTCTTAATCTTATCAAATGGAAATTCTCTACCGTAATCCATTTCTATGTAACCAATATATTCCTCGACATAAGCAAGTTCCTTAACCCAGAAACCTGCACACTCGCCGTCAGCGTCATTATGATAAACTATTTTCATTTTTTACCTCCTACTCAATTGCTTCTAACATTTTAAGTGTATCAAGGATTTCCACTTCATCGTTTGTAAAGACTACATTATCTATATCCCAATCTAACATAGAGGTGTCAACACCATCGTTTTCCAACTGATAGCTAAACAATTGTTTGTCAGAGTGCATACCGTGTATACCGCAATCATCTTCATACTTATACATTGTAAAGTCATATACTTTGTCCCTAAAAGTAAGCTCATATTTGATTGTTTCATTTTCATAAGTTATCGCAAATTTTGCCATTATTTAACCCTCCTTAACTTCCATTAAAAAAATATTTCCATAATTTTTCTACCTCTTTTTTAATAAAACCGTTTTTTCATATAAATTCTATCATAATTATTATTGGAAAAATAGGCATTATAAATGTTCGTGAACAGTCTTGAGGTTTTACGACTATATTTGCCAACTTCATAAACAGTACGCTCATAAACAAAACCTAATACAGTTGCATTGGTGTTTTTAAATGCGATTATTGGCATAACCCAATAATCAACATTACATATGGAAACATTAACATATGAATCCATTGTTATAAAATTTTTGAGATAATGGTCTTTCACCCATTCAATATTGTGTCCTTTACATTGTAAAGCATTAACAATTTCATTAGCTGTGATGACATCTAACATAATTTTAACCCTCTTTTTTAATAAATTTGAGTTTTTTCACCCAACACACGGTTTGCACCGTGTCATAACTTTCAAGCCAATCTACAATAATATCCGTATTTACAGTACAATTGAAGCAATGTGAATAATCGCCATTTGATTGATTATTGCAATAGTCACAAGGATCACTCGAAACACCATTAAAGATGATATTTGCCATTTCGTCAATTGACATCTGTTTGATTTTTTCAAAGTTTGTCATTTTCTTTATCTCCTAAAAGTTCTGGATTATCATAGATGTTGCCGATAACTTCAACTGTACATTCATATTCATTCCAAACACTCTGGGCAAGTCCAATAGCACAAACAACTGTGTCATATTTAGAGCCCTCTTTAGGTACATTTATACACAAAGTACAAAACTTATGATAAATTACAGTTAAATAATTATAGCTTTGATTAGGACTACTGATTTTAATGATATCTCCTTCAAACATTTCCGTATCATTTATATCAGTCATATCGGTACAGCTTCCTAAAGTATCCAAATCAATAAATTTAGGTATAATACATCCAGATTCTGTTCCAGTGAGTATGCAAGGATGTAATCCGCAACATTTAGGATACAAAGTGTAATAGCCATACACCCATTCACCTGTATTTTCTTCTTTAGCTCTATATGATTTAATCATTTAATTTCTTCACCGTCCTCAATAGGTAAAGGCTGACTCCAGCACTTAACGCATGCATTGTCTGTTTTCCCGCAATCTTCTATCTCATTCAGTCCTAATTCATGTGGACACATCTCTTTAGGCGTTCCATTAGTATTGAGCTGAGTATTTGGAAAGGTTTTTAAAAGCTCCGTAAGATATGTTTTCGGTGGGTGCTCATCGCTCCACCTCTGTACAGCCTTAACCGCCTTTTCAGGATAATACATTTCCAAACACCCACACGATAAACTTTCAGATGTATCGTTATTTTCGCTACATAAAGGACAGTCTCTACAGTTAATTTTACATATTCCACTCTTTGTTCTTTTAGTTATCCTCAACTTTTCGTTGAAGTAATTCTCTGTTTTAGAGCAATCAATCATTTTTTTGCACCTCTATACTATCTTGTTTAAATGTTGAATTTATTCTTGGTTTTTCTCAGTTAAATTCCAATAAAACCTCACTTTTATATAATATATTCCCAAATATCTGGTAAATTATCATCCGGTATAAATTCCAACTCTTCCCTACAACAATACCAGCCAGAATGGGACTCAGCTGCTCCGTTACAGTCGTGTAAGTAATTGTGAGAATGCGAAAACTCAACAGCTATCGAATAATTATTGTTGTTAATAGCACACACTCTGCCTACTACTCCTACATACGGAAAATCAGGATAGTCTGATAGTATTGTTGGAAGTATTTTAACCCTATCTCCAATTTTAAAAAGTTGGTTTTTCTCTACGGACACTATCAATCACATCCTTTGTATTATTCTTTCCAAAGCTTTGGTTTATCATTTTCATCAACAAGCAAAGTCATTGTTCCTTTATTATATGCTGCTTCTGATTTTGCGTACATTACTTTAGTTTCAGTATCATACACTATCCCTGCATCTAAACAACTATTCCATCCTACACGCACGAACATATTACCTATTCTATCTGATGTTTCGTCTGTACCGTTTATAGATGTACAACCAATCATTAACATTGAGATTGTTGCAATAATCACAACACAAGCAAGTATTCTTTTCTTCATTCTTCTACCTCCACCAATTTACCGTCTCGTAAAGTGTAATATGTATCTGCTTTAATTTTATCTCCATCAACTCTTGCCATCTTTGCACCAACAAATTCCCATTCTTTTTTATCGCCAACATACCGCCATTCAGCACATACGATATGAGAACCAATACAGCCTTTTGCTTTACTTTTATAACCCCACGCTACCGCAACAGCTGTAGAATTATCAACTGAGGACGCTCCGTAATTACCTGTAGCTAAGGACGCTCCGCAACTACCTGTAGCTGAGGACGCTCCGTAATCACCTGTAGCTGAGGACGCTCCGCAACTACCTGTAGCTGAGGACGCTCCGTAATTACCTGTAGCTGAGGACGCTCCGCAACTACCTGTAGCTGAGGACGCTCCTTTATAACCTGTAGCTTCTTTTTCTTTAACAGTTTTAAGTTTCACAAAATCAATTGCAGCTTGTACAAGCCCAACTATACTCAATTTTGCACCTATTTTAATCTCTGTTGAGGCTACTTTTGAGTCACCACTATGTGTTGAAAGAACACCACTCTGTTCGACTTCGTGATATACACTCGTATTTGGTGAATAATACGACAGACAATCTAATGGATGCTCACAAGCATGAAAACCTTCTTTACATACTTCAGCTTTATCAGTGGTATAAGTTTCACCTTCTTTATACTGAAAGCCTCTGCAAGTCATATCTTTATTAAAACCTTTGTAACTTTTAACTACTTCTAACATTATGTATTCTCCTTTATGCTTTTAATTTTTTAACCACAATTGTGGGTTTTGGAACTTTCTTCCTTTTGAGAATCATTGTCATTCTGCGATGCTCAATTATTGTATCTTTGATATTTATGTATATCATATTCGCAATGAATGGAATGAACAAAATCAATAATTCGCCACCGAGCATTTCTGATTTCCGTTCATTCACTGCTCCTAATCGAGCGATTATAAACAACGGAATTGTAATGGAAATTGATATTGCACTTATCCAGAATCGCATTCTATGTAGTTCAGCTTTTAACTTCTTCATTGGATTCTTTCCTTTCTTTTATTTGGACGGACTCAGTTCATTCTAATGAACAACCACAGACCGTTATGGTGACGCTTATCCGTCATGCGTCAAGGAGGTTACAAAATGAGTTTGTGCCGATTGCACTCACTTGTAAATGGTGGACTGTCAGGGAGTCGAACCCTGTACCCGCAAATTATGAGTTTGACGCTCTAACCAGTTGAGCTAACAGTCCATATGGTGACACAGAAGAGATTTGAACTCTCACTGTGCAGATTTTAAGTCTGCTGTCTCTGCCGTTGGACTACTGTGTCATATTCGGTATTGTGTAGATTGAAGGCTGATGGAACAACAGTTAAGGGACACCACCGTTCCATTCAATGCCAAACTGAGTAACTGATCAGTATAAAGTCTTTCTACCATGACAGTAGATTTTTATTTTGAACCGCAAGGTTATAAAGCTACACAATACCGTTTGGCTGAGCAGGTGGGAATTGAACCCACGATACTGGAGTCAAAGTCCAGTGCCTTAACCGCTTGGCGACTGCTCAATATATAAAACCGTAAGCAAAAGAATTTCTGAAAAACTTACGGTTGATTTTCACAACTAATAAACCAACTAAAAAAGGAGATAAATTAAATATATATAAAATCAGATTTCCAAGCCAACACCATATTTTTCAACAAAATCATCAATCTCCTTTTGCTGAATATTAATATAGGCAGCCGTTATTTTTTGGCTGGAATGACCAAGAAATTCTGATGTAATTTGAAGTTCTTTGACATCCGTTGTATGATCTACAACATTTCGGGCAATTGTCTTTCGTAAACTATGTGTTCCATAATGTTTACAAAACATTTGTGGATTTTTACTATGCAGTTTTTTTGTTAATCTCTGAATGACTTTTCTCATTCCATCCACTGTATTTGGTTCATCTGGAGTAAAGCACTTAGGAAACAGCCAATCTGACATTTTTAATTTACAATTTCCATGAAGTTGATTATATTTTCCTAATTCACGGAAATAATATTGTAAAGCTGATTTAGCAAAAGAGTTAATTTTCACATGAGCATATTTCTTGGTTTTTTGCTCATGTAAATTAATGTATTCCCCAACACTTATCCCATTAGGACTGATTTGCAAAACATCTCCAACCTTTAAACTTACAATATCACCTGCTCTTCGAGCTGTATTTACACTCAATACTATATAAAGGTAATTTCTCAAACTGTTTATATAATATTTTGAAGGTTTTAAAAGCTCTTCAAGCATAAGCCTTACTTCATTGGGCGTGAAAGCATCAGTGCTTTTATCAGTAATTTTCTTTGTACCTAAATAATTATTGTCTACTTCAATACAATCAATTAAATTTTCGTTATCGTTAAAGTGTAATTCATCCTCATTGTCCATTTGTTCAAGATAACGATTTATTTCAACAACATTATCAAGATAACTTTCCCTGCTTATTTCAGTATTATCATTTGTAACAATGTTAATATCGGGAACATATTGCTCTTTGAATCCAATCAAAGCTAATTGCTGACTCATATATTTTCACTCCTTATTATATATTCCAATTCTTATTTTAAAAATTACAAGTGACGGTCATTGATATGTATTTTTTTGGCTACTAATCTTGTAGCCAAAAAAAATATAAATTAATCATAAGTTAAAGTATGTTCGCCATTGTTTATATCTGTTGATCATTTTTCCTTTATCAAAGTCATTTCTTGGTTCAGGAAATCCAAAACTTAATAAAACTTTTGTATTAACTTGTTTGGGTGTAACAGATAAAAATATAAAATTATCGTTAGCTTTATCATATTTGTAACATCGTTGATAAATGCCCGACCAACGAAACTGATAAGAATTAATACCACAATTTTTCCAAAGATTACGAATAAGAACCGTATCCAATTTTGGATATAACCTAAATATTTCAGCTAACATATCCGGAACTGCAAATGCAATGTTTTCAAAATTGACGATATTATTATTAGTACCCAAATGTTTAACAGAACAATCTGCCTCTTTTGCAGTTACATTTGCCCCATTAAAGTATAATAAAGCAAATATCATAGTTAAATCCCGATGAATCTTACTTTTAAAATATTTACTCCAATCCTCAGATATAATACTGTAGGTTGTCCATTTCAGTGTTGGAATAACAGTCGGTACAAATACATCAGCTTTAAAGTCAATTATCAATTTTGGAATTGGTCGTTTTAACACTTTAAAATATTCCATAATTAATAATTTATTTCTTATAATATCTTCTGTATATTTTTCATCTTGTATCTTGGATAACACATCATATTCATTCCAACACCATATGGGGGATTTATCACAACATTCTTTGTCAGATATATCTTTCAATTTATATAGCATTCTATGAATAACATATGTTGTATCTAAGTATAAAGAATGATACTCCTTTGTTTTTGCTTGACAATTTAAAATATTCTCTAATACTTGAATTTTTCCTTTTTGATCAAATAATATTTCTTCAATAATTGATTGACCTTTACGGTCATTATCACACATTCCCATTAACAAACAGCCTTTCACGATTATTAATACATATTATACCAATATGTAAGGCAACTTGTCAAATACAAAATAGAAAAGTAAATCAATTATTTCTCAAGCAATTATCTATCACCTATGAAGATTGCTGTATAGATGTACAAAACAATTTAATCCCATCATGTTAATAGCACAAAGGCGAGCGTCTTTTAATTCACTCTCAGTCAGTTGACCAATCTTATATCCTAATTGATTTTGATTAATTGTAGTAATCTGTTCCCCTAAGATTATCGACTCGCTTCTCAAACCATTTATGTCATTTGGTTTTATTTTCATATGCGTAGGTAAATCTTTTTTATGTTTAGAAGTCAACGGCATAACCGTAACAATGCCACTATAATAATTACCGATATCGTTGCTAACAACAACCACTGGTCTTAATCCTGTTTGCAGAGAGCCTTGACCGCTTAAATTTGCGAAATATACATCTCCGCACTTAATATTCTTTACACTAACATTTTCTGCGACTCTCATCGCTAATCTCCTTCCTTTTGTACTTATTTTGAATTTACATAAGTTTTAGTGAGTGGATAATACCCTCACCATTCGGCAGCAAAATCTACCGTTATAATCCATTCACTAATTATCAAACTAAATCAATGAAGTTGCTACCGAAATAAATGACATTTGACCGTCATTTATTCATCGCTTTTATTCTTCTATTGTTTATGTACTAATAATACCACTATCAAGCATTGTTGTCAACACTTTTTTTAAAAAAAATAGAAAATTTTTCAAAATCACTTAAATTACTTTTATGCACTTCCATTTTAGCTTTTAAACTTGCTTTCTGCACATCTTGAAACATTCTTAATTTATTTTCTATAATATAAAAACAATAAGATACATAAATTATACAATCTTCGTTGTCAGGTTCAGTTGGCAGATAGCCTATTACATATGCTTTTCTATCCGTTCCCTTTACCGTACAAACAAATTGACGACATTTTATATACTTGCAAGCCATCTGATATTCTTCTTTCGGTATAAAGTCGCTAAGTGGGGATTCTCCTATGTAGGTCAAGTTCTCAAAATCATAACTGCAATAATCACTAAAACATAAATCAACCAAGTTTGTAAATGTTTCATCATCACATTTGAGTGACTGGTCTAAACATTTGCATCTGCAATTCATTTCAAGATTGTTGCTTATTTGTGGTTTACAAGCCTGATTTCTGGGCATTATGATACCGTTATCAAGGTATATTCCCCAATTGCAACATTCATTGAATAAGTTAATTGTGTTGTTCATTATACCCGCTTCCTTTTGTTTTAAAAATAGAACACTTGTTCGATTACTTAATTTAATTATAATCAAAAAATTCTATATTGTCAATGAGTAAACCAACATTTATCAATCAAATCTTTGGCTCATCATCATTTCTGTTTTTAATATATTGATTTAAATATTGTTTATTATTTTTTTTGATCTTATGGTTTGCATAATTTTCTTTACTCTTTTCCCACAGAATTAAGATAATAAACCCTATAATACACACTAAAGTTATCATGATTCATCACCATATTTATATTAGGTTTAATTCTTTAGTTAAGCGTAAAGCTATTACTGATTTAAAATTTCTTACAGGTACAGATACAGTATTCATTCCATTGCCATATATTGCATGATTACCATTCTGCCTCAGAAAACTATACCCATTATTCCTTAACTTTCTTAAAAAGGCTCTTTCACTTACCTGCTTCAATTATAAATTTCCTCCAATTCTTGAATAGTCGATGACAAATCATCAAGTAAATCCTCAAAGTTATCATAGGACTCACAGTTCTCTTCATATCTTTCTGAGTTTTGCAAATTTTCAGGAACAGAATCTAAATACTCTTCTTCTTCAGAAAGAATATTTTCGAGCTTGCCAATACATATATTAATAGAATCTATTTCTACCTTAATTTTCTTTCTTCTTAAATTGTTCATATATATTTATTCACCTTTCACTATTATTGTACAAAATTTTCCTATCCAAATTCAACCCACAAAATATGGAAATAATATTGACAAAATTCTCCCAATAGTGTATCATCATGTTAGGCTTTGAAAAATGGGTAGGCTAACGCTGACCATCTTTCGATAGCTTACTTGGTATAGACATCACCAGATTTTCGCAGGTCGGAGTGATGTCTATTTTTTTATGTATAAAACCTTTGTTTTATATTTCTTCCGGTACATAATGTTCGTACCGCAGTCTATTTAACAATTCTTCCAGTGTAATTGACAGAGCATATTCTTTGTCTGTCATACCGCCTATAATAGATTTTTTTAAACTAAATCTACTTACTATCTGTATGTCAGGCGAATTTGCAACAGAGCGAGACGAAATAACAACATAACATTTCAAATCTTTACCATAGAGCCGAATGTCATTTTCTACCCTTTCTATCATCTCAGTATGATTAACTTCGATTGGTTTATTGTTATTGTCAAACCACGGCATTTAACACCCTCCTTATTACTGTCTGAGCATAAGCGTCAGTTTTAGCTTTCTCGTCAACATATTCCACCTCGGAATTAGAGAGATTGATTTTCGCAATCACTTTACCTTCTTCGTTGGAGTTTGTTGTTCTCCAAGCGTCAATATACATTATATTTTTATCATAATCAATAAAGTTGCTTCTAATTTCTCTATATTTACTTTGCATAAAGCTACATTCCTCCTTATAAAGAATCTGTTCTCAAACAAGAATTTTATTCACTATGTTTGTCATACCAAGCGGATTTGTTGGTTAGATAAAGCACAAAATCTTCATCTTTATATAAGTCCAATAAAGTATCTTCATACTCTTTGTCGTTACACCAATAAATTCTCCAGTACACACATTCTGGAAAATCCTCAGAAAATTTATTTGGACAATCTTCATATGACCAATAAAAATTACAGGAATTTAATTCGTAGGCTAAGGCAAAATATCCAGAACCATCTTGCAATGTATAAGTTCCTTCATCACAACAATAGTCGTTATTATATAACTCATATGTAGGTCGCTCATAAGAAACCTGAACACTGCTCATAACATACAGCATAGTCTTATAGTCTGACACTACTTCAATGATGTTTGATGCTATACATTTGTCAGTACACAACTGATACGGATTATGTGTTTGAACAATAACATCATTAGCTCTAAACCTAACATACAAATGTTCGCTATCTTGATTCATTTCTTCAAACGCTTCATTGAAAAATTTATTCCGCCACACTTTGTCAGTTGCCGCTTTATAGTAGTTGATGATGTAATAATCAACAAACTGCATTGAAGCAATATCTTTAACGGCAATGATTTCAGAGTTTGGCAATACATCAAGATTAGGATTACAAATTAATCCACTATCATCAAGTTGCAGCCGTATTGCCTCATAGTTTTTGTCATATTCAATCGTCATTTTAAATTCCACCTTTTTAAGTTGTGCGTCTGTCGGGGATTGTGACCGTCTAACCGTCTGCATTACCCGACACGAAGGTCGGTCACTCTGCGATTTCTTAACATTCGATTCCATTAACTTTTGCGAAAGATTCACCAAACTTTTCATAATGCTTTTTTTCATATTCAGTGAAAAATTCTTGATCTTCGCATAGTGCAGGCTGTGCATCCAGTTCTTCTCTGATTTCGTCATCCATATAAGTTTCAGCAAGTTCAAAATCAACCGCTTTCCCATTCTCGCTGACAACATAGCCGTCAAGCATTGCGACATAGCTATCAATTATTTCCATTCCGTCTGGTTCAAGTTCTTCACCTTTATCATCAAAGTTGATTTCTCTGATTCTTAATTCATCCGTTTCAATTTTTCTGCCACGCTGTTTTGATGCGCATTTTTCCTTGTTCGCATTGAAGATTTCCCTTGCCTCTTCAAGTGTTTCAACTCTTGCAATTTCTTCAAAAAATTCACCATATTTCTGCAATGCGATTTGTTCTTCGATTTCACTTTGCGAGAGATAACCGCCGTGTGTTCTGATTTCAATTCCTTTTTCAATTTCGATGATGTAATTTGTTTTCATAGTGTTTGCTCCTTTTTTGAAAAATCAGCAATTGAGCCATATTCTTCTTCGCAAAAATCAGATATCAACCGTTTTGCATCCTCAATTGTATATTTTCTCATTTTGTATTCTCCATTATTATATCATAATATCAACAATATTTCAAGTGAAACTCGCTAATATTTTATTATTTTCCACAATGTTAAGCCAATCTATCGGTTCTTTTGTTTTCCTGTCTGTGAGTAAACCTTTTCTCAGTAAGGGCAACAGAGTATTAAGATGAGTTTTGGCTTCGATATATGTTCCAAACAATCCGTAGGGTACATATGTGTCAGCATCTTTATTATAACCTTCAACACTAAACATGCTTTCTTTCTCATTCACTTTACGCACTCCTTTTCAATTCTTTAATCACTCTCTCCAACATTCACGGGCTTGTCTTGCGGCGGTTTCGTTGATTTCATAGTATTTCATTTTATTACATTCCCTCTTTATCTACAATTTGATTGATAACATTTTTGCACTCTGCAACAATTTCTTCTGTTGTCCATCGTTTTTCACATTCTCTGTAAATACCAAACATATTTATATAAGGATTCGATGTATAATCACCGTAGTGATCATAATCCCATCCAATATACCATTTACCATTAGCTCTTTCTGTGTCTACAGCAGATAAGTAATCTCTACCGTAAGTTAATCCTCCATGACAGTCAATATCATTTTCATGATAATCTTTGTTTGCCAATGAAGTGTTTGATACATCTACATAAGCACACGGATGTGTCCCATAACTAACAACATAAAAACAAAAACCTTTATAATCTCCTGCTGCTAAAATTTCTCCTTTGTTGTTTCTGTTATGTGTGTATATCATCTGTTTCATTTTATTACCTCCGTTGAAAATTTTCGTCTATAAAGGCTTTTAACTCATTAAAATATCGGTTTTATTTTTAGTCGTCATCTTCTGTACATTCATTAAATTCAGCATACAATGTACTTATATACAGCTAAATAAATATCATAAATTTTATTTTGACACCATTCCATATCTTCATATACATCTTTCATATCATAAGGTGCTCCATTGCTTCCGTGTCCATCTGAATCTAACCAAAGATATGTTTCATAAGATACATCAAAATTATCGTAATAATCATAAACATTATCACAGAAACATTCAATGTTATTTCCTTTTTCGATTGATAAACTACACTCCTGTCCTTCAGGTGAGAAAAAAGACAACTCCACATAAGCACTTTTGTCATCTTCAGATATTTTTATATCATCGCTTATAAGAATATCAATTAACTTATCTGGTAATTTATACATTGTTTATTCCTCCTTGTATAGTGCGATTTGTGTACACACACATTGCAGTTCATTTCAATTTCAACTGTATCTTTTGGTATATCAAGTGCTTTGCAAAGTGCAATCCAATCTCTTTCATTTTTAAAATCATCTTTCCATAGCATTAAACTTTTCATATTCAATCGTCCACCTCCTCATTGTCTTCCTGATAAATAAAATCCAATAAGCTGTCCATAGAACAATCGAATAACTCAGCAAAAGCTTCCAAAATAATATTTTCCGCTTTTTCGTCATCACGATACCTATTCAATAAATCGTTGCACACTCCAATAGCGTCATCTACATCAAGACTTATTTTCTCTTTAAATTCACCATAGTCCATTACTTTCTCTCCTTAATTTCTTAATATAATGTTATATAAACAAGTTCGAGTTTTAATCTCTGTTTGCCGTAATCAAATCATTATTATATAATTAATGCTATCTGAATCCATCTGAACCTTACAGTCTTGTTTCTTAAACCAATTTGCAACTTCTGGTGAGATTGTTCTCCCTACACCTAATTGCACCAAATCGTGCCAAATATATGGTATAGTTTCATATTGTACTAAAGTTAATTTATTTTTTCTCATATCCACAGCATTATCAATTGATTTCCATTTTATAAAGATTGCTTCTGTTTTTTTATTAGCTCTATACTTTTTGCCGTCATACCATTTATATAACATTTTTTGCACCTCATTTATGAATATAACTATTAAACAATCTTAAAAGTAATTACTTACAGATACACTTTACGCAACTCCATATCTGATAATCCGATTGTTCCATCAAGAAGATTGTATAACATATTATATTGCTCATTCTCATTAGTAGCATTGTTTGAAACGAAATCAAGAATATTACTAATCAGTCGATAACTCTCACCAGTTATATTGAAATTTTCTTCAATGTACAACAAAAACTCTGATTTATTCATTTATATTTTCTCCTTATCATTTATATTTCTCCTTAAAAGTGCCGTTTTAATCTTCTCTGAATGTACATTTAAGTTCTTTATACCCAACCGGAATATCATCTTCAACGGATATAGCACACCAAGCCCAACCGCCAACTTGATCTTTATTGATGCCATAATAATCTCCGTTACCCAAACCGTTGCCAATAGCGGTTAACAGTGGTAATGGGTGAATAACCCAACCGCAGTTATTTGATCTCAACTTATAGTCATCACAATTAAGATAGATTTTCTTAGTGTGATTAACAAGATACTTACCGTCAAGATACAGCTCATCTTTATGTATTTCTTGTGTTTTAGAGTTTTCTCCCCAAGCAATTTCATGAAGCTTCGCCACATCTATACCGTCTGGAATATTCAAACCATCGGCACTATATGCATAATCACCTACCCACGCAACTCTGCAAGGGGTAAGGTTTTCATACAACAGTTTTGTTAACGAACAAACAAACGGATTAAGCCACCAAGAATGCTCAGTTAACTTAGCAGGAGTGTATTCACCGTCAACTTTTCTGTCATAGACGACTTTTTGTTCGTTTATTTCTATTACTGCATAATAATACTGTCCCATAATCAAACCTCCCTATACATTTTCTTTGCGGTTGGTACACCATACTCTTGAACAAGATTCCAAAGCACATCCAACCCTTGTATATCTATATGCAAAATTTCTGTCGAATCTACAACACCTTGCAACCAAGCTTGTGCTGTTTCATCTGCAATATTCATGAATTTCCCATATATCTTTTTGCCAGCGTCTGACTTTAAAAGAACAGATAAATCTTTGGAATAAATTTCTTTCCTTATATACTGTTGTTTCTTTATGATACTTTTTGATCTCCCCATCTTATTACATAACCTTCTTCCGTTTTTTCTTTATACATGAGGTTCTGCAACATATTACTATCCACTCCAAAACGCTCATATAATTCATCGTCTGTCAAATCCTGATCCTTCATAAACAGATTCAATTTATCTTTTACAAGAATCATTTTTAACAGATTACTTTCAATACTATTCTCATAAGTTACAAAATACACTTGCTTGAATTCTGTTGAAGTATAACGAATAAAGCGGAAATAATACTGACTCATGCTGGAGTTGTTCCAGTGCAATTCTGGAATAATACACTTATTCACAAAATCAATATTCATACTTGCAGATAAGCTCTGCTGTGTGCTTATCAGAATTCCGTTTGTTGTTTCTTTTAACTCTTTAACAATTTTCTTTCTCTGTTGTAATGTAGTTTCATTTCCAGTAATCACAAATACAGGTCTGCCCGGAAATGCTTTTTTGATTTCCTTTGTATATGCATCTACTACTGAAATATGACGCACACCAATAGCAACTCTTTCATCAGAAAATTCGCCTAAAAGTGATAATACAGTTTTGAATTTTTCCGGCATTATTGACTGATTGTACTCTCTCAATGTCTGAGGCGCAGCGCAAATCTTCAAAAGTACAAGCAACTGATTCAAAATTTTCAACATTGCATCTTTCCGGCTATTCCCAGTTTTCGCAAACAGATATTCCATTTTATAGAACTCATCCAATGCAACCTTATACAGACATTTCTCTTCTTCTCCCATTTCACAAGCAATCTGTTTAATCTCATAAAGCTGTTTGCCAGTAATTTCTTCAAATGTGCGTGTGATAATCGTCTTATCAATCATCTGTTTCAAAATGTCTGCATTAAGAATATCTTGTGTGAACTGAGATACACCAAATACAGTGATTTTTTCTGGAATATGACTCGCTGCAAATAACTTACTACCCTTACGATATGCTGGATATGGCTGTAAATAATATTCATTTATCTGGTCTTCCAGTTCTCCATCTTTGTTGCGTTCCATAATATACTCACATTCAGACAGCATATTGATAGAATTGTTGTACAATAATTCAAACTGAGGATAAATTTCAGTGATATTATTCCTTGTGCTTGTACCCGTCATCAGTGTTTTATATTTCAACCGGCGAAAAGCATTTAATACGGCTTTTGTCCGTTTACTGTCCTGATTACTCATATTATCCGATTCGTCAAAAATCAAAACGGCTTTCTGGCAGATTGATTTTACATATCGCTTGATGAATTTATGATATTTACACATCATATTTAAAGTGATAATTACAAATTGACCTTCTTTGATATTTTGAATATCTGCAAGGCTTCCAATCATAACAAAATCAATACCGTACTGATCCAATACATCCTGCCAATTGTTCTTGATTGAGATTGCCGTACTCACAATAAATACATTTTTCACATGATCGTGCTGCAAACGATATTTACCTATTGCAATTCCGGCGAATGTTTTACCGCTTCCCTGTTCCCACTGTATGAAGCTATACGGTTTCTGAATAAACAGATTCAGATCCGCTTTCTGAGCATCATTCAGCTTTATAGTTCTTTCATCATCCGTCAATGTGAACTCATCAAGCCACTTTGCTATTTTTTTGTTTGGTTGCATTTCAGAAAATGGCATATTCTGGATATCATACATCTTTCGCTTTTTATTCACGATCTTATCAATCCATTTTGACTGAAAATGCCCCATTGAAAAGCCTTGCAACACAACATCATTTATAGATGTAAAATCGCCATTATACTCAAATGTATAATTGTTTTTAATAATTCTACCAGTTCTATCAAGTTTTGGATTCTGTGAACATAACGCCATTTTTAAATGCTTAATAACATCTTTCGGCTTGATTTTAAGTTGTTCCCATTCGTCCCATTTGATATGATCCGGTTTTTTCTGTGTCTTATATCTATTGACATATTCACAACATTCTGCATACTGTCTGCATGTTTTCGGGTTTCGTTTGATATCATACAGAAGTTTCTCAACCTTAAAGCTCCACGCTTCATCGTCTTTGCTATTTCTTACGGTTTCCAGAAAAATCTTGTTTTTAATCTGTTCTCTTTCTTCTGTAATAGGCTTTAAATACTGCTCCCATACTTCATCGGAAGTAACGCCGGAAAGTATCTCTGTACTATATGAAACTTCTTTCGTATATTCAGATTTTTTCTGAAAGAACACTATTTTGGTTTTGTAGTTCTCAACACCCAAATGCTTAAAAGTATTCTTGTCAAGTTCTACTTGGCAGATAAAATTAAAATGCTCATTCATTCCGTCAATCATGCCACCATCAGAGAAATCATCAGCACAAAACGACATAGGCACGATAATAGCCATAATTCCAGTTGGTTTTAACAGTTCCGCAGCTTTCAGACAATAATAATATTCTGACAAATAGCTGCTATCATCTTTTCTCCACCTCAGATTATACGGTGGATTTCCCAGAATATAATCAAAAGTAATTTTCGGCTCATAAAAACGAATATCTGTATTTTCCAGTTTTGCATCTGGATAAAGGTGTTTTGCCACTCTGTACGGCTTCCCGTCTAATTCGCAACCGTAAAAATTCGATTCAACCGGCGCACAACTAATAAATGAACCATGTCCACAAGTAAGATCTGCTATCAAATCAGTATTTGAAATATGTAAGCAATTATAAATCCATTCAACCAGTTTATAAGGCGTAAAGAACTGTCCTTGCTCAATATCTGCTTTCGCTCTCTGATAATCATAGTAACTATCATAGTTGTTGAACTCTAAACCATGAAGCCCACCTAATCCAGTATATGCATTGAAAATATCATCTTTTGAAATACCTGTTTCTGCTTCTGGCAAATCGTTATTTACAATATATTCAATTTTTGTATTGATATCTTCCCTCATTTTCTGTGGGATTACTTCATTTGTACATTTATACTTCATAACTTGTATATCTCCATTCAATTACATTTATTATCGTGTATATGATTCCTCCTAAATAAGTGTATACCCACACCATTCTCTTGCGAATTTACGGCAAAATTCTGCATCTGTAAAAGTAACATCAACCCTTCCATTCTTGAAGAGTTTGATATGCTTGACTCCGACCTCTGGTGCTGAAAATCCATTCTGGAAATCATCCTCTTCAAGTCTTATAGAATAAGAGCTATATAGGCGATCCAGTGAATAAACTTGTGTTTTTTCTCCATATGTATTAAATGCCAACGCATCAATAAAAGCACATAACCATTCTGTACCACCGAACTTGTAATGATCAAAATATTTTTCTTTACTACAATAACCACCTGTATATGTGAATTTATTACCTTTTACTTTAATTTCCCATGTATCACGATAGCCGTTATAACATTTTTTTTGCAATTTATCTTTTATTTCTTTGATAGCCTTTTCTTCAAAACTCATACCGCCTAACTGGTCAAAAATTTTGTCAAGCACTACATGGTAGTCAATGAAGTCAACAACAAGCTCTTTGATAGGTTCTGAGTCAGTGTATCTGTAATATTCTCTATCCAGATCATATTTATCAAAATTGTTTTCAAGTTGCACATTATACTTATTTGAAAAGTAACTGAAAATACCGCTTATATAGCTATTTTGAACATCAGAAAGCGATTTTGGGACACCAAAATTCCCGACTAAAAAAGAAGAATACTTGTAATTTTTGCGGTCTTCTTCTGAATATGATTCATTTTCTGCCTTATAGATATCATAAACAGACTTGTAAACTGCAATTGCTCGTTTGTATAATTCCTCTCTGTGAGTCAACCATGCTTGGTCTTCCTTGCTGATCCTATCAGATTTCTTAATTTGAAAGTTTCCGAATTTATCTGTAATTCCCATTTTATAACTCTCCTTTATGCTTTTAATTTTTAGCCTGATTAAACCTCCCTAAGCCACCATATACACAATATAGTTCTTATAGAATTTTTCGTCAAAGTCATCATATACTTCTGTTCTCTGAATTAAGAAATGAATTCCATGTGTATTTGTGTAACTGAAATATTTTTTCGTTCCAACCTGATTAAAGTCAAGGCGACTTCCATCACTAAACACAATATAATTACTATGTTCTTCTGTTACGGTTCTGCGTTTGACAATTTTGTTAATGGTCGTAATTCGTTCCATAGCGTTAATGCATGTTCCATCGCTATAGTAGAATCCACTATCAACTAAAATGGTTTCATTATTTGACAGAGTTTCAATAAACTCCTTTTTAGTTATTTGAGTCATAATTAAATCTCCTTCAGTTCTTCCTCTAACTCGGCAATGTTTTCTTTAATTTCTGCAATATCATTGATTAAAGAATTGTGATCGTCTTTGTAAGATTCTATCCAAATTCTCTCACGCTCGATTTCTGAAACATCTTCACAATCGGCGTTATAATCTTCATCTAAAGCTTTTAAGTCATCTTCTAAATCAGCAAGCTCTGATTTAGCTTCTTCGATTTCAGATTCAATCTCCGATTCTGTTCGTAAACCTACCCATTCATAAACCGTTTCTGAGTCAAACCACAATAAATCATTTAACTCTGTTTCATCAATTCCTTCAGGGTAGTTTTCTTCAAGAACACTTTCCAATTCCTCGCACTTGCCTTCACGGCGTATTCTGTCAAGAGTATTAACTGCTCCGCTCCAAGCTTCAAATGTATTTAAATCCAATTCACTATATATTCTCATTTTTTAACACTCCTCTTCGTGCCAATGTAATCCTCTTGCTTCATAAAGAGGTATCCAGTGTGCTTCGTAAAAATCATATCCTGCTCCATCAATGCCGAAGAAATACCCGAACTCTCCTGAGTAAAAAATTCTGAAGCCACATTCTGACATTAATTTAATGCCGTCATAGTCTGACAACCATTCATCATCCAGACCATTGCCAAACGACCACATCGTTCCCCACATCGGCAATAAGTCATATCTTTCAACCTCAAAATCAGAAATACTTAAAGTGATTTCTGTTCCATCATCAAGGTTAATTGTATAATCATTATTATCAATATTGACTACCTCTCCATATGTTTCCGAATCAAAGCAATACACTCTATCGCATACACGAGGTGTTGTAACCTCCTGCCAGTCATCAATATCTATTGACATAAGTTTTGCAATAATACCACTGTCAATAGCATTAAATTCTCTTACCCATTCATGAGCTGCATCTATTTTCCGTAACATTATAATTCCTCCTTAATATCAATGAAATATTAGTTTTATTTACTGCTTTACAAAGTAAAAAGGAACACCAGACTGGTATGGATATAAAGTAAATGAATTATCACCCCATAACCTCAAAGCGTGACCTCCACCTTGTTTTTTGATAACTGCACGATATTTTCCATTTTTAATATTTTGCTGTTCCTCATAACTCATACGGTCAAAATCTGTTTTGAATAGCGTATCAATTTGTACCGGTGAATATCTAAATTTATAATCAATGATTTTCAAAATCAAAGATTTTTCCGTTTCTTTAATGTCAACGGTTAATTCATAGCCATCCCATCCGTCTTTATCTGCTTTATATACTCCGGGTTGTAACATTTGTAACATTTGTAACATTTTATTGCTCCTTATAATATTACTTTATTTGCTGTAAATTAGTTTGTCGGCTGCTCCGATAAATTCCACCACGGCTTCTCCGCCGATGAGATAATTTCCGCTTTTATTGTAAATATATTCTCTGAAGGCTTCCGTGCAAGCATTCACCCTCTGCCACTGATTTTCATTTTCCAAAAGCCATTTGATAATAGCTGTTTTCAATTCCTTTGGCATTTTATTTTCCCTCCAATACATAGCCCTGATGGCAATATCCTGTTACTTCTGATAGATAGTCTGATATTTCGTCCTCGTCTGTCATTCCTTCAGGTATATCAATTTCTGTCGGCAATTCTCCGTCATCATCATAATCGATATTCCATAATATGTTTGTTGCTTTTAACATTGTTTTACCTCCTTAAAATTCTTCTTTTATTAAATTCTTACGCAATAAGTTATATACCGTTTATCATCTTTATTTACACCGATTGTTAATAATCGTTTTCCCCAATAGCGTCTAATCAATTCGTACTGTTCTTGTAACGGGATATAATTTACTCTAAGTTTATTATATTCTCTTATAGTGTACATAGTTTTAACCCCTTTTTTTAATAAATTTGAGTTTACACCCGACACTCTGAGAGTGCAGAGGTTATTCCTCTTCACTCTCATTGTAAAATTCCTCTTCTGTCATATTAACTAATGACAGCGGTTTCCCAATTATTGGATAAGATATCATACAGAGCTATTTTTTTTAATTCCTCCTGTGTATAGTTTTCTGTTTCGATAAACTGTTTTTTCGGTTATTCCACTTTTTGGATTAGGGAAAGTTGCGTATATTTTCATATTAAGTCCACCTCTTTTAATAATTCCGCCGTTTCTAATTCCAATTCAAAATCCGTTATTTTATTTAAATAAGATATAAAATCACGCAAATAAATAATAGCATCCTCGCTCAATTCACATTGATAATTATTTATATATTTATATATAAGTTTCTTTAATACAAAAGTTTCTTTTATATTAAATTTATATACAATATATATTTCCATATTGGATTCATTTAGACTATTCCAATCAAGATTTGATATATCATCATTTCTATTTATATCGGTATAATTTGTAATTATATCGTATAATTTAAGTATTTTATTTTTAGATTTTGTTTCCATAAATAATTCCACCTTTATTTTTTAATTATTTTGAGTTTTCACCCTATCATATAACTTCATCTGTAAGATTATTTAATATACCCAATAATGCGCAATAAGTGCATCCGTTTTTATTGTACAAGTCTGTTGTAAATATTTCCGTATAGTTATCGCTCTGTATAGCTTGCAAGATCTGTTTAAAAAATAACTTGTTAAAATAACGGATATTGCTACATTCTGATTGTAATTCTGTTTTAACTGTTTTATATAATTGTTCAAATTTTTTTGTTGTCATAATATTTCAGCCTCCGATCATTACAAGAAGTTTACAACAATAATAAAAACTCAAATAAGCAGCAGTAAAAGCAACAATAGCAATTGCAAGAAATAAACTTATTTCAAGTGTTACGGCTCTGTTATGTTGTTTTTTTCGGTTTACTATGTATTTCGTGGGCGTTTTCATTGTGTTTTTCCTCCTCTTTAAGTAATAAAAAGCATTAAAAAAAGAAGCTAACGCAAGTTAGCTTCTTTACAATTTAGATTATTCAATTATTTATTTTCGGGTTTTTCGGTCTCAGTTTTTGTCTTTGAAGGTTTTTCAGCTTCTTTTTTCGGTTTATTTTCCTTTTCGGGTTTTATAGTTTTTGCACAACTATTTTTGCTCTTAATAACAAATTGTTCGTCATTGATTTTTGATTTTACAAGATTAAATAAATGTTTTTCCATCTTTTTTTCACCTGCAAAAGTGATAAGCCTTTTATTTTCAGCACATTTTGCGCAGCTATCAATAATGTAGTGAACATCTTTTTTGCTGACAAGTAAATTAAAGTCCGGAAGCATCAGCTTCAGAAGCTCAGCAAGTGCCTTTTGTATTGTATTGATTGAAACCGAAGAAGGGCGAAATACTGCAAAATCAGAGTCAGAATTAGTATTTGGCACATTTTCAAATTTTTGAATTGTTTTCGCTTCTTGCTGATTTTTTGCAAATCGGAAACAAAGAATATTAAAAAGCGTTAAAGCAAAATCATATTTTGGATCGGTCAAGTTTTTATATTTTGCTTTAATAGCTGCGAAATCAATAAATTTCGACTTTTCATTGAAATTAAAATCTTTGTCAATTTTAATAAAGCCGTTCATAAATTCATTTTTACAAATAAATTCAATTAGGCTTTTGCGGTCATTTTTAAACCGTGAAACAATTTCATTGATTTTAAAATCAGAATAGTAGTTGTTGAAATCATTACAGAAGTCAACATTTTCATTGAACAAGTCAAAATCATTATTTTTTCTTGCGTATGTAAAATTGTTTTTGAGGGCTTCTTTAATGCCTTCAAATTCTTCTTGCGTGTGTTCCTGCTGCAAATTTGTTTTTTTATCAAATTCGCAAAAGGGATTAGCTGAATAAGTCAAAATGTTTTCGGTTGTTGTTTCGGTTACTGCCGTTGTTGTGTTAGGTTTTTTCATTTTGTATTGCCTCCTAAAATGAATAATAAAATATATTTATTGTTGTTTTTTTCAAAATAGTATAATTCACCTGCGGAATTTAATACCATTTCTAAAAACAAAATGAATACAAAAATGTAAAAATATAATAGATTTGAAATCTTTTAAAAATTCGCATTCACGAAGTTTTTTATTTGAGCTTCAAAAAATTCATTTTGCAGCCCGAAAAAGATTTTTTTTGTCTATGTTTTTCAAAGATCTAAAAATAACTCAAGCACATTAAACATTAATGGATGAAGTTATTTTTTATGAGATGGGGTAGGGCTGATAGGCTCAACCCTCCAGAAGCCTTTATTTTAATTTGAATTTGACAAAAATAATAAACAATTGTATAATTCAAATATAATTCAAAAAAAACTGTGTAATGCTTATTCAAGCCGAATTTAGGGCATTAACCTGCGAACGCTCTAACAGTGACGCCGCCGCCGGGACGAAGAAGCGGGACAAGTCAACCGCCTTTTTATCACTTCGTCTACGACGATTATAACATAAAGTATGTTATTTTTCAAGTAGTATTTTACACGACGATAACATAAAGTATGACATATATTTTATGCAATATGCACAATAGTAGAAGGTGAGATAATGACAACAAATAACAATAATAACAACAATAATTTACAAAATAAATCAACATCAGCACATAAAAAAGCAAGTGCAAAATATAACAAGAAAACATATAAGACTAAAAGCGTTTATATTAAATTAACCGATTTAGAAAAGATTGATGCATACCTTCAGAAGGTGGGCATGAGCTGCACGCAGTTTTTTTATAAAGCGTTAAGAGATAACGGCGTAGATGTATAAGTATTATTGTTTATGGCAGGCAGGTGGGCAGGATCAAGAGCAAGAGCCGGCAGGAAGGAAGATAGGCAAGAAAAAAAGCACAAGAGTGCTTTAGCAAATTAAAGTGTTGTAAAAAATATAAGTATTTATTTTTTCAAAGTGCATCCGTATATACTTATAAATAATATAATTGTATAATCAATGAATGCACGAAGTTCTTTAACACTTTAATGTACTATAGTATTATAATAAATATAACTGTTTTTTCTCCCGCTCCCACTTCTTAAAAAACAGTTTAAAAGTATTTTTTTAACTGTCCGCATTTTGATGTTTTACGGACAATTAGCAAGTTTTTTAATGCCGATGAAGTAAATTAACGCAAATTGTTGCATTAAAATAAAACAACTTTCTTCAGATTTTAAGGATCAAAAAAAATCAAAAAAACTCCGATCTTATCTATCTTTTTTTGATTTTCTTAAAGTTTAAAGCATAATGCAAGAAGTAAAAAATACAATAATTTATAATTTAAGCCGCATAACGCTAACGCTTTATGCCGTGCACTAAACGGCTATATATGGGGGGGGATAGTTTACATTCCCTAAACGGTTTTCATCTCCCCTACGGGGCATAGTACACTCATCCAAATATTCGCCACCAAAAATCCAATTATGAATTTCCCCACCTCCCCTATCTCTCAAAATCCCCTATTTTTTACTCTTATATTTTTGACCACTTTTTTCCAACCAATTTAAAAATTATTAATGTTTTATAACTTCCTTAAATACCGCATATTTAAGCCATTTTTACTTATTAAACCTATACAACATTATTTTCATATCTAACTCCCTTAAACTCCCTTAAAACCTCATTGCTAAGCCATTTTCACGAATTTAACATAGAATTAATAAAAAAACGCAATTTTACAAATTATAGTATTTCCAATAATACAATTAATGTATTCTTTAGTTTTTAAGCCATTTTTTTAAATAATTTACGCTTTCAATAATTTCATAATCACAATAGATTCAATATTCAAGTTCATTACAATTCATTTTCTTAAAATACCGTATATCTAAATGCAAAAAAATACTTTATTTTTTTTTCAACTGCTATTTCTGTAACCATATACAACTTTTAACTTATTACTCTTATTTCCCATTATTACTTAATAATCATATTAAAAAACAATTTCAATTCTTAGTTTAACCACTCATTTTTGTATGAAGTGGTCTTTTTTTTATTTCTTAAAGATCTAATCAAGCAATCACACTAACACTACAGCAAAATTACAAAAATCATTATGTCAGACAACAAATTGAAAATAAGAGACGAGTAAACTCGGATGTTATTTTCTGTTTGTTGTCGTAAACAGTTGTTGATTGTTTTACCTTCAGGTGAAACAAGAAATGACTGTTTACCTTTATTGGTTTGGCAACAATTATGTGATAAGAAATTTATTTGTTATAATTCACAATAATAAATATCTCTTATGCTGCTCATAATCTCTATACGCTCTCAGATTGCAATAAACTTTCTTTTATGTAAAAATACCCTAATACACCAATAACTTTGCTCACAATCAATTTCTAAGCCTTTTAGAGCACATTCTGTTTTATTTAATTCTTTAATAATTACTTTTAAAAATACAACATATCTCTATTTTGCTCTATTTTGCCCTGTATTCGATTTTTTGTTTTAGTAATGTAATTATACTATTTTTGTATTTTGGCTTAATACAAGTCATTTTTCGCAAGAATAGAATGAGTTTTGAACGCAAATGCTTACTACATATTGATTTAAGATTAATTTAATAATATTTTTTACTTTTTTTGCTGAAACTATTGCAATTTTAAAATTATCTGTTATAATATATTTTAGACATATCAGTTACAAGTGACGGTTAAAGATTATTTGTATTTACATGTTCAGGATTAAATAAGCGTTAGCGTTTTAATCCGTTTAAGGTTTAGTTATCGCTAAGCGTTAGCTTAGTGAGAAATAAACCGCAATCAGCCCCCGTAGCGTTAGCTACGGCACAAAAGAATGAATATATTTAACTAATAAGTTTTCTTATTGGTTTGTTTCTTTTTACTTATGTTCACCGTCATTTGTAATTTATGTTTTATTTGACTATTTATATTATTCTTTTGTTTCTTATTTCTTATTTTCTTAATTTTATTTTGAATTTAAAGAAAGAACCAAAGAAAAGATTTACTTATTACCCCTTTAGGGGTAATAAGTAAATCTAATAATATTAAATTTCTTATATTTATTTCTTATATAATTTATATTATTAAATATATATTATATTATAAATTTATATTATAAATAACAAAAAGGTGTGAGTAAAAAACGAACACCGTATTAATGAACTTTTATTTATAAAAGGTTGTGTGCAAAAAATAGTCGAAAAGTGGTTACATTTTTGTAATAAAAAGGATGATTGAATGGCATATACATATAAAAATGAGTTTGTCAATTTTAAGTTACTTGTAAATCAATCAGTTACTTCTAACATGACAATACCAAAAAACATTATTGATGAATTATTCAAAAATAAAAATGAAAAAGTTTGGTTTGCGTATTATGTTATGAGAGGACTTGGGCGGTTAATTATGTATTCACAAGCAATACATAGTTGGAAACAAGATAAATTTCAGGCAAGCAATCAAAAAAATGGTAATAAGATTATTGCCGATTATTTTAATAACATAAGGCTTATTGAAATCAAACGCAGCTTCACTGACTTGACCAAAGACATATTTGAGAATTTTTCATTTTATGTAATTTTTGAAACTTTATTTCCTTTTGTAGATAGAAAGTTTTATAAGTCACTTGAACAAATCTTTTTTGATGGATTGGAATATTTTATTAAACAAGGTAAGATTGTACGAATTTGTAATCGTAGAATTGGTTATCCGTATTATCGGACTATGTATTGGAACATCACTGTTGATATAAAGCCAATTTACATTACAGATGAGTTTGCAGATGAATTAACAGTTGAGACACTTAACTTACCTAATAATATTTTAAACACTTCTTATTCATTTAAATCTGAATGGTTAAGTCAATGTTTTAAGATTACCGGAGCGAATCCGATGAAGGCATTAAGGATGTCAAGAGTTTTGTGTTTTATAATAAATAAAAGAATTAAGCGATATCATAAAAAAATTGCATATCTATCATTTAGGACATTGAGTAATCTTACAGGACTTTGTGAACGAAGTATTAAAAATTATGTAAAAGAATTACGAGATAATAATTTACTCTATTATGACAACTATATTTTGATTGTGAATCCTCTGAAGCAGGTGTGTAAGTATAGCAAAAATTTTTATTGCTTGCCTGAAGATAAAGACTATTTAGAGAAAATAGTTGAAAAATATAGAATTAAAAAAATTGAAGCAGAACAAAATACAAAAGTGAAACAACCAATAAATGAAATGATAGAAAATTTTGAATGAGTCTTTTAATACATTATTTGGTATTTGGTGTAATTCACTTTAACGCTTTAGTGTGTTGAAGGGTTTTATGAAAGGTTGTGGTATATTCAATTACTTTTATTTAAACGAAGTTAGTTAGACACCTTTTTTCAATTTTGACTAATGGGTAATTTAACTATTGAGACATTAAAAAAACAATTTAGAATGGTCAGAAAGGATTGATTGATAAATGATTATGAAAGGAAAAGTAAAGTTACGAAAAATTTCAATTGCATATGGCACGATGTTTGCGAGGATAATTGTATGAATTGTGAATTTGGTGCGAACATAGAAGTTTTGGCTGAAAGAGAATATCGAGAAAGTCTAAATGAGAGACAGGAATATTACCTTGACATTATTGCAGATTTTAATAACTAATAAAATTTAGTTTTAAAAAATAACATAATGAGATAAGATCTGCATAACAACAGAAAGGAATGTATGACATTGAATAATTTAGAAAACAAACAGAATGATTGCCGTAATTATGAAACAGAATCATTTTTAATTGGTGTTGATGGTTCATTTAAAATACATACTGAACCTCCTACATCAAGTGCAATTGAAACAGTGTTTGAAATAATGCGTACTGAGGATGAAAAAATCGTTTATAACATAGAGAGACTATTGTACTTTAATTCAGAACAAGAAGAAGCTATATTTTGGAAGAAATGTATTGATAGTTTGATTAATTATGTCGGTAAAGAATTAAACTATAATTTTAAAAGAATCCCTATTATGCCACTTGCCTATTCACAGAATGTGTGTTATGTGATTAACCGATTATTAAAAATCGTAATAGACAACGATAATATACAAAATCAAACTTTTAATACTGTAGCATCTTTAGCAAATTGTTGCTTAACTATTTTGCAAGATAAACGATATGATACCATTGAAGATTTGATTAATGAGGTATTAATCTGTGTTCTCGTGATGTTAATTTCAACTAATCTTGATTTAACTAATCTTGATTTGTAAAATATAAATATTTAAAATTCAATAATAGTATTGACAGGAGTGTGATATTTAATTAATTATAATAGGGGTGTTACAGCATAGCTAAGTCAACAAGTATGGCTCAAAGCAAAGCTGTAAATATACCGTTATTGGACGGTAAAGATGTGTATATTGCAAATCATTATATTAACAATAGTTTGAACGGATATACACTTAGAGACAAATTTGGTGACTTAAATATAAAGAAATTTGTCGCCACAATGGATTATAGTTTAGATTTAATTAAATTGAATGATGTTTACAAAGAAGTTTATCGAAATAGAAATTTTTATGAATATGTTGGCAGAAATAAAAAATATACAAGGCATGTTATAAATGTCACTTTTAAATACAGCAATAAACTTTACAATCGGGCTGGTTCAGGTTTGTATATTAAATTCGGTTACTCCCCTACCGAAGTTATATTAGAAAATAATACTTGCATTAAAGATGGTACTTTAATAGCTATTCGAGTATTACCAGATGGTAAAGAAAAAAATATTACAGAAGATTATCTTGTGAAGTCTCCCCTTTCACAAGAAATCTTAGGTGAATATTTTTTTTATGATAAAGAATTATCTGTTTATAGAGCTAAAGACAATATTGAGACATTAACCTCGATTTCTGACATTAGAACTGATTTATATGAAAATGGTTTTGTTTGTGACGGAATTAAGTATGTACGATTTAAACGCAGTAGTGGTAGCAGTCGTGTAGGTAAATGTCTATTTATTGACGAAAAATTATATAAAAAGATGCATAAATGGGAAATGTGTGGATTAAATGTAAAGAATGGTGTTAAATGTGATTTGGCGAGTCTTGAGCCTTATATAGCATTAACTCTTTCTTCTATCATAGACACAATAACCATTGAACCAAATGAAATTCTTGTTATCCCCGATTATGAAAGTAAATTTACGACAACTTGCGTTGCTACAGAACTTGATAAAGATAATAGGCTTGTTTCGTCAGCAAAACAAGTTGATATGTCAAATAGCATTTGGGATGGACAGTCTTTATTAGATGTTAGTAAATTTGAGGACTACAAAAATTATGGTATGTTGTTATTGCGTACACGCTTTTTTAAATCTGCTTGTTTTAATACTAATATTCAGCAGTGGTTTACTGATAACGGAATCACTGACATATCGCAATTAAATGGATATACTCAAGCCACAACATTGTCTGATATTAAATTAATTACTACTCCAAGTAGTATTAAATATTTAAAATTTGGTTCTTTAGAAGATTGGCTATGGACAATTGAACCACAATTTGGTGTTGTAAAACACGAAAAGCCTACTCATTATTTTGATGGTAGAATGGTTCAAACACATTATCAATTGCTTAATACTTTACAATTAACGAAAGATGAAGTAGAGAAATTTATTCAGCCTACAATTGATTATATTATGAAATTGAAAACAGACAGTGCTGTATTTAGACATCACATTAAATATTCAATTCCTGAATATACAAATGCTGAATCTCAACAATTGGCGAATAAAAATGATATTGTATATTATTTGCTTGGACTAAATAATAAATTTAGCCAAACTAAAATGTACAAAGACTTTTGTAATGAAACTGTTAAGGCATTTGTTAAAAACTGTCGCAAGGGACATATCTTCGTACATGGTAATTACTCAACATTGTTTGGCAATCCTATCGAAATGCTACAAAGTTGCATTGGACAATTTAATGGAGAACCTAAAATTAAAGCAGGTACAGTACACTGTACGATGTTTAATGACGGTGATAAGTTAATAGGAAGTCGTTCTCCTCATGTTACAATGGGAAATATTTTATGTTGTCAAAATGTAATATATGAGGACATTAATAAATATTTTAATTTAAGTAATGAGATAGTATGTGTCAATAGTATTCGTGATAATTTATTAGAGAGATTAAGTGGTTCAGATTTTGATTCTGACACTGTTTTGTTGACAGATAATAAGATATTATATCAAGCTGCAATTCGTAATTATGATAATTTTCTTGTACCGACAAAATTAGTGTCAAGTAAAAAATGTGAGCGTAGATATACGGCACGAGATAAAGCTGAACTTGACATTAAGACAGGAACAAATAAAATTGGAGAAATCATTAATTTATCTCAAGAATTAAATTCTAAGTTATGGGAATTAATTTATAACGGATATGATATACAATCAAACGAGGTACAATCACTTTATGCTGATATTGCACAATTAGATGTGATGAGCAATTTGGAGATTGATTCGGCTAAAAGAGAAAATCCGGCAAACAACTCTATGGAGCTTAAATTATTAAAAGCTAAATATGCTGTATATGATAACAAAGGTAGATATGTCCGACCACTATTTTTTAAATATTTGGACAAGTATAAGGGGTACGACAATAATCGAAAACATTATCGGCTTTATAATACTACGATGGATTATGTCGAACTTGCTTTAAATAAAATACCTCGTGTAAGAAATAATGCTCCCCTTTTAAATTTATCAGATATTTTTAAATCATCTAATGCAATTGATGGACAAGTGTATTATGAACAAGTTGAGCGTATATTGTCCGCCATTCAAGATACTAAAGACGAAATTGGTCATTTGTGGTCAAAATATAAATCTAAAACTGGGAATGTCAATAAAGGTGAAGATACCTTCTCTTATGAGCAGTGTTTAAAGATGACAGAAGAAACAAAAGAAGATTGTGTAGAATATATTAATTCACTTAAAATTTCTAAAAAAACAATGCGTTATCTTTTATCTTTAATCGAAAAACCCACCCATAAAAATTATTCAGCATTATTTTTATCAGCAATATTCACTTATCACAATATAAATTTTGATGAATTAGTTGCCGATAGTCAAGAAAATGTATTTCAAATTAAAGAATGTCCGATAGAATCAGAACAGTATGATATTAAGTTATATGACTTTAATTACCGATATGTAAGTAATGTGAATACATAAAAATAGCTCATTTTTTGCAAAAAACGGCAAAAAACTAAGTTTTTTAAATTGAAATCTTCAAAAAAGCCAGTATTTAAGCCATTTTTTATGATAAATAAAAGATGTATATGGTAAAGAGAGTGAATCTCCCCATCACTCTCTTTAAATATAATTTAGAAAGAGTGATTTATTTTTGTTTCCTATTACAAAGGAAGAAAGTATAAAAATCAGAAAGAAATATCCTGAAGCAGAAATCAGAAGAACTGTTAAGCAGAAAAGTAAAAGGCATAAATATTTTTGTCCAGAGATAAAAAAATATCTTGTATTAATCAAAGATACGAATGAGACAGCTTGTTCAATCTATACACGAAAGAGAAAATACTTTAATGCTTGATCCAAAATATCAGCAAAAACCTAATGAAAATTGGCGTGATTATGGAATTAGGTTGATTGGCACATTAATTGAACAGAGACCAGATGATTTAGAATGGCAGGATATAGTAGATGCTTTAAATTTAAATATACATAGAGATAGTTTGAGGAAAGCTCAAAACACGGAATTTGGCGGTTATGCTATTTACAAGTATATGTTAGATAAAATTGATAAACTTAGAGCAGAAAATCAAAATTGCACAACTGACGAAGATTATCTTGCAAGCATTAAAGAAGAACGAAGAAAACTTGAAAATGAAAAATATAAAATTCGTGATGAACGCAGTGAATTAAGACGATTACAAAGAGAAGAATCTCGTAGAGAAAGCTTTATTGATTTAATTAAACGAGTATTAAGTGATAATATAGAACCTTTGCCCTATTCGGCTTCTAATTCAAATAAATGTGAATTGGCAGTTATGGATAAAGGGATTAAAGATGTAGATGAATCTACTTTGATTATACCCATTACAGATGTACATACTGGTATAGTATGTAAAAATTCTTGGAATAGTTACAGCTCTGAAGAACTGATATGTAGATTACATTCATATTATCAGCAAATATGTGCTATTCGTAAAAGACATAATGCTCATAATGCTGTTATTGTGCTTGGTGGAGATTTAATTAGTGGTATAATTCATAAAAATTTACGGATAGAAAATAATGAAAATGTTATTGAACAATTAAAATTAATTTCTATTTACTTGACAAATTTCGTTAAAGATTTATCAGAAGAATTTAAAGAAATTAAAATTTATTCTGTTAATGGAAATCATTCACGAATAATGGAGAATAAAGAAGAAGCACTAAAGGGTGAAGAGTTGGATGCGTTAATTCCGTTTTACATGAAGGCATCGTTGCAAAATTTCCATAATGTACATATATTCACTGAAAATTCAACTGACGATACAATGGTTGCTTTTAAAATTTATGATAGATTATGGTACGCAGTACATGGAACATATGACAATCCGGCAAGTGTTGTTCAGAATTTGACAATGATGACAGGACTTAAACCTGATGGTGTTTTAATGGGGCATAAACATACTAATGCTCTTTTAAGTGTACATGATACTAAAGTTGTACAAAGTGGTTGTTTATCAGGTATGGATAATTACGCAATTCAAAAAAGACTTGTAAACACATCCGAACAATTTATAGTAGTCAGTACACCTAATAGTACAATTGAATGTTTATATGATGTTCAATTAGCAGAACCTTCTGTACAAAAAGCGAAAACAACAATTATAAATTCAATGAAAGAAAAGAACGAGCTGTTATAACTCGTTCTTTTTTCTATTTTTTTGCGTAACAAGTAAGGTGGTGATTGGATGCCTGTAAGAAGTAAAAAGATATGTTTACTTGACTATGATAAACTAAGCAAAGTTAATTCTGAAACGCTTAAATTATACAAGAAATATGAAGCTGATATGGCTATTCGAGAATTGTCCAAAAAATCTATTGCAGTGTATTACAATGACCTTGTTAATTGGTGGATGTACATTTATGACTATCAGGATAATCGCTCAGTCAAAGAAATTAACGAAGATGACATTATTGAATTTATTTACTTTTGTAAGCAGAATGGTAATAACACCGAAAGAATAAAGCATAGAATGGCTTCAATTTCAGCTTTTTATAAATTTTTAAGAAAAAGAAAGTTAATTGTAGAAAACCCAATGGATTATGTTGACCGTCCCAAAAAAGGGCAAGCTGTTGTTAAGCAGACTTTTTTAACTGTTGAACAAGTAGATACAATGAGGAAAGTCTTGAAGCAGAAGATTGAAGATAGTAAAAATAAATCCTTGCGTTGTCAACATGACTCGATTATGTTGAGGGTGTATGCAGAATTTTCGCTTATTACAATGGCAAGGATAAATGCTATTGCCAATTTGCGTTGGGAACAAATTGATTTTGCTGAATGTGTCGCAAACGATGTCATCGAAAAATTAGGCAAAATTGTAAGTTTATACTTTGACGAGAGCACTAAAGAGTATTTGATTGAATTACAGAATTTCAGAAAAGAAAACAGAATTAACGATAATGGATGGGTATTTTATTCTATGGCATCGCAGACAGGTAATCACTTATCAACAACAGCCTTATCTGATATGTGTAAAGAAATCGGACAAATGATTAGTGTTCCTACCCTACATCCACATGATTTTCGTCATAGTGGTGCTACTTTGTACAAGAATGCAGGAATGTCGTTAGAAGAAGTTTCTCATTGTTTACACCATGAGAGTACAGAAGTTACCCGAAAATTTTACATCAAAGAAAACGATACTGAGTTAAGAGCAAAAAAGAATCAGTGTCATATTTAAAGGGCGGTGAGCGTTAGTGGCAAATAATACAACTACCAAAACTCAGCGTGAATATAAATGTAAAATATGTGGAAAGTCATATAAAAATATTACAGGTAATTTTTATAAATCTGCTAATTCTTTATATTTCATTAGCAATAATGGCATTATAGATGTGTGCGTAGATTGCTTAAAGGAGTTATTTAGTCAATTAAGTAAAAAATATGATTCTGATAGAATGGCACTTATTGCAATTTGTGCTTTAACCGATTGGTATTATGATGAAAGTGCATATAATACAGCGATAAAAAATCGAGAAGAATTTAGTCTTGGTGTATATGCAAGACTTATGAACACTGTTAAGTACAAAGGAAAAACTTTTATTACCAGTGTTGCAGAGAAAAAACTGGGAGAAACAACCATTCAAATGGTTGAACAGACTCATGATGTGGGTTGGAATGATATTGATAAAAAGAACAGAGATACTGTAATTGAAATTTATGGATATGATCCATTCCCTGATAATGATTTTTCAGATAAAAGTAGAAAATATTTATTTAATACAATAATAGATTTTCTTGATGAAGAAACTCAAGAAGATGCTTTCAAGAAATCACAAATCATTCAAATTGTGGTTAATAACGAAATGATTCAAAGGTGTAATGCAAAAATTGCCTCTTTGGACGAAACAAGAGACCTTGAGCAAATTAAAAACTTAAGTAATATTATTACCTCGAAAGTTAATGATAATGATAAAATCGCAAAAGAAAACGAAATCTCTGTTAGAAATCGTAGTAATAAAAAACAAGGCAAAGGTACATTTACAGATTTGCAAAAAGAATTAAGGTTAAAAAACTTTGATGAAGCAGAAGCAAATTATTACAAGCAATTACAATCTGAGGGCAGTGCATGGGCTGTTAATCAATCTATGCAAGCAATAAAGAAAAATTCCTTTTTTGATGAAAGTGACCAAAAAGAAATTGTAGATATACAAAGAGAACTGATAGAAAAAAAGGATAAGGCATTAGATGATGCTTTAGAAGAAAACAGATTGTTATATGTAAATATTGAGAAATGTAAATCTCGAATAAAGGAACTTGAAAATAAAAATAGCGAACTTAATGAAGAGTTGATAAAGTTTAATAACAAACATAATACAGGTGATGACAATGAGTAGTTGTCAATTTATTATGTCTGAGCGTAAACGCAGGATTTGTGAATTAGATGCTAAAAGTATTGCTTTTTATAGAAAAAACCCATGTATAGCTTGTGAAGATTTACTTGGTATCAAGCTTATAGATAGCCAAAAGTACATATTGCAATCTATATGGAATGCTGGTCATTCAACATTATGCTGTTCCAGAAACTTCGGAAAATCTTTTCTTGGTGCAGTATTTATGCTTTTAAAAGCTATCTTGTATGAAAATCAAGCAATTTATATTGTATCTTCTGTTGGTGATCAAGCTAAAGAAACTTTTACTAAAATTGAAGAGATTGTTCTTAACACAGGTAAAACTGCAAATTCTATTAGAAGTTTGAAATCAATTGTAAAAAATGAAGTTGTAATTACTCCACCTTCACAAACAGGATTTTCACATTCAGCCAGTGGCTACCATGTTAAATTCTTTAATGGTAGTGAAATTTATACTTTAAACTCGAAACCTGACAACAACAGAAGTAGAAGAGCTACCCTTGTATTTTTTGATGAAGCAGCGTTTTGTGAAGATGACCTTATTTTAGTTTGTGAAGCATTTGCGACACAGAATATGGATTTTGAAACTTCTACTGATGAATTGTACAACCCTAAAACAGCAAAAAGGCAATGTCCAACACAATTAGTTTATGCTTCTTCTCAAGGCGGTACTGATACGGTGTTCTACAAACATTATAAAGAGTTTGCTAAGAGAATGATTGCCGGTGACAGAGAGTATTTTTGTTGTGATATGGATTGTATGACGGCTATAAATGTGTATTTAGATGGCAAGAAATGGACTCCTCTTTTAACTATGGATAAAGTTGAAGCTGCTTTAAAAGGTAATAGACAAAAAGCATTAAGAGAGTATTATAATCAACCAATTGTTGATGGCGGTGTAAATCAAATTGTCAAAAGAGGTATGATTACTCGAAATGAATCTTTTATTTTGCCGACTTTATTTAGAGACGGTAAGAACAAATATGTTTTAGCATTTGATCCAGCTCGTACTTTTGATAACAGTGTAGTTACTGTAATGGAAATTTGCTATGACAAAGAAATAGGATACTATGGTAAAATCGTCAATTGTGTTAATCTTGTAGATTTAGGCAGTAAACGAGGATATAAGTTAGATTCAAATAAACAGGTTGATATTATTAGACAAATGTTAATTGATTATAATGGCGGTGCTCCTGATTATGAGTATCTATACAAACTTTTAGTTGACGCTGGTGCTGGTGGTGGTGGTCAACAGTATGGTGATAGATTATTACAATCTTGGACTGATGTCAACGGTAAAAAGCATAAAGGGCTAATAGACGCTGATTATAGACTGTTTGAAGGATATGAAGATTTATACCCAGACAATATAGATAAACTTGAATTAATTGATCCAAGATCTGAAAAGCGGATTATGGTTGAAGAAATGATTGAAATAGTATCAATGGATTTGATTAAATTCCCAAGAGAATATTCAGGCAAAGGCTCAATTAGAGTTTATGAAAGCAATGGTGGCGGAGAAGAAAATGAAGAAAGTTATAAGGATATAATACTATCTGATGAACAAGAAGCAGCTTTGTATAACATTGATAGTTTAAAAACTGAAGTAACTTCTATTCACCGTTTTACTAATAATTCAAGTAAAAATGTTTATTATGCTTTGCCGAAAGATAAAGAAAATAAAATGCACGATGACCGTTTTTATACATTCATTATGTTGTGTCATTTTTTGTATCAATTAAGACGAGAAGATAATTTTAGTTCGGTAATGAACAGTGACGCATATACTTTTCAACCTTTGTATGATTGAGAAAGGAGTGATAAAAAATAAGCATATTAGATAAATTATTTGGCGGTAAAAGAGAAATAAATGATAATCTAAATATAAAAAATAATAAGCAAGATAATAATGAATTGTGTGCTAATAACAGTGAGATAAACTCATATGATTATTCACAAATAAATTTCGCTCCTGACCTTGTTGAATATTGTAACCATCGTCATTTTAATGGTGAGTTACTTTATTCTTTATCACAAGTTGAAACAATTATATCTCATCCACAAGATTACCCAGTAGCTGCAAGGAAGTTGGGACAATGGGCATATAATACAGACGGTGCTATTAAATCAGGAATTAATAAAATGTCTACGATGCATTATTTAAGCTATGTATTATTTAGTCCAAGTTCAAAAGGTAAAGATGAATTGGTTTTAAAAAACAAGCAAAAGTTTAATGCTACTTTAAGAAAAATTCGATACAAAAATTTTTTTAGAGATGGCATTAAGAGAGTTTCGATTGAAGGAACGGCTTATTATTACTTTGATGTTCAAAAGAGAAATTCAAGTGTCGGAAAATATATGAGTGACATAGATGTTTCATTTATTCAAGAAATAAATAATAAGAAAAATTTAGATTATGAAGTTAATTTATATTCTTTACCCTTTGAGTATTGTCGGTTGGTAAGTCGTCAAAATGGAATACCAATTATAGCTTTTAATGTCAAATATTTTACCGAGAACTGTGTTTCAGAAAGTGAAATTCAAAGGCAGTTAGCAACTATGCCATTAGAAATTGGTAACGCTTTTGATAAGTGGAGAAAGACAGGAAACGAAGGTAAAAATTGGATAGTTCTTGATTGGCGTAAAACGATTTATATTACTAATGGCAGTACAGACAGAGATAAATGGGGCGTTCCACTTGCTCTAACCTCTCTTGATGAAATTATGTATGCTAATTATTTTGTTGATACTAAACGAGGTGTTTTGAGTAACATCAATAATAATTTAGTTTATGAAACATTTCCACTCAGAGGTGATGGCTCAGGTAAGAGTACATTGACAGATGCTCAACAGAGAGAACAGCATAATGTGTTAAAAAATGCAGTTTCACAAAAGAGTAATAGTCAAAGAACTTCTGTAGTATCATTGGCTGCTGGTACACAGTTAAATAATTTAAAAATAGACACAAGTTTATTTGATGAGAAGAATGAAAAGTCAATTAAGGATAATATAGCTGAGTCATTAGGTTTTTCTCCATCAGCTTTATATGGCGGTTCAAAGTCAAGTGGCTCAAATTATGCAACTGCTCTTTTGAATTTGGAGTTAGTAGCAAGTGATACATATTCAATTATTGAAAAAATCGTAGATGAATTAAATAAGTGTATCAACTTTAATATTATTAAAGATGTTAATAATATAGTAAATATGTACATTCTTCCTATTACATCCTTTAATAGAGATAAATATTTTGATAAGTTTAAATCTATTTATTCAGATTGCGGTGGTGCTATGACACCTTTGATTGCTGCAACCGGTATAGAACCTGATGTTTATATTGACATTATGAAATTTGAACGAAATCAAAATTATGAAGAATTATTTCCCCCACATCAATCAATGTACACCTTGAGTAATAAAGATAAGCAACAAAATACAGACGATAAAGGTGGTAGACCTGAAAAGGATAGTTTAGAGAATGAGAATACAATAATATCTAAAAATAATAATGCAAATATTTCCCCTTCTCCAAATTAATAAATTAAATATTAATAATACTCTAAGACCGCTACTATAAGCGGCTTTTTGTATATATGGAAGATGGCGAGTGAACCTTCCAGCCTTAATGCTTTTGAGCAGGAGGTGAAGTTATAAAAAATGTTTTTATATGAAATTAGCAATCAACAACAAGCAGGTTATGTTAAATGCAAATTAGCACTTCATGAAATATTTGATAGCAATGACAAATATCAGAACAATGGTATTTCATGGCAAGAACCATATGTAACTAATCACTTAAAGTCTGCTATTGGTGCATCAATTACTGCCGAATTTACAGATGACGATAAAACAGAAATTTGGTCACATGGTATGACAGGATATCGCAATGGAGTATTGCAATGTGCAAATGCAAGTATTGTTGGAAGTATTGTAGATGCATATGTGACTGATATTAATTTAGATGGAAAATTTATAAAAGTGCTTATGGCAGATTGTAAATTAGATTATATTCGGCATGGAGCATTTATTGATCATTATAGACAAATGTTCAAAGAGCATGGACATATGTATGGTTCTGTTGAAATAACAGGTACGGCAGAAAACAATAATCAAATTGTTTATAAGGATAATTTTACTGGTACAGGACGAGTGCCGACAGAATATGAATATAGCGGTTTTGCATTATTGGATTCTTTTGTTGGACAAGGCGATGATGCGGCAATAGTTGTTGAATTAAATGCTAAACATACACAAGGAGGAAAAGAAATTATGGACATGGCACAGTTGGTTAATGAAATCTCTCAGAAGATTTCTGATGAAGTTAATAGCCTTAAAGACGAGTTTAAATCAAAGAAAACAATTGAAGAACTTGAGGCTCAGGTGTCGGAACTCAATGAGAAAATTACAAGTCTGAATGACACGATTAATAGTAAAGATGTAACAATCACAGAGCTAAATCAGCAGATTGAGGATATTAAAGCCGAAAAATCTACTTGTGATAAAAAGCTTTCAGAGATTGAAAAAGTTAATGAATGTAACTCTTTAGAAGAAGCATTGAAGCCTTTTAGTGAAGATGAGAAAAAGTGTGTAGAGGCTGAAATTAATTCATTTAAGGCGAGTCCATTTGATAGCAAGATGTCTATAGATGAAATCGTTACTAAAATTAAGGCTACTGCATTTGATAAGATTCAGGCTGATAAGAAATCAAGTGAAATTAATTCACTTGGCATAGGTTCATTGTTTATTGATGTTGATATGCCTGATGAAACAAGCCTTGAAAAAACAGAAGAAACTGATATTTTTGATATTTAAAAAAGGAGAGAATAATTATGGTTAAGTTTAAAATGGTTGGCGACTATAAGAACGCTCGTAATATTGGCAATCTTAAAGCCTCCGTAAATCTTAAGAATGGTAATCTTGTTACCGTTGACAGAGCAACAGGCACTGTTGCTCTTCCGACAGCTGCTACTGCAAAGAAAGGTCTTTGGCTTGTACAGAATGAAAGAGAACCAGTAGAATATATCGGTTCTACACCTGAAAATATTATAGCTATTGGTAAGCCAGTAAGACTGTTTGACACAGCAACACTTAAAGATGTTGTTCTTGAAATTGACGATTCTGTACTTACGACTGATTACGCTTCAATTTCAAAGGGTGATACACTTGTAGCTGACACAAAGGGTAATTATGAAAAGTCATCTGACGCTACTGGTTATGAAGTTACATTTACCGTTTTGGAAAAGACAAACTATTGCGGTCACGGTCTTAGTATTTCTGTAAATGTTTGATAAAGGAGGAATGAATAATTATGTTTTCAATTGAGCTTAATAACGCACAGAGAAAAGAAGTAAGAGTAAAGAATGTTGATAAGATCAAAAGATATGCTGAAATTAATATGGCACTTCTTACAGGTCAGGATACAACTGCGTATGGTAAGGAAGTTGATGAAGTAGTTAAATTTATGTCTCAGCTTGGTGCAAGAGCTGCACAGAATGATGAGACAGCTAAAGCTGAAATTAATACAATTGTAAAGATTGGTATTGAGCCACTTCTTGTAAAGCAGATGCAGGTTTATCAGCTTTTTGGTAATTATAGATCTATTGGCATGGATGAAACTCCTGTTGTACATACATGGACATATGAAAGTCTTAATGCTGATATTCAGGCAAAGGGTTCAGATGTATCATTTGCTGACCGTAAAGAAGTTAGCTATGCTATTCCTACAAGAACTATTTCTGCTGGTATGAGATACAATTATCGTGACTTTGAGTCAAAGAATTTTGTAGGTACAAACGCACAGGAAATTGAGCAGATTCAGACAACAATGCACAATAAAGGTGTTGCTTATGTTATTGATACAATTGTATCAGCTTTAAAGAATAACACAACAGGAGTAAAGTTCTACGGTGAATATAATGACGAACCAACACAGACTGCTATTGATGATATGATTAAGAAGATTCGTAGAATGGGTAAGGTTAGTATTCTTGGTGATTTTGATAAGATTGCTACAATTTCGGGTTTTAACGGTTATCAGAATCCAAACTCAACAACGCTTCCCTTCTATACACCTTCACAGGTTGATGAAATTGCAAAGCAGGGTTATAACGGTGATTACAAGGGTTCAAGTCTTGTTGTACTTCCGAACGCTTATAATTTCACAAAGCCTCTTGCAGACAAGACTGCTTTTGAGACTTATTATAATCCAGATCACATTTTCTTTGTACCACAGAATGGTCAGTCTCCTATTAATATTATTCGTAGAGGTGGCTTGACAACAATGACAGGTAATGATGTATCAACAGGTTCAATTCTTACAAGATTTGATATGGAAATTGGTGCAGATGTTGTTAAGGGTAGAGAATTTGAGATTGGTTGCCTTACAAAGTCAGCGTAATAATTATACTTAAATTAATTATTTTGTTTAATACGGACAGATTAGATAACTAACCTGTCCGTAAATATATTTATAAAGGAATGATATTTTTTTGGCAAGAGGAACTACAGAAGCGACAATTAACACTGAAGGTAGAATTGCTATTACCAATTTTCGTGGATATGCTTTGCATTTTCGTGATAGTGACAATCGCTCTGATATTATGATTCCCGCAAGTGTAAAAGGCTGGAAAGGCTTGACTTATAGAGAAGTTGAAAATCAAGTGGCAATGGACAATAAGATGTTTACTGGAAGTGATACTAAAGGTTCTAATGCCCGTATAGTAATTGATGATGAATCGGTCAGGAAAGCTATTTTTCACATTGATAATATTGATGAATTAAATACTAAAACTTTAAGTTTAGATAGTGTTAAGAGTTTACTTAAAATTACAGATATAAAAGCATTTAGAGCAGAAATTGCCAAATATGTTAATAATGAAGGTGACAAACAGGCATTTATTGATCTTGCAAGTCAGGCTGGTATTGATAAAGCAACGGTTGCTCAGAAAAATGCAATTGAAAAAATAACAGGTTATAAATTTTCCAAGAAGGCTGAAGATGGTGAATGAAAAATAATTTTTTAGGAAGGGTGTTGTGTGTGAGCGAATTTGAACAAATTATAGAAATTTTTGAAACTAAATATGTTGATGCTTCAACTCTTCCTAAAGAGTTAATATCATTGTGGGTGAAGCTTGCAATTGCAGATTACGAAAGAGAAGTAAGTTCTTTAAATTTTGATGTACAAAATGAAGTTTTTAAGAACGGCATATCTTTAACAACTATGGATGTAATAGCCAATATTATGAAATTGTATTATCTTGAAAGAGAATTTGATCGTCAAAATAAAAAAATTAACATTGTTGGTAAAGATTTATCTCTTAATGATACTTCAAATGCTAAGAAAATGACTTTAGCGGAATTGGAGTATTTTAAATCTAAAGTAAATTTATTGCTTGATCAGGCAAAAGCGCCTGCATATGGTGGTGAGTCGAATGGCTAAAGAATGGACTCAATTTGCCTCTCCCCCATCCTATACTGGTGGAAATGAATCAAATGATTTTAATTTTTTTAAAGAATTATACTTAGATGATATTTTCGATAGTCCACTTGGTAGTGATTTAAAATATTATCATGAAAAACCAAATCTTGTAAATGATAATGGTGTTTCATTTAAGGGTGTAGTCCAGCAAGTCATTTCTGACAATGATGATAGCAGTAAAAAAAGACAAGTCTTGTGTTCAGTAGGTACTTTAACAAGTGGAGACTATATTAAATACAAGGATGATTTTTGGATTGTTGTTGGATTAGTTGATGATAATAAATTTTACGAAAAGGCAATTATTTATTATTGCAATTGGGTTTTAAAATTTACATTATCGCCTGATTTCGGAAGCAAAGTTGCTGAATACCCTGTATATTGTACTAATTCTACTCAGTATAATAGTGGTGTAAAAAATGCTATAAATACAAAGTTTGGCAGTGCTCAATATTTAGTTTATATTCAAAGTAATGATGAAACTAATATAGTTGAGAGAGACACCAGATTATTAATTGATAAAAATCATTTAAGACCAACTGCTTATAGAATTACGCAGGTAGATGAAACAAGTAAGTCTTTTAATAACAAAGGCATCAACATTTGGACTATTATGGAATGTCAGACAGAATATATGAATGATGATATACATAATGGTATTGCAAATAAAGTTAAGCAAGAAGTTGTGAGCGATAGTTATAAAAATCATAATATTTCAACGAATAATCAAAATTTATTAGACGAATGGGCGTGAGCATATCGCAAGATTAGACAATTTAAATATTTATGAAATGCAAATTTTAAAGAAACTTTGTGAGAACATTGATATCCAAAGACTATTGGATAACGGTGATCCATCATATGATCCTCATACTTTAAAATGGGATTATATTAGACCAGAGGTTTATTATCCTAAAGTTGGTGATGCAGCTCGAACTTATATTACTTTTGGCATTAGTGGAGATGTTTATGGTGGCAAAACAGAAAAAATGTTATATGTTAATTTTTACATTTATTGTCATGACAGTTTGCTACGAACAGATAAGGGTAAAAGAACCACTTTGATTGCTTCCGTTATAGATAAATTGTTTAATGGCACACATGATATTGCATTAGGTGAAATGCAATTAACGCAGTTTGATGGAAATTTCAGTGCCACACAAGATTATCATGGGTATCATTTGATATATGCAGTTCGAGATTTTAATAACCTCTCAAATAGTGACACATTAAGTTATGCAAAATAAAATATTTTTAGACAATTATATTAAGATTAATGATTATGTTGAATTGTACATTCCAACAGTGCGTGAAGTATATAAAAATGAAGATGATTATTATTTGTTATCATATCATTTGACTGCCATGCCTTTCACTCGCAGGGCTGAATTGTGGTTAAATAAAATAGATTACATTACTTTGAATTTTTATGATTTGTTTACTTACGCATTGTATGAAATGAAAGTGCTTGCTTCTAATGATACACAAATGATTACGAAAATGTTTGGGGTACATAAAAAGAGCAATCCAAACATTGGTAATTTGTTTTTTAGAGGGTTTGATATAAAAAATATTGAAATCAGATATACAGAGGACAAACATTATCTTGTTGCAGATAGTACAAATCAACATATTTTATTTGATGAAACTGACATAGATAAAACGGCAGAAGTTTTAAGAAAAATTATAGGTGAAAAGAAAGACAAAAGAAAAGAGGATGCTAAAGGTGCTTCTGGTAGATATGTTCTTGAACGAGCTGTAAAAGTATTAAAGAGAAGGCTAAAAAAAGAGGCTGAATGTCCACGACAGTACAGTATTATTGAGTCGTATATTGTAACTTTGGTTAATAATAAAGATTTTAAGTATAATTTTGGAACTGTAATGGACATGAGTTATGTCGAATTTATTTTGTCAGTTAAACAAATTTTACAAAATATTCATGTAGCAAATATTGACTTGGGAGTATATACAGGCAATATTTTAGCTGATAAATTAACCGATAAAGACCGTTCTTACTTTGCTTTAGAAGTAATTAAGTAAGAACGGTCTTTATTATTTTTAAGGAGGAATTATTTATTATGTCAAAGTTAAATGTAAATAATATTGTTTTCACAAGCGTTGACACTGTTGATGTGTTTACACCAATGTTTGGCTCATATAAATATACTTGTGATGAAATTACAAGTTTTGTAGTAAATAACGGTCAGACAAACACTGATGTTGTTGGTGGTAACGGTACTATTATTAACACTCTTAAAAGAAATCCTAATGCAACAATTAGTTGGACTGCTGGTGTTGTTGATGCTAATATTATGGCTGATGAACACGGTACAGAAGTTGTAAATGGTGCAGTGACAATTGGTTGGAACGATACCGTTAAGATTGCTTCTAATAAAGTAGAATTAAGTTTTATCCCTGTGGACAACCCACTTATGATTAAGGTTGGTGATATTGAATATACTGTCGGTAAGGCTGCTGAGAAGGGTAAAACAGTTACATACGCAAAAGGTACTAAGACCACAAAAGCATCTATTACTTTTGCCGAAGGCGAGTATACAGATGGTACAGAAGTTCATGTAAAGTATGATCGTCAGATTCTTGCAAGTTATGTTGATAGAGTTTCAGATAAGGTTTCTGAAAAGATTGCTATTAGAGTAACCGGACAGTGGGAGGACGCTTGCAACACTGTTCGTAAATGGGAGTTTGATGTTTATACTCTTGACCTTACTGGTGAGTATGAAACAAATATTAGCGACAGTCAGACAAATCAAACTTTTGAGGGTAAAGCTCTTAAGACAAGATGTGGTGGTTCAAAGATTCTTACTCGTTGGAAGTTCTTTGATGAAAATGAAGAGGATTATACTACAGCATAAGGAGTGATAATATGAAGGTTTATAAAACCTGCCCTATTTGCTCTAAGCCTTTTAATCCGTGTAGAATTGGCATTGCCACAACTGGTACTTTTAATTGGAGAGAAGTAGCTTGTTCGTTTGAATGTGGTCAAAAATATCTGCTTAAGATTGAAGAAGAAAAGAAACCTAAATCAGCTAAAGAGTTTGCAGATACGGTAATTGCAGATGTGAATAATTTACAAAATGTTATTATTACAGATGATGTTGACGAAAGCACATCAACCTCTAAGGCTACAGACCTTAAAAGTAATAAAACCAAAATAAAAAGTAAAACGAAGTCGAAGTTTACTGAGGATGAAATGATTTAAAAACATAATTTTAATAAGGGAAAGTAGGCTTTGTCTATTTTCCCTTATTTTTTATAATGTGATTATTTATGAATAAGAGTAATAGGACAAAATTTAATGTAGATAAAAATACTGCAAAAAGAATGTCCGATGATGGCATTGTTTTTGATAGTATTTTAGAGAAAAATTTTTATCAAGAAGTTATTTTGCCTAATGTGCAAAGTGGTATTATTGTTGAATATGAATTACAAAAAAAATATATATTACAAAATGACTTCAAGAGAAAAAGACATACTGTAAGGGCAATCACTTATGTAGCTGATTTTTATGTCAAACTATATAACGGGAAAGAATTTGTTTTGGACACGAAAGGTATGCCCGATTCTGTTGCCAAAATAAAAAGAAAACTATTTTGGTATAATTACCCTTTAATTGATTATTATTGGGTAGCATACTCTAAAATTGATGGTGGCTGGTTGGATTATGAGTTTATACAAAAGCAAAGAAGAATTAGAAAACGACATCCTGAACTTGCGTCACATAATAAAATAGAAAATCAAAGATTGTTAGAGGTGAATTTTTTTGAAAAAATTGACAAATACACAGGTTAAAGAATTAACTAAGGTCAAAAGTTACTCGAAAAAATATGTTTTTGATTCGGGTGATGAATTACTGTATACAGAATATGGATGGATTGGTCAGGCAACACAATTAGATATGATTACCAGCATAGCAGAACAAGTATTGTTTATAGACAACGATTATTGTCCTCAGTATTTAATAGTTGCAAATTATGTTGCGTGGTTAAGTGTATGTACTGATATACCTCTTGTAATGAAAAAGATAAAACATAACAATAGTGTTATTGAAGTAATTGATTTTGAAACGAATTATAATGTAGCCCAAACATTAATTCATACCAATGGTATCCCTCTATGTTTGGATGCAGTTGCACATATTATAAAAGAATATGTTGACGATAGACTGATTGTTAATCATAATCGTCTTAAAACTAAATTAGAGACACTTACTTCAAATTGTGAAAGAAGTGTTTCTATTATTATGAATATTAGTAATGAGTTAGAAAAAATATATAAAGATACTGATATTATGACTGGATTACAAGATGTAGCAAATGAAATGAACGGATTAAACAAAAGGTTGGATAGCAACGCCAGTGATAAAATAATAAATATGTTGGCAAATAAAGACAGTGATTCATATGGCAGAATTTAAATCTTTAGCAGACTTATTTAAATCAGTAAATAAGGATATTGATCAAGCTTTAGATAGTGGTGTTAGTGATTATGTAACTCAAGTGGCTATAAGCTATGCTAAACAGAGAGTGTATAATAGATATCGCATTCATTATGAACGCAAATCGAGACCGCATTATGTCAGAAGGAAGAGTCTTTTGCAGGAAGAAAATTGGAATAGCGAACTTGTATCACAACCTGCAATTGAAATTGGTGTTTCAAATCATACTGTAGCGATTTATAATACGGCAAGACCTAATAAGGTATTAAATGATAAAGGCGAAGCAGCGAATAACACAGATGAGATACAAAGTTTGCCTGAATTAATTGAACTTGGACAAAAAAAATATACGCAAAAATTTGGTGGCGTTGGCTACATGTTTAATAATTTATCTACTAATAAATATAGATATTTGCAAGCCAGACCTTTTGTACAAGCAACTGTAAAACAATTAAATAGTAATGATATATTATCAACGGTATTTGATACTTGTTTGATAATGAATGGTTATCGAATAAAAGATTAAGAGACGGGTTTCCTGTCTCTTTTTTATTTGTAGGTGGTGAATAAAATGGCAGGAAACACTAATCATGAATCAACAATTTTAGTCACAGCTAAGTTGGATGAAGCTCGTAGTGCTGAAGTTATCAATAATCAATTAAAGACTATAAAATCAAAATTAAACAAGGTAGAGGTTGATATTGGTGTTAGTAAAGCAACTTTATCTAAAGGTTTAGGAAATATTAAATCTGACATTCAGAAACAATTTTCAACAATTAAACTTGATTTAGGACAAGCTAATATTGATAATTTACTTAATGAACAAAGTGTAGAAAAAGCAAGGGTTAAATTGCAAAATTTAGCTGCTGAAATAGGTAAAGACTTAGGGCAAGTTGAAAAAATTAGATTTACTAATTTGCAAAATGGTCTTGTTGATTTTGAGCAAGGGACTCAAGCTGTTGTTACATATGTAGATAAACTTAATAATGGTTTAACAAGAACAACTGACTTAGTTTACAGAATGAATACGCTTGTAGATGAAAATAGTGGTGGGACTATTCAGGAAATGTCTGCAAATGTCTCTCGTATGATTGAAAATTATTCTAAAATGGATAAAGCAAAAAATCAAAGAGAGCAAGCATATTATGAAGAACTACAAAGAACGAATAAGGAATTAGCGGAGAAAGAAAAACAACTTCAAAAGGTTGCGCAGACGGAAAAAACTGTTCGTAGCAACATGCATTCTGCTGGACAACAAATGTATAATTTGCCTACTCCTACCACTTCAACAGAAGCATCTGCAACAGCATATAGTGCAGTAGTGAGTCAATATGAAAAAATAATATTGTTACAACAGCAATATAATAACAGCATGAATGGCACAGGCAAGCCATTGTCTACTGAACAACAACTACAATCGTTAAAACAAATTGATATTGAATATCAACAGTTGCTTGATTTGGTAAGTCAATATAAATCTGAGGTTACTTATGCTAATAAAGCTGCAAATAGTCAAAATCAAGCAGTTGCAAAGTTACAACAAGAAAATCAGCAACAATCTCTTTTAAATTCAAAAATTGAAAAAGCTCAAGCTGATATTATTGCTTTATCTAATGCTTGGACAAATATAAAGCGAAATCCTGTGTTGTTAAATGAATTAAATCAACTTATTGCTAAGAGTAAAGAGTTACACACCTCTGCTGACTTAACTGAGTTCAACACACAATTAGGAGCTTTTAAATCAAAATGTAAAGCTGCTGGCGTTGCTACTGCAAGTTGGGTAAGTGGCATTAAAGATGCGTGGACACATTTTAGTTATTTTTTCGGTGCATCAAGAGTATTTTATGCCATTATTCAAAGGACTAAAGAATTATATAATAATGTCAAAGAACTTGATACTGCTATGGTGGCTTTAAAAAAAGTTACTGATGAAACAAGCGGTACATATTCAAGATTCTTATCAGATGCAAAGCAGTCGTCAAAAGAATTGGGTGCAAGTCTAACAGACTTTGTAAACTCTACGGCTGATTTTGCAAAATTGGGTTATTCTATTAGTGATTCTTCCGAATTGGCTAAAGTGGCTACAATGTACTTAAATGTAGGCGATGATTTAAATGGTATAGATGACGCTACATCAACCATTGTGTCAACTTTAAAAGCATTTAATATGACCGCAAGTCAATCAGAAAGTATTATAGATAAATTAAATGAAGTTAGTAACCGATTTGCACTTAGTTCTGGTGACTTAGGACAAGGGTTAGCAAATTCTGCGGCAGCATTATCAACGGCAGGCAATGATTTAAACGAAACAATTGCATTATTAACCGCTGGTACAGAAATTACTCAAAATGCTAATGAAATGGGTAACTCTATTAAAGTGTTAAGTATGCGACTTCGTGGTATGAAAGGTGAATTAGAGGCACTTGGCGAAGATGTAGATGATAATGTTGAATCCGTCTCAAAAATGCAAACTCAAATTTTAAATCTTACTCACGGTAAAGTTAATATATTTGAGTCTAATGGTGATTTTAAATCTACATATGAGATAATGAAAGAAATCAGTGAGGTTTATAGTAATCTTACTGATCCTGAAAAAGCTCAGTTATTGGAAACAATCGCCGGCAAACAGCGTGGCAACCAAATCGCTGCTATTTTAACCAACTTCTCTCAGGCTGAAAAATCATTAGCAGTATCTATGAACTCAACTGGTTCAGCAGCTAAAGAACAAGCAAAATGGATGAATAGCATTGAAGGTCGTTGCAATCAATTGCAGTCCGCATGGGAGTCTTTAAGTACAAGTATGCTTGATGACAAATCGGTAAAAAATACGATAGTTGGACTCACTGGATTGGTTGATGCTTTAGATGACATTATTAATACTATTGGTTTATTTCCTACTGTTATTGGTGCAGTTGGTCTTGGTTTGCTAATAAAGAACATAAACAATATTAGATCTACTATAGTAGGCGTTAGTAGTGCATTATCTCAAGTCAATCAAGTAACCAGCCTTAATGCAAATGGACAATTGTTCACTCTTGATGCTAACGGAAATTCTACTGGTCAATTGACAGATGTTGCAATTATGAAATATCAGTCCGCATTGGAAGGATTGTCTGTTTCACAACAAAAAGCTGTATTGAGCAGTAGTGGATTAAATCAAGCAATGCAAGAACAAATTTTGTCAAGTAATCTTTTGGAAAATAGTACAAAGACACTTTCTTTAACAGACACTCAATTGCTTTTGTCAACTGCAAATATTAGTGAAGAAGAATATACGAACATACTTGCTTTTACACAAGGTAAACTTGCCGTTGATGGATTAACAGATGGCACAAGGCAATTAAGTTTAACAAATTTAATGTTATTAAAAGAACAAGGTTTGTTATCAGAGGCAACTTATAAGCAAGTTGAGGCTTATTTGGTGCAAAAGAATACAATGAGCAAGTTAAGTGGAGCTGGAGTTTCTTTAAAGGCTATGTTTAAATCTGTTGGCACATGGATTGGTATAGCAACTATGGCTATTACTGCTGGCATTGCTATTTGGAACGCTTACGATCAAGCTCAGCAAAAAATTTATCAAGATACAATACAAAAGGCACAAAAAAGTGCAAGTAGTATTGAAAAAGTTTATCAAGCATGGGACAGCTATGCGTCACTTGATAGTGCTGCAACTGAAAAAGAAAAGCAATCTGCAATTGACAATGTTAATGAGCAGTTAAAAAATAAAATTAAGTTATTAAAAGATACAACTGATGCAGAAAAGGAATATGCTGACGCTGTTAAAGAATCAAATTCAGAAGATTTCAACAAAGCAAAAACTGATGCATATACTGCGGCAACGAAAGCAAAAGAAAAAATTAAGTCAAAATGGACTTCGGATTTTCAAAGAAGTATAGTATATAATGATACAGCTAATGATGGTGATAAACCAGAAATAAGTGATCAGGCTTATGGAATTATAAAAGACATATTAGGTAAATATGCTACTCAGAAATACACTAATGCCAAAGATATATATGGAAATGTAATTAGTGGCATTTCATATGGTCTTGGAGTAAATGTAGATACATCTGATATAAAATCTGTATTAGATTATTATGATAAAGTGCAAAAGGCTATTGCTGACATTGAAAGTGAGGCAGAAAAACTTGGCGGTAAACAGGGCGACAAATTATTGTCATCTGATGTATACAATCGTTTGAAAAGCATATTTGCCGATGATGAAAGTAAACAAGATGATTTATATGACTTAATTAGCAACTATGTTGATAATCAAGCAAATTATATTATTTCAAATACAGAGTCTGCTCTTGGACTGCCAACAAGTACAGAAGAATTTGCTAAATTTAAAGAGTCTTGTGAAAAGGCTACCGATTCAGAGACTGTTCAAGAAGCTGTATTAAATAGACTGTCGGAGCTATTTCCTAAATTAGCACAAAATACAGAAGAGGCTACTACCGCCACTACTGCATGGAATTATTCTATTACATCATCTAAAGTTGATGATAAACTTAGTTCTGCAAAAGATGCTTTAGATGATATCGGAAAAACTTATAAAACGCTTTCTGGCGTTGTTGAAGATTACAACACTAATGGATATTTAACATTAGAAAATCTTGATAGTATTATTGATGCTGGTGACGATTATATAAGTGCATTGTTTAATGAAAATGGACAATTGGAATTAAATAAAAATGCTTATATTAAATTGGCAAAAGCTAAGATTGAGAATTTAAAGTATACACAATTACAATCTGCTTTAAGCGACATAAATGCGTTATCAAATGCCACTGAAGTTGCTACGACTGATAAATTAACTAATAGCACACTTAAACTAACTGAAGCAACCCTTACAATGGCTGCTGCTAAAAAAATTGCAGAAGGCATTGATCCGAAAAAAGTATATGGTGTTATTGATAGGTATTCTAAAATCATTACTATATATGATGAGGCTGAAAATCAATTAGAAAATAATACTGATGCGTTTTTTGGTTATACAAAATCTACCGATAATGCTACTGATGCTTTAGAAAAGCAAAAGGATACTTTAGAAAAAAATAAAGATGCTTTAGAAAAGCAAAAGGACGCTTTAGAAGATGCGAAGGACTCTACAGAGAACGGTATAGATAGTATCAAAGACCTGATTGATTTAGTTCAGGAAATGATACAAAAAAATAAAGAACTTGAAAAAGAAGGTCTTGAAAAGCAAAAGAAATCTCAAGATGATATTATTGATAAATATAAAGAGCAGTTAGACCTTCAAGAAGAACAAATTAAAAAAGCAAAAGAATTAGCAGAAAAAGAATCTGATGTAGCAAAAAATGCTTTAAGTGTTGCAATTACAGGTCTTGACGATTCTTCAGCGGGTAAAAAGGCAAATAAAGAAGCTCTTGATTCTTACAAAAATAGCAAAGATGATTTATCTGACACACTTAGAGAAGATACATATAATGATCGTATAGATGCTTTAGATAAGTTAAAAGAGGCTAACGATAAGTATTATGATGATAAAATTCAGTTAATTGAAGATTATCTTGGTGATGAAGTACAATTATATAAAGATGCTTGTAGTATGATTGATAACGATAATGGACAATTGTATAGTCAATTATCTGCATATGTACAGCAATACACTACTACTTCCGAAGCCGAGTTTAATCATATGTGGAGTGAGGCACAAAATGCTTTACAAGCATATAACACTGATAATTTATCGACTATTGATTTACTTGATGTAATGCAAAATCATATCTATGATTTGACAGGACAAATTGGAATTTATCAAACTCAAATTGATAATGTTAGCGATGCCATTGATAGTGTTAGTAGTTCTATTAATACTATTAAGGATAACATTAATAATAATGCCAGTGCGATTACTAATAATGCACAAGCTGTTATGGACTACACTGATAAAGCTAATAAGCTAAAAGAGGCATTAGGCGAAGCTGTAGAAAATGGTAAGAAATTTCGTAAATTATATGACTCTCCTATCGGTCCGGTTCAGCAAAGAAATTATAACAACCCTAAACCATTTTTATACGGATCTCCTATTGGTTTTGTGGCTGGTAAACACGCAAGTGGTACAAAATCAGCCAAAGGTGGTTTGTCTATTGTTGACGAAGAGGGCATTGGTTCAGAACTTATCCCTACAGCTCTTGGTAATGGCAGATATACAATCTTACCACAAGGCAACCCTGTGTTTAGCAAAGCGATGACCAATGAATTGTTTGAATTTGCATCAGCTCCAACGGATTATTTTGCACAGAAATTTGGTTCTGAAATAACACCGAATGTCGTGAACAATAAATCAACTGTTGTTTCCCCTGTTATTAACATCAATGTGCAAGGTGATGCTACTCAGGCTACTGTTAATGCACTGCACAAGGAATCCGAAAAGATTATGAATAACACTATCAAAAGACTTATGTCATATACCGTAAATAACAGACATATTTAATTGTATATTATGAATAAATGCCAACCCTTGTGACACAATAAATGTGTATATTTCATCCCGATTTTACAGAAAAGTCTTGACTTTTGCACAATATATAGTATATAATACTTCTATGACGATTGTGACAGTAATACAATGCACGAGGGTTGGCATATACTGAACATAGTCATAATGATATAGGGCATAATAATGATAGGAGGATTTATATGAAAACTACCATTAAACCTAATGCCATAAAGATAGAATATAATCAAGACAGCTTTATGATTATGTTTGCCCAGATGGACGAAAATGAAAATATTCTTAATGAAATATGTATACAAGTAGATCCCAGAAATATGTTGTCTATTACTGCTCCTATAATAGAAGCAGTGTCAGGGTATCAGGACAATTACGATATAGATCTTGGTATGCGTATTCAAGTAAGAGAAAATGACGCTGCAAAGGAGGAATAACTATGCATGCCTCAAAGTTGCAAGCTATTTCTGATATAGATAAAAAATATACTATTATCGTTGATTCAAATACAACGCATAAAACGCTTAAAAAAAATGCGTCAGTTGTTCAGGGGAAAAATTATGTAATTTCAAATCTCTTATATGAAAATGACTATTTAGAGTTTGCTTACAAGATTAAGCGTGTGTCACCAGAAACAATTACGGTAGGCATTAGAAGATTATCTGAAAATAATATTGAATATTGGGTAATCTATGACCAGCCCAATGAGCATCTATTGGATTTGGTGGCTGATGTATATATTGACAACCATCGTGACTTTAATTTCAATGTCGAGATTGTGAATATTAGTAAAGCAGAGATGAAAGAAGTTACTCATATTAGATTTCAAGACGAAGTGTAAAAATATATTTAAGGAACAGAGTATGAATGAGAAAATATATAATACGCATATAGAACAAATGAATCATAATAAAAACTTCATAAGTTTTGGTATTAGCAATTCTAAGGAATCTTTTTTAGATTGGGAGATTGTAGCATATTTTTATACTGCTGTTCATTTGATTGAAGCTGTATTATGTAAAGAATGCGGTATTGATAGTGTAAATAGCCATCAAGAACGCAAAGAATATATATGTGATTTTACAAATGTATTTTCTCATCAAGTGCAAAGAGATTATATTAAACTAATTGCGTTAGCACACAAGGCACGATATACTGGGTTTGCTGTGGTGTCTGAACAGGATGGCAGGAATGCTCAAATGTGGTTGGAAAATATGGAATTTGCATTAAGTACATATATGTGAGTACGACATTCTATTAAAAAGAATATTAAAAATATTTAAAGAGAAGATGAAATTTCATCTTCTCTTTTTTATTGCAAAATTAAAAGAAAGGCTGCCGGTTGACAGCCTTTTGTGTTACTTAGATTGTTCCATTTCGTGAGCTAAATAATGTATTGACTCATGATAAGTACACCAATAACTGTTATTAGCTCTTGGTCGGTCACATCCATCTTCAATACAAGTTGATGAACAATTTGAGCCAATCAATGAAAGTAACAGTATTACGCCCACTATAATGCCAATGGTAATCAGTTTTCCACTATTGTTTTTAGTGTTATTTGCATTCATTATTCTTCACTCCCTTTTTGTTTTATTTTACCATAATATTTTTATTTTTACAAGTAAGATTATATATTTATCTATGTTTTTATTAAGGAGGTGTTTTGGTTGTATAGAGATTGTTATTTTACCTATAATGATATATACTCAGGTGATTATAATTTAATTTTAGCTTTTATAAGTGACGATAGTAATGAGTTCGCAAGTGGAGGCGAATATGAACCCACTACTGTGGCTCTTCCCCATAATACACAACAGCTTTTATACAATCTTAATTATGCTGAACATCCACTTGAATTTTCAGTTGAAATTATTAGTCCAGAAGATAATATTCCAGCCGAAATAATGATTGAAATTAAAAATTGGTTATTCGGACAAGACGGTTGGAAACGACTTTGTTTGCAAAACGAAACATCTGACTATTACCTCAACGCATTATTTATTCCTGACAGTGATATTACCGATGCACGAGGCTATAGGGGTTTGCGTTGTAAGGTACAAAATGATAGTGGATTTTGGTATCAGGACAATGAAGTTGAGTTTAAAGGGGTTGCAACTAAACCGTCAAATACAGGACAAACATTATCTTTTGAAACTACAATTGATATTGAAGGACAACCTATCAATAACAAAATTTGTCCTATTATTGATTTAAAGATCGGACACAACTGGACAGAGCATCAAATAGATTACACATTATCGAATTATAGAGTGTATGTTGGAAATAAACTTAATAAGTCTATGTTCGTTTTCGATGCGAATGTGAATTATCATACAGATAAAGATGCCGTATACGAACTGGATACTCAATATGGAATGGTAACAATGAAAGAACCTAATGAAAGAACTTTTCATTCACTCACTCCCCCATTCATTCAATACAACGGAGTTATTAAAGATAATCTCGATTATGTATCTTTATTTTGGCTTGGCAATGGTCAAAATCAGATTTATCTATACATTAAATCCGCAGATAAAACTGACGCTAAACATAACTATGCTTACGATGTTTTCGATCCCGATAAAAGCTTAGTTTTAAAGTATACTACAATGCACAGGTTGGGTGGTATTTAATGCAAACACGAAATTACGCACAAGAGACTCCCGACATGGTGTTGTATAGACAAAATAAAAAGACCTCACTTGGCTATGTCAAAAATGTACATAACTGGACTGCTGATTATAATTTCGGAACAGCTTCGGAAATGAGTTTTGAAGTGCCTAAAAAAGTTTATGACACTCGTACCAACAGTTGGATAGACAATCCTAATTATGATAATCTAAAGCCTGATATGCTTTTGTATCTCAATGATTCAGCTGAGTATTTTAAATTTACAGGAGAAAGTTATTATGCAGATTATCTGTATAATTTAAAAGGCGGAGGCACACGAAAAGATTATGAGTTATCGTTTGATGTTAATACAGCAATTAACAATTTCAATATTAAAAATGAAACTATGCTTTTTGATATCGGCACTACATACGGTTACGAGTGGGTGTGGGGCGGCACTATTAATGATGGGGTATTTGAAGATTATTCAGAAAGCTTAGACTTGTACAAGCAAAATTGGTATGCCTACCAGTATTTAGCCTGTAAAAGTTTTATACCTGTGCATAAAGGCGATGTCATTTCGACAAAATGTTTTAATGGTGACACTTTACGATATTCATTCAAGATTCATTACTATAAGGAAGCTAACGCAGATAGTTGGCTTAAATCTGATGATGATTATTATTATGAAACATCAAAAAAACCATTCCGAAGATGTGTAAATTTTACAGTAAGGGATAGTGATAGCAACATTGAAAACAATACTGATACTATTGACGAAGGGTATATCCGAATAAGTCTTGTATGCAGTCAAGCAACATATAGCGACAATACTTATCGTACATATATTCCCAATGCTTCTTGGGTACAAATTTTTTCAAGGGAAAGATTATGTACACACTTTGAAACAAATAAAAATAAAAACTATGGCATACGAAATGTATGGTGGGTTATTACTAACACGGAAGAAATAAATGATAACGGAAGTAATGTTGTGCTAAAAGTAACAGCCCAGTCTTATGAGATGACTTTATCAAAAAGAGCGTTTTCTTTATCAAACAGTACATTACCACTATTTGTGCCTGATCATATTAACGACCTTGTTACCAGTGATAATTGGTATTACGATTGTTATGGCAACACAAGACATAAACAAAAGTTTGTCCGAGGATTGCTGAATCAAATACTTGACTATCTTCCACAATGGAAAATAGGATATGTTTCTCAAGCCGTGTGTGTTAGGTATAGAACACTTGACGATGTTGATAATGCAAATGTTTATACTTTTTTAAATAATGATATCGCTTCGTCATACCAATGCTATTTCATTTTTGATTCAGAAAATATGACAATTAATATAATAGATGGAAACATAGAGACAGAAGAGCGGCGGTATTATAATACTGATGAAAAATATTTAGGCACTCATTCTAAGGCAATATTAACATGGCAAAATGCAATCAAAAATACGAATGTTCACACAACTGATGATAGGTGCATTAGTGCATTAAGAGTGCATACATCTAACGATCAATACGGATTAGGGTTAATCAACCCTACGGGAAATAATATATTGTACAATTTTAGTAATATTGAAAATCAATTAGATTATGTGGCTGATGACACTAAAAATAGAACCTTAAAAGAAGCTCTTACGGTGTGGCAAATAAACATTGAAAAACAGTCTGTAAAATATGCTAATAACGGGGCATTATTGATTGAGTGCAATAAGAAGAAAATAGAGCAAGCTTCTAAAGTGTCAAAAGCTTTAACAACATACTTAACAGTTGCAGATACAATTAATACACATCTAATAGACAAATATGGGTTTAGTGACAAACCGCTCCCTAACTCTTCAAGTGGAGAGTTGCGTTATGCTTATCAAGTTCTTGTAGATGACCATGTGCGTATTCCGAGTGGAATGAGAAACCCACCATACGATTACATCAATTACGATTGCTATTACTCCAAATCTTTATATACAAAATTGTATTCGGCAGCAGAGACATATTGGAATACAAAAAATGATTATGATAACGCAGTAACCAAATATAACACATGTTATAACAAGATGCAAACAGTAGCTAAAAAGTTTACACTTAATTACAAAACAGCAATTCAGGCAAACAAAGACGGTATTGTAACAATCCTCTCCCCCGCTGAAATCTTGGAACTCCAAAATTACATTACTGAAGGAGACTGGACAAATGACAATGTTGTATTTAGTGATACTTATTCCGCTAATGATATTATAACAACATTGCAAGAAGTGATGGTTCAAGCTAAATCTGATCATGACAATTATCTCAGTAAGCAGTGCTACGAATTTGAGATTGAGTCAGTGAATATATTGGCAATTCCTGAAATGAAGGATAACATTGCAGATTTAACACTTGGTACAGCACTATCTCTTGAAGTAAAAGACGGTGATTGGCAGTATCCTATTTTGCTTTCAATTCATATAAATTATGATGATGTATCAGATTTCAGTTTGACATTTAATACAAACTATTCCGCCAAGCCTCTCAAGAAGAGATTTATTGATTGTTTCAATACGATTTCACAAACAAGTGTTAAAAATACAACATTTAATTTTACAGAATAATAGGTGGTGATTATATGATTATTAGACATTTAAGCATTGACTGTGCTTATATTAATAAGGTTCTTGAACCAATCACACAAAGAGAACATGGTGTGACTGAGTTTGAGATTGAGATTAAAAATCACGGTGCTGATATCGACCTTTCAGAATGTACGCTTGCCACCTATTATGGATTAAAGCCAGACGAACATAAGGTAGGCATTGAGTGCAGAGTAGATAAAGATAAAGGTTTGATTTATTTGCCTTTGTATTTACAGATGACAACGGCTGAAGGTGTATTAAAAGGTATTGTAGAATTACAGTTCACTGAAGGTAATGTAAGATTTTCAGGCGTTAATTTTAAGGTTTCTTTTGCGCCAGATGACACAAAGGTTGAAAGCACTGATGATTTTAATGTCTTAGAAAACTTTATCTCTAAACCGACTACAGACGGTGTTGTCGGACAAGTGTTGTCTATAGATAATGACGGTAACACTATTTGGCGAACACTTAAAGAGTTTGACGGTGATTATGCACATTTGGACAATAAACCTTCTATCAATGGCGTTGAACTTAACGGAGATAAGTCACTTGAAGATTTGAATATCAAGCAAACCTATACTGCCGATGATATTCCGTTTGCAGATGGCGAAACTTTCCAACAGAAATTCAACAATGGTGAACTAAAAGGACAAGATGGTATTTCGGGTGCTGACGGAATTACTCCGCATATTGGTGACAACGGCAATTGGTTTATTGGCGAAACAGATACAAATAAACCATCACAAGGTGCAAACGGCGTAAACGGAAATGACGGTGTAAGTGTTACAAAATCCGAAGTTAATACAAGTGGAGAACTTGTAATTACATACTCGAATGGAGATTCAACAAATCTTGGCAAAATCGTAGGTAAAGACGGTCTTGACGGTACAAATGGACAAAACGGTTTATCAGCTTATGAAATTGCAAAAAATGGTGGTTTTATTGGCACTAAAGAAGATTGGTTAAAATCTCTTAAAGGCGAACATGGTGAAAAAGGTCAGAACGGTGCTGACGGTAAAACTCCAGTAAAAGGTGTTGATTATTTCACCGCAGAAGATAAAACTGAATTTACTGCCGAAGTTGTCGAAAGTCTTAAGCCCGAACTTGCCAAAAAGCAAGACAATCTTGTGTCGGGCGAAAATATCAAGACTATAAACGGCGAAACTTTGCTCGGCAGCGGGAATATTGAAATTTCTGGTAGCGACGAAAAAGCTTTCATAACTAAAAAAATCACATTAGACGAAGATGTCAATGAAATTTTTTTAGAAACTGATGATTGGGACACTTGCTATTTGAACATTATAACAGGTTCATCAACCTGCAAATTTAATGTGCAATATTGTTGTGCGTTTTTAACTGGAAATTATAGAAGCTTTAATTTTGCAACAAACATAGCAGCACAATATGCTTATCTGATAAAATTTGAAAAGCATCCGTCAACTTTAATATACGGACATTCAGCTTTTAGAAGAGGAGACGCAATTTTAGGTGCGTATTACACTACAGAAAAACGAAATGGTTTCTTTTTCAAATCTGCAACAGATGTAGCACTTCCGAAAGGAACAACTGTGGAACTTTATTATAAATGAGGCGATATAAATGAGAATTTATGACAACGGCATTTATAGAGATATGACTGCCGAAGAAATCAAAGAAATCACATCAATAGCAGAATCTAATAACGAGCCTACCGATTTCGATAAACTCGAGGCACAGGTTATATATACAGCTATGATGACCGACACTTTATTACCTGAGGAGGCTTAAAAATGTACGAAAAAATTAAAAGGTGGTACACGCAAAGACTTTGGACTGCTGATATGGTACAAAAAGCCGTTGATAAAGGCGTCATAACTATTGAGCAGTTTAATGATATTATATCGAAAGGATGATAACAATGAAAAAATCTTTACAAAGCAGTGGGTAAAGGCAACAGCCGTCAGAGCAGTTAAGACTGTTGCTCAGACAGTAACAGGATGGAATGACAGCGAATTTGAAGAGTTTTAAAAGGAGGGTTTTAAAGCCAAATTATTCGTTATAGTGTGCAAGCAATATTTCTATTTATGAAAATCCAATGTATATATTAACGAAGTAATAAGGAGGAAAATAATGAAAACCTACAATAGAATATATGCAGTACATGCTTGGAAAAACAACAACAAGTTTTTTACTGTGACACAGGGCGAGGGCGGTATCAAATACCCTCGCCTTATGGTCGTGGATGATAAGGGAGCAATCGACTTAACTGGTTCGGCAGTTACATACACAATAACTCTCCCTCGTGGTTCTGAAGAAATTGTTGACGCAACAATTATAGATGCTAAACGAGGCATTGTTGAATTTGAGATCAAGTCATCTATGACTGCTTATGCAGGTATGGGTGAAGGTGAACTTAATATCACCATTGATAACAAGGTTTTGAAAATTAGCGGTATTAATCTCACTATTAGCAAGTCAACCAGTGGTCGTGTCATTGAAGCAAGTGAACAGTTTAGTGCGTTAATGAGTTTATTTGCTAAAATGTCAACATTGTTTCAGGGAGACACATTATTAATAAATGGAAATAGCATTACACAATCAACAATCACTAATGATAAATTGGCAGACTTAACAGTGGCAAGTAACAAGCTTGCCGATAATTGTGTGACAACCAATAAGATAGCACCGCAGTGTATAATACCTGAAAAGATAGACTCAATGTTATTAAATAAGATTTATAATAATTATGTTACACCTGAAATGTTTGGTGCTAAAGGGGATGGAGTAACAGACGATACGATCGCATTGCAACAAATGTTTACCCAAGCTGGAACAAACCACCATGCAATTAAACTTGGCAATGGAAAAACATATTTAATTAGTAACACGCTTAGATATGATGTTGATAGAGCAAATTTTGATGGTAATTTTGCAACAATTAAAGTATCTAATAATTGTAAAAAACAAAATGACACATATTACGGTTCTGAGCCGAAAGTGGTAGGATCGTGGAGTTTAAATTCGGCTATTACGGTTAATGTAAAATCAGGTAATGATGCAAAATATAACATTGGCTCATTTGGTAATATTATAATTGATTGTAGTAACGGAAAAGCTAAACATGCACTCAAAATTGAGAATGAAGGCAAAACGAATTATTCTCATATCATGTTAAAGAATCCTGCAATGTACGGTATAAGATGTTATGGTGGTAACGAGGCAACCTACAGTTATATTAGTGGTTCTCGTAGTGATGTTCAATTGTCAACACAAGAAATGATTACAAGTGGATACTCGAATATTGATGCAAGAATGATGTCAACTATGTTATTTCTCGGTTGTTCTGACACCTATGTAACAGATTCTATTTCGGTAGACTTTGAATGCGGCTTTCTTACTGGAGGAGCAGATAATCATTTTAACAAATGTCATGCATGGTGTGCATACAATACAAATGTTATGAGTCATTCTACTTCTTTCACGGTTTGGGGTGGTGTTGCCACTTTTAGCCAATGCATGATAGACTCAACCAAATATGGATTCAAATTTTTTAATGCTGGCAGAGCGTTAATTAATAACTGTCTTAACGGATATAATCAAGTTTATAAAGATAATTTAGACACTTTTGGTACTCCATATGTTACATACTTTGCAACTGCTACAGATACACCAAACTATAAATCGACAAATAGAGGAACAGGAACTACGATGACTAATAACGAGTTTAAAGTAGTGGCTGGTATAGGTTGTGCTTGGGATAATCTTGGACGAACAGGTGATGGATTAATAAATATTGATTATAAGCCTTTGTCAGATTTTACTAACATACATGTTAAGGCGTTAGATTGTATTTCAAATGATGATATAAAGGATTTGACTATTAAAGAGAATGAATTGATTAGTTCTGCGGTTTGTTCTTATCTTTGTGTAAATGATACTTATTCACTCCATATTGTATTAAAACTTAAAAATTGTACAATCTCTAATACCAGTAATATGCACATCACTGGATTGCCTGTTAAACCTACGGAAAATATTATAACTCTTGGTGTCGCCAGTGATGGTAATGTGTTTAAAGGTGTAATTGATAGTTCTGGCGGTTTGACAGTAACCTGTTTGTTAGCACAGACATCTTACAATGATAGTGATAGTATACATTTTGATGTCTTGATAAGAAATAAGTAAGGAGTAATAACCAATGTGGTGATTGAATGAATAATGAAATAATTGAAATTATTAAAACTATTAGTGTATGCTTTGGCTGTGCTACCGCTATACTGACAGTGTTGACTGCTATCGTCACGCCTCTACGCCGTAAAATAATCGGTTGGGTGCGAAATACAAACAACACTAACGACACAATAGAGAAGCTCAACAAAATTGAAGGAATGTTAGAATCTCATATTGCTCTTGATACAGAGAAGTGGGATATGTCGGTTAAGTTAGCTGAAGCAGTGAAGGCAGGTTTGAGAAATAGTATTTTAGAGTTGTGTGATAAGTGTCTTGTAAAGGGTAGTATCACCTCGATACAAAAACTTAATTTGATTGACCTGTATAAAGAGTATCACAATCTCGGTGGAGACACATATTGTACTGATAGATATAAACTGGCATTACATTTGCCAGAAAAGAATATTTAAGGAGTTGGTTATATGATTAACTGGACAGTAAGATTTAAAAATAAAACATTTTGGCTTGCACTTATTCCTGCGGCACTTCTGTTTATTCAGGCAGTAGCTAAAGTATTTGGTTTTGAGCTTGATTTTGGGGAACTTGGCAATAACCTTAGGGCAGTGGTAAATACCGTATTTGCTTTACTTGCGGTGCTTGGTGTTGTAGTCGATCCTACAACTAAAGGTACATCAGATAGTGAACAGGCTATGACCTACGGTGAACCTAAATAATTAAATACAATACATAAAATTAGCACTCATCTCTTAATTGAGGTGGGTGCTTTGTAGTTTAAAACAGATGAAAGTAGAGGAATAATTATGACAAATGTAAATTTTATTGAGCTTGCAATCTCAGAGGTACGCAAGTATGTTTTAAATCACTTAGATAAGTCAGATGGTACACCTATTTTTGACATCTTTGTTGTGTGGTCATGTAAGACTTTGCAAAACCACAAATGCCTTATCAGCACAACATTACACGATGGTATGTACTACGAATGCACATACAACGGCGATAAAAACGAAATGTATCTTGATGCATACAAGAAGTTTGAAAACAAAAAAATTATTTGCGAAAGCGAGGAATAACCATGAAAGTTACTGCTATTGATGTCAGCTACTGCCAGACAGGAGTTGACTACAACAAAGTCAAGAACAGCGGTATTGATGCTGTGATTATCCGTGCGGGATTCGGTAAAGAAACCTATCAGAAAGACTCTGAATTTGAAACGCATTACAGGAACGCTAAAAAGGCAGGTCTTGCGGTCGGTGTATATTGGTACTCTTACGCTTACTCTGTTGCAGAGGCAAAGCAGGAGGCTAAGGTATGCCTTGCGTGCATTAAGGGCAAAACGCTTGAATTACCCGTATATTATGACCTCGAGGAGAGTGGTCAGACAAAGCTCGGTATGTCGGCTCTGACAAACATTGCAATTGCTTTTTGCGATGCTATCAAATCGGGTGGTTACCGTGCGGGGGTATACAGTAATCTTAACTGGCTTAACAATCACCTTGATTATGAAAAGCTCAGAAGTAAGTACAGTATTTGGCTTGCACAATGGTCATCCAACCCATCCAAGTCTTGCGATATATGGCAGAATGCCGATAACGGCAGAATCAGCGGTATCAGCGGTAATGTTGACACGGATGTCATCATTAATAAAAACATTATCAAATCAAAGTCAGAGGTGAAGGAAGAAATGATTAAGTACGGCTCACACAATACAGCGACTCTTGCATTTAAGAAACAGTTAATTACTTTGTACAACATGAAAATCATCAAAACAAAAGTCGATAACTCGAATGGTTTTGGTGACGGCACTTTAAAGGCTGTTAAAGAGGCACAGAGGGCAGGTAATATCACAGCTAATGGTATCGTTGATGAGAAAACAGTCAATGTGATTTATCATCTTATCAATGATTGCAATTGGGCTAAAGATAAGAAAATTGCAAATGCCAAAAAGGCACTTGGCTGACACACCAAAAGGTAACACATAAGTTCATACTGTGATACTTTAGGATACACGGTTTTTGTATTCCTGCAATGTTTTTCGAGCTTGCGGGACATAATATATTAGTGATCGCTCTGTGATAATCTGAGGACTCACAGGCAATTATGACATTTAGTGTCAGCCCATAATGCTATAATAACATTGTAGCGATGTTGTTTAAAGGGTTTCGAGGTTTACTTTGGAACTCGCTAATATAGTTTAAAGTGGACTTGAATAAATCCAAGTCCTCATTCTTGGGCAGATTTGTATAGTAGTAACATCTACCTTTAGATGTCAGGAATGCGAACGCAACTACCTTTCTGTAGAACACAGATAAAATGGCTTAGATTCTTGGTCGTAGCACGATGCCAGCGACTCAAAATAATTGGACAGCGAGCGAAGATAGGACTATGGTTGACTAACATAGAGGCAGATAAAGAGGTGGGTTGGTTTATGGCGTACCAATGGTCATAAACGCCAATTTTGTTTTTTAGAAAGGGTATTAAAAATGTCAGTGCTTGCAGTACCGATAAGTCAGCCTTTTGAGGTAGATAAGAATAAAATTAAGGATTTTGACAATCAGTCTCACCATAAAAAACAATGGATATTAGATAGGCTGTCTAAGTATAATAAACATAAAATCAAATGGGATTAAAATAATCCTTTTAAATATATTTGACATAAAATAAAATATTTCTTGAAATAAATGTGTTATGATACATTTATGTAATAAAACCCATTGACATATATTGTACAAAATTGTAAAATGAGAGGTGTCAGGATTGGTTTTTTGGAGGATAATTATGGGTGTTAAAGATATGGTTGCAAAACCAAATAGGACAATGTATCAATATGCGATAAGTGAAAAACTTAATGTTAAGCGAAACATTAAGGTAAGAGAATATTCCATTTTGATGACGATTAGTCCTCGTAAGGGAGAAAACAAGAGGAATGGAAAATAATAAATTAGGTACTGTAATATTAAAGGTTCATCAAACAGTTGAAGATAATTGGATAGTGTCTTTGTTTTTGGTTAAACTATCAGGTGTATGGTTTTCTTTGGTCTTAGCTTTCTTTGGAAACGGATGGTTGACAGAGAATAGCGAAAAAGGACGGTATCTTACAGCTTTGGGGTGGATATTAACTGTAGTTGTATTACTACTTAACTTAGGAATGTCTATGGTAGATCGCTATTGTGAAATACACACCAAAGATAAAGAAGAGTTGGATAAGATTACAGCAGAGCGGGATTTACTTCTTGAAGTGAATTCCAGTGTAGACACGATATGTAAACACAAGTTACATACACAGCTTCATGAAATAGAAAATGTGGTAAGAGGTAGGCAAACCGCTCCGTTGATTTACACTAACCCTTGTCGTCAAATCCAAAATATATTAGATGAGTTGTCACGCAGTGTTAGTGTTTTGCTAAAGGACAAAACTCATAGTTTCGCTAAATCAGAAATACACACGAATTTAATCTGTAATTTCCCATTTACCGATAAAGATACTTGGTACAACATTGACGAATATTCGGCTTCGATTTCACACATTATTTCTAATAAACAATCTACTTTTGCTCATTTATTAGATATAGGGCGTCCTTATGTATTCTTTAATGACAAGCAAAAAGCACTTAACGATAGGCATTATTATACTACTAATTTAGACCAAGTTGACGGAAACGGAAATCTTAAAGGTTCAATAGGGTGTTTCTTGCTAACACTTCGTAATTCAAGTGGAGAATATATTAAGGCGATAATTACAATAGCAACCTATAAAAAACATATTGTAGATGAAGATGAATTATTAAAAACACTTGGTAAGAAAGTTGATGCACAAAAGGTAATCCAAGACGCCTGTAATACTCTGGCTTATAATATCAATAACAGTCTTGTTGATAATTACAGAAATCGTATTGGTATCGAATTATGTAACTATTATATGCAACGGCTAAGCACCAATGGTAATGCTGTTAATACAAAATGATTTACAAGAGGTTATTGTTATGATTTTTGACAACAAGCCACCATTTATTATTGCTAAGGATAAAGCAGAAGAATTTCTGAATATTAAGTCCTCAACAGAACATAACGAGATTATTGAGAAACGATCAGACGCTCTGCGTAAAATTCTCAAAGATGAAACAAAATAAGGTATCAAAAACCATTAGGTTTTGTATTGAGAGGGTTAATGACTTTCCCATAGTTTTTAAATTTTTAGGGGTAACTCAAATCGAGTTACCCCTATTTTTTTGTATTTTATTTCACAAAATCCAACGAACCCACTGCTTCAATTTTTTCCGCCTGAATAATATGAATGTAGGTGTTGTAGGTTATCGTAGTGTCTGCGTGTCCTAATAATTGACTAATTATTTCTATATCCACATGATTACGAAATAACTGTGTGGCAAAGGTGTGCCGTTACGGTATAATAACGACAAACAGAAAAAGCCTTTATTTTCAAGGGGTTTGAGCGTTTGTCGTCTTTTATTCAATTCCTTTTCCAAGTTGAAAATTGACGAAAACTATAAAGA